GGCAACCGCGTAAATCCAGCGGCGGTGCTCGCGGCGGCGCAACAGCCGCACAAGCCTCAGCCGGTCGCTGGCTAAAAGGACGATCTAAGCAATGGCTGTAAACACCCTACAACAAGTGTTCGACGCTTCGCGGTTCTGGCTGCATGATACGCAAGTCACGGGCGGCGCAGTTTGGACGAATACGGCGTTACAGCCATTGTTTGCAGAGAGTTACAGGAAATTGTTCAACTGTTTGATGGGATCTAGCAAGAGGGTCCAGCGCGTTGTTTACGTGAACCTTCCGGCGAGGACGACCGTGCTCAATCCGGCCAATTTCGGAATCACCGATATGGCGGAGCCGGAGATGGTTGAGGAGCGTCCGGCGCAGGCTGCGGTTACGATCACGGACACGAGTGCCGCGACGCCTATTGTGGTTCACGCCGTTGGGCATGGATTCGGAACAGCAGGGCAGACCGTTGGCGGTCAAATCAGCGGCGTTTTGGGAACAACGCAGCCATGGGGAAACTGGTTTTTCACGATTATCGATGCAGATCACTTCTCCTTGAACGGGTCGATGAACGACGGCGTGGTCGGGACGGGCGGCATTGCAACGATCCAGAGCACATCGAGGTTTACCGAGGTAGTTCCGATTGACCTCACCGCTCAAGGACTTGATGGAATCCCAACGCAGTACCTTGAGCAATATCTTTGGATCGACGAGACAATGCAGTTTCGCGGGACGACCGGGATTCAGCAACTTCGGATCACATACTGGGCTTCAGGAACTCCACCGACGATAACCAACCAAAACATTAACATAGACAACTGCATCGACTTCCTTTCCGTAGCGACGGCGGCAAACGCAGCCTATTCGAATGCGTGGCCTGCGCGCGGGGATGAACTTTACGCGAAGGCTTATGGAACCGGTGGGGAATCGTGTACCGGTGGACTGCTCGGGGACTTCATCCGCATTCAAGTCGCAACGATGCAGCGCGGACCACAGCGGCGCAGACTTCCCTTCCGCGACAAGCGGACAAGGTTTGGAGACGCAATTCTTGGCTAATCCAGAGCCCGGACAGATGCAGCGCGACAGCCGGGACGAATGGCCGGATGACGAACCTATCGGTTCGTTTGATATCGACCTCGGCACGACGGAGGGATACCAAAACACGGCTCACATTTTGTTCGTCTGCCCAAACGGGAAGCGATGCGCCGTTCTTCTCGGGCCAAAGTTTATTGATCGACCAAACCCAGATGCTCTTTGTGTCTGGCAATGGGATGGCAACATGGAGCGGCCAACGATCACGCCATCCATCAACTGCATCTCCGAAAAGGACGGCAAAGCCACGGGAGGCTGTGGCTGGCACGGGTTTATAACTCAGGGCGTAATGAAGTAGAAATAGTTTCGAGCGATCTCGAAGCTCCGATCAATAACATTTTGGACACAAAGGATTGATAAGTCACAATGGGATACAACAACGGAATACCGAACGCAAACTCTGCGGCCCGCCTGCCTTGGCTCGTAAAGGGCGGCGTTATCGCACCCACCGACCGTTACATGATCGATGACTCGAAGCCGAACAACTGGCTTGAGTTCGAAGACAACGCAGCCGGAACTGGGAAGATTCACTATCTGATCGGTGTTGACACTAACAACCAGACATATTTGCGCAACCCGAACGGGGTTTTGGCATTTGATCTGCAACTGGTCCAACTGGCGACTCCTGCGGCTCCGACGATCACCAATGTCGGGACGGCTGGCGCAGTAACGTGGACATATGTTGTTGTGGCGCGAAACGGAGTTGGCGCGACGCTTGGAACCAGTCCTGCATCGGCGGCTGGATCGACCACTACCGGCAACGCGACGCTGACCTCTGCGAATTACAACGTCATCACTTGGGCGAGCGTGAGCGGCGCTGCATTCTATGACGTGTATCGAACGGTAGCCGGAACCACGCCGAGCACGACAGGTCTAATCGGGACGGTAGCATCGACGACCGTTGTAACGACCGGACTTCAGCCTGCTACCTACAGCCTCAATGACACGGCACTGGCCGGTGACGGGACGACCGCGCCGACCGTAAATACGAGCGGACTTATCGCGACGGGAAATTTTTCTACGCCGCTATTGACTCCAGTGAATGTCGTTGCCACGCCACAGGGAACCGCTGGGGCCACAACTATTTCTTACAAGATAGTAGCCGTAAACTCGGCAGGTGGCGTAACCGCTGCGTCATCCGCTGGAACCACGACCACCGCCAATGCCACTCTCACGAGCGTCAACAGCGTTAAGGTTACGTGGAACTCAGTTGTTGGAGCGGCCAGCTATAAAATCTACAGAACTGCCGCAGGAGGAACGCCATCCACCACGGGACTCATTGGTACCTTGGCGGCAACGTCTGGTACGCAGACCTTCACAGACACAGGGCTCGCTGGCGATTCCTCCACCGCTCCAACGGTCAACACGACCGGCGCAAGCACGACGACCGGGCCTACCACTAACTACATCGCATCGAACTATATCGGCACGGAAACCGGTGCGAACAACGCGTTGGTGGCCGCTTTGCTCGATTCGACCGGAGCGGCTGTACCGTTGGCCGCTGGACTGCTGATCTACCTCAAGATCGCTCACACGACTCAAGCCGGAGCGAACACGCTCAACTTGAATGCCGCTGGCGTAAAGAGTATCAAGAAGTCCAGCAACCCTGCAAATGATCTCGCTGTCGTTCACGCCTCCGGTTCCATCATGAGTTTGATCTATGATGGCACCGTGTTCCAATGTCTCTCTGAGTAGTTCTCCCGCCGCAGCGGAGGGTGGTCGTCCTTGCCATCCTCCGCCTTAACGCTTTCTCCATCGGTATCCATCAAATGCCAGCGGCTTCATTCCGATAGCTTTGTGGTAGACGCCAGCCGCAATTCGGTATACCACGGTTTTTGACACCCCGAATTTATCAGCTACTTCAATGCCGCTGTCGCTTCCCCTCTTCAGCATTTTGTAAATCTCAAGGGCCACATTTTGGGGCACATGATGAGATGGTGTAATCATGGCGGGCTCCGGTGCCCACCCAGCATGGAAACGTTTCAAAAAAGTGCGGTATGTAACAACGCATCGTCTATCTTCGCCCCACTCGCAGGCCAACTTCGTTTCCCCAAAAGCCGAAATTGATAAGTTGGATCTCGTATTTCTGTTTTGCTCAACGCTTGTAGCGAATCGGCAATTCGATGGAGAATAATCCCCGTTTTTGTCCGGGTATCTGTCTATCGACAGGCCGGGGATATATCCATTGCCGTTGGCCCATTTAACAAATGCAGCACTTCCACGACTCCACTCCTGGCACACTTTTATTCCGCGCCCGCCGTAATCGGCGAAGGCGGGGTGACGAGGATTGTTGCAGCGACGCTTTATCTCCGTCAAAAGTTTCTGAAGCTTTCGCTTATGGAGTAATATTAGAGTAGCCATTTCGACCCCTCCTAACGGGTCTTTTTGGTCGGTCGCTGCGGCGTTCCAAGCGCTGCGCGACCTTTTTTAATTATAACATGGCACTATTCCCTGGGGTCGCCCAAAAAATAATTAACGTATGGAACGGTAGTAACTTGAGGTTGGATGACTACGCCGTTCCCGATGGGAATGCGCTGCTTTCATGCAATGCCACATTCATTCACGGTAGCGTGGGAACTCGGCTGGGCCACTCGGTAGTTTTCACGGACTCATCGCACGGCGCAGTAACGTCACTTTATAACTGGGCATTTGTACTGGCGGGATCTCCGGCGCAGCAACTTTCACTCTTGATGTACTATGCTCCGTCAACGGGGCTACTTGGCTGGGAACAATATCCGACTCCGGGCTTCACTTCGTTCTCGCTTCCGACGACAGGAGCGGCTGGTGCAAGTTGCGTCGGTACAGGACTACGCCTCTACGCAGCGTTTTACGACGCGGGCGGGAAACTGAGTTCGCACAGCGGGCAGGTGTATGGATACAACGTTGGGCTCGACAATCTTTTCGCGGCTCCGATCCAGAACACTATCGCTGCGGCTGAGACTGGAGCGGGGCTTTGCACGGCTGGCGCGCATCGGATCGGATACATCTTCACCACGAGAAACGGATACACAGGAAAGCTTTGCCCGGTCGATAGCGGCGGCAAGTTTACTCCGATCACGTTTACTTCGACGGGCGGTAAAAACATCCAACTGACGATCTCGGGGGCGCTACCGGGAGCGGGCTATCTCGGATCTCCAGCGACGTTTCAGATCGTGATGGCGACGGTCGCCAATCCGAACACGTATTATGCGGTTCCCGGAGCAGTTGGGAATTGCGCGAATCCAACGGTCATTACGATCTCGATCAGCGACTTTGATCTTGCCGCGACCGGCACTGATCTTTCTCAGAATCAAAACTTGCTGGCTTCATCTGTTGGCGGGACGCCACCGTTCTTTCCGAGCAACATCTTCACGTATTCAAGCCGCATGGCTTATGTGACGATTGACGGGGCCGGGTTCCCGGTAACGTACTTCAGTGAGCAGAATGCGTTTCAGTACATCACGGCGGATCAGCACGGCATTTACCTGGAAGGGAACGCGCAGGCGATTGTTGGATTTTCCCTTCGCGGCGTTTGTTATCTCGGAACGCAGACCGCATTTTACAGCATAGAGGACAGCGGAGATGTCCCGGTAAAGTGGACTCCCGCACAGAAGGTCGATGGATCGATTGGCGTTCTTTCTCCGACCTGTATCACGGTCAATCCCTCTCTCGGGTATGCAGCAATCGCGGCTGATCGTGGGTTCTACATTTTCCAAGGCGGGATTTTCCCGGCGCTGCCGCTGAGTTATTATCAGCAACCGGATTGGGGCCGCATCAATTGGATGATTCCAACGCAGGTTCAGGTGGTCGATGATCAACTGAATAAGCGGTTCATCGTAATTGCTCCGCTGAATACCCAAGTTGCCTCAGCCGTTTCTGCGGGGGTGAATATCTGGACGATCACCACGACTGACAAGCCTCACCTGTATCCGCAGTCGATAGCCGTAATGATAAATGAGTTGGGTCCAGGAGTGATTGCCGTCACCGGTCCAAACACCTTTCTCTTCGCTTCCGTATCGCAGCCGGTGGTCGGAGCGACTATCCGTCCGCAGAGTTCGACGCATCAGTTGACATGGGACTACACGGAAGGGGACACGCCGGAAACGATCAAGTACTCGCTCAATTCCATGGGCAGTTCTCAGGCGACTGGGTTCGGATATTCTCCGGGCGCGGTTGCGGTTGTTCAAAATCTTCCTAAGGCATTGCAGGAAGTCTGGTATGCGCCCTACAACGAGTCCTTTGGCGGAGCCTTCATTCGGCAGAATGATGGTACGGAACTGCTTCCTTATCGCGACGTGACCATGGATGGAGTGACACCCACTGCCATCAACTTAATTTACGAAACTAATCTGACGCCCGGTCTGGCAGACCAGACGCAGACGATGCATTTTTTCCATGGGATGCACTTCAGAGCGTTTGGGGTAGGCGGATTATCTTTCCTTGCAAATGGGCTCGATGGTTCGCCTTCAATTGTTCCAGCGCAGTCACCACTCACGGTCTCGCAGACTCCAGGTCAAGAATTTTTAGTCCAGTGGTTTTTGATGAGCGAGCAACAGTCTATTCGCTTTTCTACCAACGCCGTCGATCAGTGGGCTGAGATGAGCCTGATCCGAGCGTACTACACAGAAACATTCGCGATGCGCTAAATGGGAACCTCACCGGTCACAGTAAATATCTCACAATCGTCGGCTGGCGCGATCAAAAACAAGGTTGCGCAGATTGCCGCCTTTTCGAAGGGCTTAGATTCGGAGCAAGCGCTCAACATGGTGGCTGAGGCGCTCAACAATGTACAGAATCAGCTTAATGCATTGCAGCGATCAATTAACGAACTTGCAACAGCGGTCAATAACAATGCAAGCCTAGTGATCAATACCGGCAGTTCCACCGACAACTTCGTGACGATTAACGGCGTTCCAGTTACTTATTAAATGGCGTATTCTCAGCAATCACTAGACAATCTACGTGGCGATCATCTTTCCCTTAGAATGTTCGGGGCAATGGGGGATACGCAGGCGACGATCCTTTCCACAACTGCTGGATCGCCGATTGTCAACCTTGTTTCCGGTCCGCCCTTTACTCCTCCGCAGGCTGCGGTTCCCGGAACCCCAACGACGCCAGCTATTCCTGCCACTAATGGCGACATCGGGAAGCGGATTATCATTTACGGGGCTGCGTCAAGCGGTACTGCGATTCATTTCGTTAGTGAAACCGTTGGATCTTTCGCCGGAACCGGATCGGCGGCGGTGGCGCTCACCATTGACACTCAGGGAGTTGGAACCAAGGTAGGATTTGCCGGGAACTGCTCCGCAAATGGCATCACGTGGCAGGTATTTGGGTCAAACTCAGCGGTTTTCGCGGGCGAGGTAAGCGTTCATGGACCCGTTGGGCTTACGCCTTTGGCGGCATCCGATTCCTATATTGAGACGCCACCTACTTATCGCTACTATCGCATCAAAATAGTCAATACCGGCGCTCCGGTGGGAGTGTTTTTTGGGACGGCTACGGTGTGGGCATACCCTCTCGGGGCAACGATTGCCACCTATGTAAATAGCGGCCAAGTTACGTTAAATGTGAATGCTGGCGCAACCACGGTCGCCGCGCCGGGGTATTTTGGTACCGATGACACGGCGGCGGTGCAGGCGGCTATCGATACTGCGAGTGCGATGGTGGTGCCATCTGCAAGCTCTGATGGTGGGTATAATCTGTGGGCTCCGAGTGGGCGCTATCTCATCAGCGCGGCTATCAACCATAAGAAGTGTGTCACGTTGAAGGGAATGCACGGTGGAGGAACAATTTTCTATCTCGATGCGGTTGCGTTTCCATCGAGCACTGCGGCTTGGCGAATGACGGGAACCTTCGCGTCCGACTCTGCGATTGCATTCTTCACGCGATTGGAGGATGTGCGGATTGACTGCTGTCACGTCGCTGGTTCCATTGGTATTTTCTGCGATGCTCTTCAGGAAAACAGTGGACTCACTCGCGTTACTGTAGTGAACTGGCTGAAATACGGAGTGCAGGCATCGAGCGCAGGAGATCCATTTGGTTGCGTCAATTGGATTGTCGAGAATCCCTGGATCTTCCCGTCCAACTCCGCGTTCATCGATAACACAGTGCGCGGGATCGTCGGATTCGATGCATTGGCGACAACTATTATTCGCGGCACGGTCTACGGCCAGGGAGGATTCATTTGTGGGTATGGGGCTGCAATCGATTTCAGCAACGGGGCGCTCCATTGCGTCGGGCAAATTCACATTGAGTCGGCTGGCATAGGGGTTCACTTCAATACCGGAAGTTCGGGGGATCTACAAAGCGTAGATACTCAAGTTACTGTTCAGAAGGCAGTACAAATCGACGCGGGTAATCCCGTTGTCATCGGGAATGTGTTCTCTCAGGGGCAGACCGCCATCCTAGACAACATTCAATTCAACACTCTTACGCAGTCACTCATTAGTCGGTATGTATGCGTTCCTGGAAATGCCGTTGAAGTGATGGCGGGGGCGCTCCAGATCAATCAGAGCTTCCCGAGTGGTGGCCCGAACATCATAACCTTAGACCCGATCAATTTCGGCGCAGATACCCAAGGTGGATTCTTAGCCGTCAACAGTCGAAGCGCGACATTCCCAAACTGGATAAAGACGAGCACGGCGGCTTCAACGAAGGCGATGTTTCTGAGGCTGGCGGCAGCAGCGTTGGAAGTGATGATCGGCGCTGCGACCAATGCGAATGGAACAAATCCAGCGACCTCTTACCTGCTGGTGCGGGATGACATCGCGGGCATTTTGACTCCACGGTTATATTTCGATACCACTAGCAATCTTGGGGCGCTGGGATTCGGGAACAATCTTGGTGTTAATCGCGCTCGCTGGCAACATGGACTGACCGGTCAGGACGCGCTTACCTTGCAATTCAGCACCAATAGCGGCGGTGCGTGGAACGACGTGTTCACGGTGCGTCTCGATACCGGGAACATTATATTTTCCAACTTCTCCAACTTCGCCAGCGGAACCGTAGTCGGGTCGGGGATCTACTCGGGGAATGGTTCTCCCAACACCGTCGTTTCAGCGCAACCGGGGTCGATTTATTTGGATATTGCGGGAAATCTCTGGTACAAGGCTACCGGCAGCGGAAACACTGGATGGACGAATCTTTCGACCAGCGGGGTTAGCAGTCTTTCGGTAACCAACAGCGGAACAGGTGGCCCGCAATTGAGCCCCGCTGGTCCTTCAACGGGAGCAGTGACGCTTACCCTGACAGAACCGGGGGCATCATCTTCCTACAGCCCCACGATTGGCGGGTTAACCTCAACTTCTGTTTCCTCTGCATTTCAACAGCAGGCCGGGAAATGGGTCGATGTACGCATCAAGTTCACCGGAACCGGGGCGGCTGCACCTGCTACGTTTACGCTCCCGGCTGCAACGGTAAGCACGGATCAAGTTATCACCCTTGTAGCTTTGGATGGCGGAAGTTTTAACGGTATTTGGTATTTTACCATCAGCGGATCAACTTGTACCAGCTATACCAACGCTCTTAGCGGACATGCCTATACCTTTGAAGGGCAATTTAGATATGAAACAACTTAGCGCTCTTTTCCTTTTTGCTGGCCTTGCCTTCGCGCAACCCGGCAACGTTTCAACTTTCAATCTGGGGTCGCAGTCTCCAATCCGGCAGATTATGCCCTTTGGCAATACGCCTCCGATGGTGCAGGTGTGGATTTACGATCAATCTGGCAGCGACGCCTACTCTATAACGCTCTCTTACCGCACGGCGGACGGGCTGCAACATAGTGCAACGCAGTTCTCTACGTCCAGCGGCACTAACACTGTCTCGGTGTTTTTGGTAGACGCGACAAGCATTGACGGAGCTAAGGTGATGCCCATGAAGTTCACAGGAGCAGAATTTAAAACCCCATGAAAAACCTTTTTCTATTACTCGGTATCGCCATCGCATCGGCACAAGACACGAAGATCGCACCGGATCAGGAGAAGGACATTCAAATTCTCATCCTAAAGAAGCAGGTGTTCGCCCTTCAATCGGAGATTAATCAGTTGAAACTTAACGCGCTCGGCGTCGAGGAACACGCTCTCGTCAAGACAATCTGCGACGCGCAAAAACTTGCTCTGGAAAAGTGCAAGATCAACCCGGACACAATGACGGTATCTCGTATCCCCGATCCGCCAACTCAACCGACCGACAAAAAGAAAGCAGGCCCACAGTGAATCCAGCAATGCCGCCTCAAGGACAGATCCCGCCGCGCCGCGATAGCCGTATGCCCGCGCCGACGCCGCAAATGGGTATGCCGAATCAAGTCGGGCAACCTCCGATCACTACGGCGCAACCTGCCATGCCGGATACACCGGGGATGCCGTCGAGCGCTCCGCCGATGACAGGGATGCCATCCTTGCCGCCGCGCCCGGTTATGGCGATGAGTCAACCGGGCGCTCCGGCAACTCCAGGGATAGCTCAGGGTGCCGCAATGGGCAGGCCGAACATGATGCCGCCGCCGCGACCGCAAATGGGACCGCCGATGGGCGGGAATCAGGTTATGCCAGATCGCCCGCCGCTGCAACAGGGTGGCGATCAACAAATCGGCCAAGCAAATCTCGGCTTCAACAATTACAAACCGGGTGGGCCATCCGGGGAACAGCGATGGGGCGCTCCTGAACCTCCAAAATCCCCTCAAGGTCCGCAGAATGAGCAGGCTCGGCCTCGAATGACCCCTCCGGGTTCGCCGATGAACGATCAGCAAGCTCCGGGCAGGCCCGAGGTCCCCGCTAAGAAATCTAATCCACTCGTGTAAGCGTTCGTTAAAAAGGAGTCTTCCAAAAATGGCCGCAGCCGCAACCCCGTATTCGAGCTATCTTCAATTCTTGGCATCGCAGAATCCGCAGGCGATGCAGGACTCCGCTCTGACTCCGCCGAACTCGATTCTGAATCCGCCGAATTCGCCCTATGGCGGCGTTTACGGCAATGCGCCAAATCCTACATCCGTTGCGAATCCTACTTGGAGCAATGTCGGGCAGGGCGGCACCGGCAACGACGAGAACGACATTCTTCAACAGGCATACAACAACCAGCAGTACATCAATCAACAGGGCCAACAACTGAATCAGGAAGCGCAGGGAGAACTCGCTTACTATGGACCTCAACAGGCGACATACGATCAGGCGCAAGCTCAAGCTCTCAAACAGCTACAGCAGAATCCTGGTTACACGCCTGGACAGGCTGGCCAAATCAACGTCGATTACAGTCAGTACAACACGACGCCGGGGGCGCTCAATTCGCAATTCCTGACGCAAGGCGAGCAGGGAGGCATCGCGGGAGATCCTAACAGGCCGCTTCAGGCGGCGTACACAGGCACTCAGAACGAGGGTGATCAGCTTAATTCCTACGGAGCCAATCTCGGTGCGCAAGTCGGCGCTTACGGAGAGAATCTGTCTGGGCAAGTCGGGAATTATTCCAACTACACCAAGGGAGCGCTCGACACTCTGAATACGGGGACCGGTGCGGCGGTCGGGAAACTTGCCTCTGGTTTGCAGGGTGCGCAGTCCGGCTTTTCGAAGCTCGACACGGCTGTCAACAATCCAGGATTGGCCTTCGATCCGAACAACACCGAACGGCAGTTGACCGATGCCGACGTTCAGGAGATGGAGACCGCAGCCGGGACGACTGTCGGAAATTCTTACCGGACGGCAGAGGATCAGCTTCAGCGGAATGCGGCTGCTGCTGGGAATACGTCTCCGCTAGCGATTGCAGCGGCCAATGCGCGATTGCAGACGCAGGAAGCCTCTCAGCAAGGGGAAGCGGAAACGAACGCGGAGATCGCCGCGAAACAGGCGCAGCAGACCCGCGCAGCGCAGATCGAGGCTCAGCGCGAGGGCGCAGTTCAGACGGCAACCGGACTTCGGGCTGGCGCGGCGACGACCGAACAATCGCAGGCGCAGGCGGCGGCGGCTTTGGCCGGTACGCAGGGTTTGAGTGCCGCCGAACTCGCAGGCGTTCAGGGCATTGGTGCTGCGGAGAACGTAGGGCAGGCTGGGATCAATGCGGCGAACACCTACGGGCAAGCGGGAATCAACGCCGCGAATCAGTATGGACAGACCGCGATCAATCAGCAAGACACGATGACGAATCAGCAGTACGGAGCGCAGGCAACCGCCGAACAGTTGGCGGCGGCGCGCGCGGCGCAACTCGCTGGAAATCGTCAGGCGACGCAGGCGAATGTCAACCAGACTCAGTACAATCAGGGAACCGGAAGCGCTCAACTCACTTCAGGCGGCGCGCAGGCGGTTGGCAATCAGCAGATCGCTGGGCAGAATGCTTATCGTGCAGGCGTCGCCGGTCAGCAGCAGTACAATCAGCAAGGCGGACAACAGGCGATGGGCGCACAGCAATCTGCTTACGGAACGCAGACGGGTGGGCTGAATGCCTCGACTGCCGCAGCCGGTAATATGAAGACCAATCAGCCTAGCGTGATCAAGGACATCACGAGCATGGCTGGCGCGTTCTTGTCAGCCAAAGGCGACGTGGTGACGGAACCGGAAGTCCATTTAATTGCGGAAAAGGGACCGGAGTGGGTCGGCCCTGTTGGGACTCCTTACAATAAGAGAAAACAGCAGCCGCAAGATGGTGATCCAGCATTCCAATACTCGGAGGCCGCATAAATGGGAGCATTCTTTTCAGGGCTCGGAGCGGCGGCGCAGAATTACGCGCAGCATCGCCTCGAACGCAGCGGAATCGGCAGGGCGATTCAAGGCGGCGTAAATCGCTACAGACAGGCCCAACAGCAAGCAGCGAATCCAAGTCCTGCGACTCACATGGACCGAAGCCCCGTCGCGGAAGCGAACCCGGCCCTAACTCCGCCCGGACAAGATGAAGGAATGCAACAGCCAATCGGCTATGCGGATGAGGTCGGCGGCGATCCGCAACAGCAGAGCAATACTTACGGCGGTCAGGGTGCTGCTGCGTTCGATGCGGGCGATCAATTCAGCGGGTCCATGGACGGAATTCAGGCGATGGGCAGCGGAGCCGTCGTGACGCGGCCAACAATCGCATTAGTAGGAGAACATCAGCCCGAGATGGTGCTTCCTTTGTTGTCACAGCCGGGACAAAAAGTTAGTAGCGAGATGCTTGGTCAAGGACTCGGCATGAAAACTAGATGGAGAAGGCCAAGCGGCCCGAATGCCTCAGCGAGATATAAGCCGGAAAGAGCCGACGTGCCTTTAAGACCGAGCGGCGTAAATCGGTAACTTTTGGATCAAAGTGTGGCATGCTAACGTTGGCGGCAAGCCAAGCTGAGGCGAGTTGATGCCTTGGTGAGTTTGGGTTAGCCGTGGTTAGCCATAGGCATGGTAATGGTCGCGAGTAATATCGCGGCCATTTTTATTGGGGAAAACAAAATAAATGGCATTATTGGCGTTTCCGTCAAGATATCGAAGTCAATTCGGTCGGCAACCGGTCGTGTCTCCTGGCGTACTGAGTCCAGAATTAAACGAGGACGACGCTTTTAATCCTAATGCCTTGGAGTCATCCGCACAGTCTCCAAACCCAGTTTCCCCGGAGCCCGATGACATTCGTCCGCTATCGCTTGACGACACTTCGCAGCAACGACAAATCGACAATCAAAGAGTAGACCTACCCACCGAGAAGACAGGCTATCGCGGACTGCGTGCGCTCGCAAAAGAGGACAAGTCTGCCCGAATGCCGCCGCCCGGTGGATCAACGAACGCCGAAGTTGGCGCAAGCAATGTAGCGCTGCCGCCGCTGAATGGAAGCCCAACCGTAATCCCAGGCGCGCTTGGAGCGGCTGAAGCATTCCGCGATCATCCCGAAGCGGTGCAGCCAGAAAGTCAGGCAATTCCGCAGGGCGCGTTTGCCGCGAGTCCCGCGACCTCAGCGAATACGCAGACTCTCCCAGCCGGGGCGCTAGTTCCTGGAGCAACCTCGCCCGCCGCTGCAAAGCCAGAAGCTCAGTCCGCCGCCGACAAATTGGCCGCGCTAAAACGTCCCGACGCTGCACCGAACAACTGGGCACAGCGTCTTGGATTGGCCGTATTGTCGATGACGAAGTTTGGTCCTATTGCGAATCAGCTTATTCATCCGAAGTGGGCATCACAGAACGCTGCATATCTGGCGGAGCAAGCCGATCTTGAGAAACGGCAGAAGGAAGAGGATACCGCTGCGAGCACCGCTGCTAACATCGAAGCAAAAGAGGCTACGGCGGAGCAGAAACGCGGGCTCGCTGCCGACTACGCGGACAAGCGTGAGAATCAGCGCCTTACCATCGAGGATCGGCTCAAGGCTCAAACGTCCGAGCGTAATCGTAAGTTTATTGCCGACCGGTTAAAGGGTCGTGAGGCTGACGCCACATACCAGCAGTCCTTCGAGCCAAGGCCACCAGGATATGAAGCGATCCCCGACCCTGAGCGTCCAGGATTTGTTTTTGTTGTTCCTCCGGCATGGCGTCCGGCACCGGCTGCGCTTCTGCCGTTCCTGCCCGGAGCGAAAGAGGGCGATCCGATCTCTCACAGCGAGTTCCAGAATGCGACGAAGGCGTTGACAGAGATTCAAAAGGAAGGGGCAAAGGGACAGAATAAAGCAGAAGGTCCCAAATTGGCGTTCCAATCGACGCTATCCAAACTAGCGGCGGCGGGAGAACTCCCAGCACAGGCGAACACCGACATTACCGCGCTGCACCACGCAATCCAAGGATCAACACATCTCGACCCAGATGAAAAGTCTGCGGCACTCGGGTATCTCGCTACAAATCCGACTCCGGCATCGACAACTACGGCTGGAGTTCAGCGGATGCAGGTTTCTGTCGGTGGTCGCGAACAGCAGGTCATTAACAAAGAGACTGGCGAATTAGAATTTAGGAATCCAGAGGAAATCAATCGCAATCCTGGCCTTTATGCTCCGGCTGGGGCTGGCAGTCGCGCGATGAGCAAAAATGCGATCTTCCAAGACTTGCACTACAACATCGGGACGGCGCGCAAGGCCATTCAGGGGCTCGGAACAATGGATGCTACCACCCGCGCGCAGTTGGCGCTCGCGCTGGGCGACACAGATCCCCACAGCGCGCTTCAAACTTGGTTAAGGGGCGAAGTAGCGCAAGCGATGACGCCGCAACAGCAAGAGGCGGTCCAGGCGATTGCGCAATTGTCCGAAAATGCGATGGCGATCAGAAGTCTCGCCGGGATGGGCCAAGGCGCGATGGATATGCGCGATGCGATTCGCCACACGATCCCGAGCGGCAAGAGTCCGTCAACGCAGTACATGCAGGAACAGCTTAATAAATTCGAGCAGGTGGTCAGTCGATTAGAGAAGGGCGTTCCTGGGATGAACGCTCCACAGGGGAAGACGGATCTTTCAAAATCAAAATTTACGGTAGTAGCGCCCGATGGATCGACACATCCGTTCGATACTAAGGCTCAAGCCGACGAATTTCAGCGCCAGATTAACGCCCTACAACATAAATGAGTAGCCCTGCTATTGATTACAGCGCCATCGCGGACCAAGTTCGCCAGAAGTCCGCTACTTCTGCGTCTTCTCCAGTGGACTATGCCGCTCTCGCGGATCAGGTTCGATCTACTCACTTTCAGCCACCTTCAGGGACCGCTTCCGACACAAAGTCTACCCTTGAGCAAAAATATCCGCAATACATGCAAGATCAGGGGAGCGCAGCCGGTCGCTTTCTTGGCGGCGTTTGGGATGCCGCCTCGGGGGTAGCAAAGCGTGCTCTTGGAACGGAAGAACTTGGGAACATCGGAACGGATGTTATGCAGGGGAACCTTGGGAAAGCTGCGCTCGGAGCGGCCAACTATGCCGTTAAGGGACCGCAGGGGCGCGTCGCCGATGCTGTTATCGGATCACATGTCAATGAGTTCAATCAGGCCGTCGATTATGCGAAGCAGGGGCGTTATTCCGAAGCTGCTGGGCATGGGCTTGCGGCACTCACTCCTGGAGTTGGGCCAATGGCGGCGGACATTGCTGAGACTGCCGTTGGTGAACCGGCTTCTCCTCGGCAAGTCGGACCAACTCGCGCACCGAACGTTGCTGGTGCGCTCGGGAAAGCAGTCGTAGGCGCTGCTGGGGCTGCGCTTGGTGCCGGGGAAGGTACGGCGGTCGGGAAGGTTGTCGGCAAAGCCAAGAGTGCTGTCGGAGATATGGCAACAGCGGCGAGCAAGAAGGTCTTTCCGGTTGATTGGCACGACAGTCTGATGCGCGGCATTAAGCCGGGGAACTCAAACCTTCGTTTCGCCGACGATCTACACCTAGCAGTCCCCGAGATGAAGGTCGCTGCGGAGATGCAGACGGGGCCAATCGAGGATGTCGATAGCGCGCTTGCGGCGGCGCAACAGGCAAAGCGCAACATTTGGCAGCAGTACGAGCAGGCGGCGGGTCCGGCGAAGGCGCGGAATACTCAGGTCGATCTAAGCCCGATTGCCGAAGCGCGCATTGCCGGGATTTCTCCCAAGTTTGAGTTTGAGAATCCCGAAGGGGCACAGGCGATTCGCGATTCGGCGGCGAAGTACCGAACGCAGGTTCCGCTCGAAACCGCTGAGAGTTACTTGGCGACCACAAATGCCGAACTCCGCGCCTACTATGCGAAGTTCCCGCTTGCGCAACGCGCTGCACTCGCCTCAGACCCATACGTCGCGGGATTAGAGGGAGAAGCTCGCGCATATCGCGATGCAATCTACAAATCCATTGATCCCGAAGGGGAAGGTGCGGCTCCGGCAGAACTGAAGCGTCGCTACGGCGCTTTAATGAACATCGAAGATCAGCTTCAACGCAGAAGCAACGTCGCGGCACGGCAGCAGCCCGACAACCTGATGGAACAGGCCGGAAAGGTCGGCGCTGGTCTGCAAATGGGCAGAGGGTTAATAAAAGGCTTAACCCATAATCCAGTTGGCGCTGCTGTTGATATTGGCGGAGCCCTCGCCGCGCGCGCGGCGGCGAAATACGTCAAAGAACAGCAAACCACCAACGCGCTCATCAAGAAAGGGTTTGATAACTACAGCGGTCCTACTCCCGCTCCGGTTTCAATGCCGACCGCCGCGCCTCCCGCTGGCTTGCTCGGTCCAGGATCGGTCAGAATGCCTGCCGCGCCCGATTCGAGCGGTCCAATTCCGCCAACTGTTCCGCAAGGACTGCGTGTTCGCAATGAGGGAATCCCGCCTGAGCGCCAACTGCCAGCGCCCACAATCAAGATGCCGGGTGAAGCCCCGCCGCCGCCCGTCTCGCCGATGGAAGAACCCAGCGGGATCAATGTTTCGACGGCGCGCTGGGTAACTGATCCAACTGCCCCCAGCGGTGGATATTACACTACCGAGTCGGCCCCTCCGGGCCAAAGCCCTGGGACACTCCCGCCTGCCCGCAGCCTCCCTCCACCCCCGCAACAAATGCAGCCGGTCGGTGGCGATCCGCTCGCTGCGCCTCAAATGCGCGTCACGAACGCGATGCCGATTGTGGACCCGGAGACCGGCGAGATTGTAAGTTATTCGAGCGAGTCGCAGACGCCGCAAACTCGTTTCAGGACGACCGATGCGCCAAGCGCGGCGAGAAACTTTGGGCAGGTAATCGCAAAGGCGAATCGTCCAGCCGAAGCGCCAGCGATGCGCGAAGGGGTTTTAAACGGTCGCCGCGTTGCCCTACAAGAAGACGGTAATCCGGCGATGTATCTAGACGAGGCTCCTGGTCAGCAAGTGCGACAGCCAGAAGCTCGTCCGATTGTCCGTCAAGAAGACAACGCGCCGTTGGCTTACGCGGAGCCGGTTGCGCCAGCCGCCGCTGGTGATATACTGAATCCGTCAAATGTTTCGCCAGAACATGCCGCCACCGGGAGCACCCCTAGCGCCATCGGTCAAGTCCCCGGTGAAAGCGCCGGAGCCCAAGCCGCTCAACCCGCTGCCGGAGTTGAAGGCGGAGGACAAGGGCAAGCGAATAATGGCGCGAATCCAGCAAGCTTCGACGCAAGCTCTCCAGCGACTACGGAAGTCCTCATCCCCGGCGAAGGCCGTAGCTTCCCAGCGCAGTACAAAGTCCGTGAACTAGTTGACATCCAGGCTTCGCACAACGGGAACACGTTCCAGCCGAATCCGAAGTACTCGCTCAAGAACGACCGCACATATACGAGTTCCAGCGACCGCAATAAAGTCGCTTCTCAATCGACCAAGGGGCTTTTCAAGCCGTCCCTGCACATCACGGACAACCCGGATGCCGCCAATGGCCCAATCCTGATCGACAGCCAAGGGAACGCTCTCGGCGGAAACGGGCGCACGATGCAACTCCATCGCGTGTACGCCGCTGACCCAAAGGATGCGTTCGGATATCGCTCGCTTTTGATGAAAAAGGCGGCGCAGTACGGACAGGACCCCCAAGCCATCGCGCAAATGAAGCAACCGGTGCTCGTGCGCGAGATTTCCGATCAGGATATCGTCAATAAGGGGCACGCGATTACGGATTTCAACAAGACCGGAACGGCGGCGCTGAAGCCATCGGAGCAAGCAATCTCCGATTCGCGCCGGGTTTCGCTCGGTACGCTCAACGATCTCTCTGCGCGACTCGATGAAGCTGGCGAGGGAACGACTCTGGCGCAACTTCTCCAAGGGAAGAACGGCACAGAGGTACTGGACAAGCTGATCGATGACGGCGTTATCACGCCACAGCAGCGTGCGGCGTATGCCAAGGATGACGTGCTCACGAAAGATGGGCAGACTCGCATTTCGAAGCTTCTATTGGGCCGGTTCTTCCGCGATCCAGCGCAACTCGACACGATTTCGCCCAAGATTACGAACAAAATCGAGCGATCAGCGGCAAATCTCGCCAGCATCGACAATCCAGAAACGGGAGAGTGGAATATCACGCCCAAAATCCATCAAGCAATGGATTTGATCGAGGAAACGCGCGCACAGGGCTACAAGGGCATTGATAACTATCTCAAGCAGGGTGGATTGCTCGGGCAAGAGTTCCCGCCCGACGTTGTGACGATGGCCAAGCGCTTCCAGCAGATCCCGACACGCGAATTGACAGAGGCGCTAGCCCGATATGCTGAGGACGCGCGCGAATACAGCGCTCCACCATCTCTTTTCGCTCGGCCAACGGAACCGCCGACGCCCGCTGAGGCGTTAGAGCAGGCTTTTGAGTACGCAAAAACGCAAAAGGCTGCGCGTGACGCTGCGAAGTTGGCGGCAGAATCAGCACCACCTGCCCCAGCTAGGCCGGTGTTCGGACAACCAATCAGCGGAAGGATGCCGCCTCCATAATGGCAATCAAACGGTCGAAATTTGAACGCAAGAATGCGCGCGCCGCAAGGAAAACTGCGCCCAAGGTAGATCCCAACGCTCCGCCGCCGACACCGCAAGAAACGGCGGCGATGGCGGCATCGGGGATTGACATAAACCGGGGGTCAAGCACGGAAGACGCCCTTTCTCCCGAAGGCGTTGAGCAAGTCCAGGAAACCGGGCAAAAGCTCGCCGCGAAGGGCGGCTTAGACAAGATCGTAGCGAGTCCGTCCGTTCGAACTGCACAAACCGCGCAGGAAGTGGCTGCTGCCGATCCCAAAACGCCGCCAGTGAGCACGGATCAGGGCCTAGAGTCCTGGGCGCAGGGGAACCTGGAGGGGCAACCCGAGAAGGCGGTAAAGGCGCAAATCCGTGACCTCATCCGAAAGAATCCCCGTGCTGTGATTCCAGGGCAGGGCGCAATCACGACGCGGCCAGGAGAATCATTCGATCAGTATAGGATGCGCGCGCTCCCGGCGATTCGCGGGGTCATGCAGAGCCTAGCGGAAAATCCAACCGCGAAAATTGGTGTTCCGATTCACTCCTCAGTAATTAAGTTGACGAAAGGGTGGCTCGCTAACGGGGCACCGGACGATTTTTCGATCAAGCCGGGAGAAATGGACAAGAAATCCGAGGCTCCCGGAACAGTGTCTCGTCTTTTCCCCGATGAGCAAGGGGAATGGGAAATTTCTGATGTCGATTTGGACGACAAAGCTCCACTCGCTCCCGGTGTTTATCTAATCCGCCATGGCTCGACGCCGTTCAATATCCCAGATAAAGGATCTCAGGCACAAGACGCGCTCGGCAAGATTGCCCAGTACGCTCAGACGATCCACCCCGGAAATTTCGGGAGAATTAAGGCTGTTGCGCAAAAAGCAGTGGACGCCGGACATTTAACGCACGACGAGGTAAGTTCTGCCATAGACAAATCTTTACCAGAGCCGGAGGATGCTGAGGATCTGCCGAATGACCAGCTTCTCGCGGTGGCATCGGCGGCAAGTCCAGCAAAACGGGCTAATTACGCTCCTCTTATCGCTCGGAATTTCGGGAATCATGACAATTTACCACCAGAATTAGCGACGCATTTGAAAAGTCTCGGATTTTCTTCTCCACAGAACACAGAAGTATGACTATAATGCCTTGAATGGCAATCTTAGTTCGCAACTTCGCGGAGCTAGTCGCCGCACACTTCACACGAGTCGCCCCTGACATTCTACGCTGTAAGGACTGCGGTGGGCCGAAATTCATAACGCTTGGTCATCAGTCGGTGCTCTCGCATTTACGGTCGAAGACGCATCGCGAGAAAGTCGCTGCGGCGCTAGCGCGGGCAGAAACAGAAAAGCAGCTATGATGTTTTACGAACAGCCAACCGGCGTCTGGACGGACGATAATGGGGTTATTCTCGTGACTGGATGCCTCGCCGGGAACAATCTTATCGGCGAGGATATGAACAATCCGGCGTCCCAGTTCATCCACGACCGTGGGCCTTTGCCGCAAGGAGTCTATACAATTGGTCCGCTCAAGCTGCAACCCGCCGTGCATAGCCTGGGATGCGTGCTCACACCCGATCCTGCGAACAATATGGGCGAGCCGCCACGAGGCGGATTTTTTCTCCATCTTCGCAATCTAAATCACGTTGCACCGGATGGCACGAATGCAAGTTCGGATGGCTGCATAACGTTCAAGTCTTACGCTGACCTCGCGGCCATCGGTCGCCGCGTCGCCGATGGCGAAACGAAGATGACCGTAGTCGCAGTACTGCCCGATTTCAACAAAAAAGGAGATACATAATGGCATCACCCCCACCGATCCCCCCTGGAGGTCCAGGCGGAGACGGAGCATCCGCAAGAATCACGAAAGGCATCCTCGCACTTCTTGACGAGGCGAATATGCAATTGACGCCAGCGGACATCAAGACGCTGGTGGCGACGGTCCTCAGTCACAAGCTGTTCGCGAAGTGAAAGGAGATTGATGACTCCACAGGAAGTTGATGCGCTAATGGTGACACCAGATCCAAACCACACGACACCGGATATTGACAAAGTTGGGGCGATATCCGCTGCCGTCATTGCGATTCTCAGCTTCCTGAAACTCAACTTTTACCGCAAGAGCCGACTCCGGCAGATTCAGGAGTCGCTAGAGAAGCACTCTCAGGAAACGAAAGCTGGATTCAATCGTGTTGGGTCGCAACTCGAACAGGTAAGACAACGGATTTCCGGGCTGGAGCATCGAAACGAGTTAGAGGACATCGAAGATCGGATCGTTCAAAAACTTCGAGATTCCAGTGGAAACCGACAAGGCTAACGATCTGGATCATCTGCGTTAGCGCCGTGCTGTCGAACCAGTTTGGAATGAGGTTCGGCATCATGCACGCGGCGGTGTACATGATCAAAAACGTCTGGTGCCAGATGAAACGGTCGCTCGTAAGGTGGTGCCCTCCCGTGACAAGCAGCAAGAGCAAGCTCGCCACGAGAGCCATGGTCATCGCCATTTCGATCCGGCAGTGCCAGCCATAGTCCGCGACAAGGAACGAGAAAAAAGCACCGACCGCCCAGCAAAAAGTATAGATGTAGGGGCGCGCTTCAAGCTCCAGAATCCACGGAGCCGTCTGCCAAAGTGATTCCTGAACTACCAATAGTTGCACCATCGGGAACCACGTCCACAAATCGGTGATGATCGAATATGGGGCGACAAACCATGCCACGGATCGCAGCGCCAAGAACGCAATCATAACAAAAAAGGCGGGATAGCCGATTATTGGTATGTTCCAACGAATTGCGCGGAACAGGAGCGCTATCGTCAACTGCGAAAAAATCAGCGGCAGAACAGACAGGCTAAGCGTTGGCATCTGTCTAGGATTGTAAGCACGAAAGGGACCAAAATCAAAATGAAAACAATGGCACCGTCCGAGAGCGCGAGCTAATTACTCTATGATGAACTTTTTTAAAGAGTACGAATGGGTAGCTAAGTGGCTACAGGCGGTTTTGTTGGTCGCTTTTTTGGCGTGGTGGATCATCTGTTTTCGACGAAAAACTCCACCGGCTCTGCCAGCATCGCCCTTATCGGCAGCGCCAACGAGTTCCACGGTCATAGTGAGCAAGCCGAGTGAACCGCTCTGGGGAATGTGGTTCCGCGATAGTTCCGACAAATACTTGGTGGTCTTCGTGTGGGCGTTGCTGCTGTCCTATAACCTGCATATCCTTCATCACGGCGGCGATACCACGCAGTTGCAGTTTGTGAATGGTCTAATCAACAACCTGGAGGGAGCGTTCTTAACGCTAGTAACTGGTGCTGTGTTGCGCAAGACCGCATCCGCATCAACTTCGACGGAAATTCTACCGGCGACCCCCAAGCATCCAACGGATGCCGTGGCGAAAACAGAGGCCGTCAAGATCGAAGACAAGTAATAATGAAAATCTTAAAACTTTTACCGCTGCTCGTGTTTGTTGTCGCCTTGCGCGCGCAGAGGATTACGCCGCCATCTGGCGGGAGCGGAAGCGGGAGTGGTACGGTTTCGCCAGGAACGGTAACACAGTTGGCCGTCTATACGGGGAGCACCACCATTGGAAGCGTGGCTAATACAGTGGTAAATTTAGGTCTCAACTTGATCGATCTTTCCGGGTTGACCACGCTGAAGGCCCCTACGCCTTCTCCCGGTGACGCCTCTTCGAGTGTGGCGACGACCAATTTCTTTACGGGATGCACTTTTACGGCTGGTGCATTCGCGTGCCCTAGTTCGCTTAGTAGCGGTGTCGGAAGTAGCGCGGCTGGTGCAATAGATATGGTTCAGGGCACCGGTCCGGGGACGTTCCCAGCAAACGCTTGGTCGATCTATGCGAATGCTTCCATTGCTACTTCGTTTCAGTGGGTAGGGCCATCCGTGGCGGCTACTGGATTCGTATTGGGCACAGCCACGGGGAATACCGTGGCGCTTACACAAGTGGGATTTACGGGTACCGGAAATGTGGTGAGGGCCACGGCTCCGACGATTGATTTGTCATTGGGCACTGGGTTGCCCGCTGGTGGCTTGGCCAGTATTTCGGCGGATAATATCTTTGGCAACTTCACGGCGGGAACGGCGGTTCCGGGTACGCAGGCGGTTCCAGCATGTGCGGGTGATGGCGCTCATGCCCTAACCTACGTTTCTCATGTGCTTACATGTACGCCCGTCTCTGGCGGTGCAACTCCTGTTACTAGCGTGAACACGGCTACCGGTGCCGTAGTATTATTTGCCCCTAATGCCCAAACGGGCACTTATCAGGTACTCGCGGCGGATTTTGTTGGTTGCAAAACGATCACCATAGCATCGGGGACGTTCACGGTTACGTTGGTGGCGTCCGGTTCTCAACCGGCTTCAGGGCAGTGCATTAAAGTTGTTAATTACGGTAGCGGCGTCGTCACCATCGCGCGAAGCGGGCAGAATATCAATGGGGGAACCGCAAGCCTGACCCTAAACGCGGCGTCGGCTACGGCTCCCTCGGATTCCTACGTGGTTTCAGATGGTACAAACTATTTTGCAAGTGTGAACAATCCCGGTACGGGCGGCGGCGGCGGCGGCTTTGGTCCGGTCGGCGTCTCACGGGTGTCCACGGCTCAGACCACCACGTCATTATGTGGCACGGCATTTGTGGACCTGACCACACCAGATAGCGTTACCTTTACGCTTTCAGCTACTACCAATATCGCGGCGCAATTCCTTTATTCTTTCTCGGTAAATCAGAATGGCGCGGAAGTGCAAAACCAGTTCAACGTGGATGGCTCCCTGGTTTCGGCTACTTTGACAAAGTGCGACCAAAACAACGCCAACTTCATTACCGCTTGTCAGTCTACGTATGCGGCTAGCCTAGCCTCTGGTAGCCATACCATCAAGGTGCAACATTGCTTGTTCGCATCGGGCACCGAAACGGTCTCAAATCGGATGTTGCTAGTAACTTCAACTCCATAAACAAATGAAACGTCTAATAACCTTCCTATTGGCTGTGCCGATGTTTGCACAAATTACATCGAATATCACCGCCTATTGGAAGTATGATGAATCCGCTCCGGCAAGCCTAGCTGTCCTGAATACGTATGCCGACTCTACGGGACGCGGGCATACGCTGACGGTGAATCCAGATCAGCGGGCGGTTGCTTCCACTCTTCCCTTCCGGCTTGGAGCCAACTCGGGCGGCGTCTCCCAAAACCTCGACGGTAGCTTGGCCAATTGTGGCAAGTGGAATCGGGCGTTCACACCAACCGAACTCGCAGCGCTCGCCGGGGGTGAAAAGTGGCCATTCTCTACCACTACCAGTTTGCAGGATGCCGTAGCTTATTTTCTGCTTAACGAATCCAGCAACTCTGCAACGTATGCCGATGCAACGGGCCGGGGAAACACACTCACGCGATCCGGCACTACGACGCAGGTAACTGGGCCGCTCGGGGTCGGCAATGGCACTCAGCTAACACCCGGCGCATTTCTTGAAGCCAATCCGCCCACGGCTGATTTACAGAGCGGGAACTTCACGTTTAGCGTCGGATGCTGGGTCAACTTGCACACGAAGCCATCCGGGGGGCAATCGATCATCTGGGGTCAGATTACTCTTTCCGGCACTCCTCGAACGGGCGAAATTCTGTACTACCAAGGGACAAGCGACAACTTCAATATTGATCTCGGGAATGACAATGGGCTATACGCAAACGGCGTATTGCCTATTGGTGCTGGAACGGCCCCCGGCACGGGGACGTGGTACTTTATCGCCTCTCAGTTCAACGCGACGACCTCCATCATGAGCGCATCCGTGAACAATGGGACTAGCTTTACTTTCGCGCGAAATGTGCAACCGGGGGCGGTCGCGGCTAAAATCGCGAACGGGGCGCAGTTCGTCGCGGCTCCGGGACCATATGCCAATAATGGGGTAGCAGCCTGGGACAATCAGCCGGTTTCGAGCGTGCAGGCTCCCAATTCCTCAGATCTTACGTTTGGCAACAACTCTAAGACTGCGTGGTTCTGGTTAAAGAGTCAGAACACGAGCCCCACTCAGACAATAGAGGGGTTCTACGATCAGAACAATACCAATATAGATTGGCTGGTGCAACTCGCCGGAGGTAATCTATTTTTCCTGATGGGTAACAATGCGGGCAGTTTTCAAGACTGCTCGGTGCCTTTCACTGATACGACAGGCTTCCATCTCGTTATAGTGTGGTTCGATCAGCCAGCCCAAACTCTGCATCTCGATCTGGATCATGGAGCGGCATCTTGTTCTCATGTATTAAGTGGCTTGACCCCAGCCGCCTCTACGTTGCCTTTTTGGGTAGGTTCCAACAAACACAGCGGGAATGGCGTTGGCGCTGCGCAACAATGCCTGTGTATTATCGACGAAAACGGGATTGCCAGCGTTGCTGCTACGTCGGCTGATCGCGATACGCTTTGGAATGGGGGCGCGGGGTGGACGTTACCTCCATCTGCAAACCTACAACTTAGAGGGAAGGTGACAATTCGTGGCAAGAGTGTAACCCGATGACAATTATGCTAAAACGCTTACTATTGATTATCCCCTTTTCCTTCGCGCTAAGGGCGCAGACAATTACGCCTCCGTCTGGCGGCGGAGTCGGCGTCGGGGCGCTCAATGTGGTTTCTGCCACAGTTGCCGGTCCAGGCACATCGGTAGTCGTGGATGCAACAGCGACTCCAGCATTATCGACGCTGAATCTTACCGCTTCCACGATCACATCGGCGCAGATACTCTGCTACACAGGGACGGGCGCTACCAAAACATCGGTGGGCGTGTCTTCCTATACCTACACGGCGGCAACACCAATCGCGACTCTGACTGTCACGCTCGCATCCAGCGTTTCGAACGCCTACTGCAACGTGAATAGCAACGGTGGGGCGGGCGCAACTGGCCCAGCCGGAGCTACCGGCCCAGCGGGTCCCACGGTTTATCCTGGCTCTGGCATCGCCAATTCAACCGGGGCCGCGTGGGGAACCTCGTATACGGTCGGAACAGGCGCGAACAATCTGGTTCAGCTAAATGGATCGGCGCAACTACCAGCCGTAGATGCGGCACTCCTTACTGGGCTTCCGATCAGTACCGGAGTGTCCGGGATAGGAACTGGCTGCGTGACGTGGCTGATAACCCCATCGAGCGCAAATCTTGCCGCCTGCGTAACCGGTGAGACTGGTACGGGGGCACTCGTCTTTGCAAATGGGCCTACCCTCATCGCTCCGGCGCTCGGAACTCCAGTAAGCGGAGATGCTTCTAATCTTACAAAATTGCCAATTACGCTGACGACAACGGGTTCTAGTGGGGCAGCTACCTGGACCCAGGCCACCAACACGCTGAATATCCCCCAGTATTCGGGGGGTGCGTTTTCCGCGCTTACCAGTTCTACGAACACCACGGCGGCAATGGTGGTCGGAACCGGGGCGTCCCTTGCCGCTACTGGCAGCGGAGCAATCACGGCTACGGCTGTGCCGGTTAGTGGCATATCAGGGATGGGAACCGGGATAGGTACCTTCCTTGCGACACCGACAAGCGCAAATCTAGCAGCGGCAGTTACGGACGAAACAGGAACCGGGGCCTTGGTCTTCGGAACGGCACCTACGATTACTCTGGCAAATGGCACTGGATTGCCAATCAGCACTGGAGTCTCGGGGCTAGGGACGGGCGTAGCAACGGCGCTAGGAACGGCTGTATCAGGTTCGGGAGCAATCTGTCTAGCCACTGGATCTGCGTGTGCGGGCGGCGGATCAAATGCTTTCTCAGCCATTACAGGCTCCACTAATACAACAGCCGCAATGGTCGTAGGTACAGGTGCATCCCTCGCAGTGTCGGGCAGCGGTACTATCGCGGCGACGACAGCGACGGCTTTGGCGGCGAATGGAACGAATTGTTCGGCTGGTCAATTCCCCCTAGGTGTGGATGCTTCCGGTAACTCGGAAACCTGTACGGCACTTCCAACTACTATCACTGGCACAGCGAATCAAATTACAGCATCGGCTTCTACCGGGGCAATCACCCTATCAATTCCTACCAGCCCCACGCTCCCCGGAACGACCACGGGCACTTTCAGCGGAAACCTGACTGGCAATGTGACGGGTAACACATCCGGCACGGCAGCGACAATCACAGGCGCTCTGGCATTGGCTAATACGCCTCTCACTACCCAAGGAGACATCCTCCTGGTCAACGCAACTCCGGCGCTCGCTCGGCTCGGTATCGGCGCAGCCAACACCGTGCTCCTGAGCAACGCCACAACTGCTGCGTGGACTGCCCTCACCCTTGCGGGAGCGCAATTCGCCAATCAGGGGACTACGACTACATTGCTGCATGGGAATGCAGCCGGTAATCCCGCTTTTGGTTCGGTAGTGAACGCCGACATCGCCGCGTCCACTATTGATCTGACGACCAAGGTGACCGGCATCCTACCGACAGCCAATGGGGGAACGGCAAATGCGTTCTTCACCGTGTCTGGACCTGCTACCTCGGCCAAGACGTATACGTTTCCCAACGCATCGACAACGGTATTGACGACGAATGCCGCTGTCACCCCCGGACAAGGGGGCACCGGAGTTGCAAATACCGCCACGCTCACTTTGGGGAGTTCGAATCAAAATTGGGCCACCCTCGGAACCGGCATCGTCAAGAACACTACTACCACTGGAGCGATCTCGGACGCGGCGGCGTCAGACGTTTATGGGCTGTGGTCGGGGACCTGCTCCAGTAGCACTTTCCTACGTGGAGACGGTGCGTGCGCGACTCCGACTGGCTCTGGCACTGTCACCGTAGTCGGCGCAGGTTCACTCACCAGCACGGCCCTTGTGACGGGCGGGGGAACTACGACCATCCAGACCCCCTCCGCGACGGCCACAATGGACGGCAGCGGGAACATCTCCACTCCGGGAACCTTGACCACGGGTTCTGGTTCTGGCGTAGCTGGCGGAACCCAATTCAACCAGGGCACTGCGAGCACTCCGGGAGCGAACAGCATTGTTATCGAGGCCCCCACCTCAGTTACGGCCTATAGGCTAGATCTAGCTGGTGTTGCAGGCACGGGTTTCTTCCGTGTTACCAATTCCTCGAACGTAGAGACGCAATCCACCCCCGCAGAACTCAGTGGTGATTGCGCAAGCAGTTCCTTCACGTTGACTTGCACTAAGCTAAACGGCGGAACATTCTCCGGGACAAACGGTGATCTCGTCTCGTTTGGGGCGTCCAACGTTCCCGCTGATGCTGGATTCTTAGCATCGAACGTAGTTCGTAAAGACACCACGAACTCGGGCGCGGCTGCGATGACTCTAGACATGAGCGCGTCCACGGCAGCGAGCGCTCTCAAGATTCCAGTAGGTGCTGGATTGACAACTGCCGTTAACGGCGGGATCGGTTACGATTCGACCAATAACATGCTCCACGCGGCACAATCGAGCGCGGATGCAAAAATCCCCCAGTTCACAGTCACCCCTGGGAATGGCGATTGCGCGAAATGGACTGTGAGCGGGTCAAACTACAAGTTGGATACAGCGGGAGCAGCTTGCGGATCGGGCGGAAGCGGTACGGCAGGCGCAACCCTGTTTTCGACTACGAACTCCACGACCGTAACGGCCACAAGCCCTACCACGCTGATCGGCACCGTAACAGGTTCGACCACGGTTCCCGCGAACACCTTCACGGCGGGGCAGGTGCTTGAATTTGTGGCGCAGGGCTTCTCCTCGACTCCTGCGACCCCGGCCAGTCTGACGATTGCCCTCAGCATCGGGGGAACGCCGCGAATTACGACGGGCGCAGTGGTTCAGATCGCTTCTGTCACCAACGGAGTTTGGAGGCTTCGCTGTGCGGTAACCACACGCACCTCTGGTGCAAGCGGAACACAGATTGCTAACTGTATCTTTGAAGGGACTGGTTCCACACTGACGCCGGGAGAAGCGGCGATGCAGACCAGTTCAACCTGGACCATCGACACGACGGCAACGCAGGCACTCGATGTGGTAGCGACATGGAGTACAACGACGGGCGCTCCGACGATCACGAGTACCAATGTGGCGGCGTGGATTCCAGGCGCGCCAGTTACGAGCGTCTTCACCCAAACCGGAGCTGTTGGAAATCTCACAGGAGATGTTACGACTAGCGGAAGCGTTGCGACAACGATTGCGGCCAATGCCGTCTCCTCTTCAAAAATGGCCGTGGTCAATACGCGCCGGGTTTGCGACATCCCAATCAATGACACATCGGGAAGTGCAATCACTTCCGGCCAGATGGGACCCCAGTCCCGTGTATGCTTTATCCCCGCCGCAGCGACCATCGTTGAGATGGACGTGAACGCAGACGCGGGGACGCCCAACGTGATTGTGGGTAGAAACCGTGCCGGTACGATAGTAAACATCGTCTCCTCGGCCCTTGCAACGGCGGCTAGTGGCGGGATTGCCTGCTCCAATACGGGTGGAACAACAGGCATAAATGGTGCGACGACCTGCTCCGCTACACTACAAAATACAGGTCTTAACGCAGGCGACTATCTTGAACTCGTAAGCGGAACTCCAGGCGGGACGGCAAAGTTTTTCGTTGTTCATGTCGTCTACACGGTGAACTAGCTATGAGGATTATCCTAGGATTGATCATCTGTTTATCTGTATTTGCACAGGTTCGCATTCCCGGTCCGGGCGGGAATGTATTGGGTGGAGGCGGCGGGTCCATTACTCAGGTGCAACTTCAGACTGGCAACACCTTCCCCGCAGCGTCAATCACTTTGACATTCGGCAGTTCTACGACCTCCGGGAATACGATCATCATTAAGATCGTGGATTACTACAACTCGTCAGATCCAAGCGCGAAACTCCCTTGGTCGATTGCGGATACGCATACTGGGTGTGCTTCTCCCTGTAATACCTGGGTAACGGATTATGGCCCTGCCAGCAATGCAGGAGCACAGGGAACAGGAGCAATTTATCGAGCTTCCAATATCAGCGGTGGAACAAGCCATGCGATCACGATAACGTTTACGGGTGGCACCACCTATACTGTTGCTGAAGTTGGCGAATATACCTGCGGCACCAATCACTGTGCACCAGATGGGGCCGCACTTGACTTCGGCGTGGCCGTCAGCGGTAGTAGTCCGTTCGGCTGGTCAATTGGCCCTAGCAATTCCGCTGCTGTTTCTAATGATCTAGTTCTTGGATTCTCACACCAGCTTGCCTTCTCTAATACCTACACTGTCACAGCTCCTTTTGGTCTAGATAATACCGTCACTGATGGTGGCGCTCATGAGATGGTGACTTGGCACCAGATTGCTACCAGTTCTGGAACATTTACCGCTGCCGGAACGACGACAGGTAATACCTCTGTCTATGGCGTCATCGCCGCTTACAAGCCATGAAGAAAATACTTTCCTTCCTGCTCGCACTTCCTCTATTTGCTGCTACGATCAGCCAACAGTTGACCATCCAGGAAGCGCTCTATCCTGGAGATCCGACCGGCACGGTTACCAACACGACCGCTCCCTCCTTCACCACGAGAGGGGGAATTGCTCGCACAAATGACCCGGTGACATTTGGCGTTCCGCTTACGAATGGTGCAGACGGCATCAACTCTACTTCTGGCCTCGGGATCACCGGGGCATCGATTGGCCAGTTCCGCGTGCTTTCCTGCTGGGGCGGCGGAACGCCGACCGGCACTCCTGCGACTTCATGTTCTGCCTCTACCAATATCAAGTGGGTTGAGGTAGACACTCAGGCAAGCGTAAGCGCTGGTGCGGTCAACACGTCCTATACCCTCGTCAATACTGGCTCAGGAAACTTTGGCGGATCGGGAACGATAGCGACTGACAATGGAACCACGATTACAGTCTCAACCAATGGTGGGACATGCGGCGCGGGCTCGGCGATCTGTTTCACGATTCTCAAAGCCTCTACTGACATCATCCATCAGGTGCAAATAGGTTCCACCACGGTTGTTTCATCCGGCGCGTCGGCAGGCCTCGTGCTCCACGGCCCCTCGGCGGGAAACAGCGCCTGTGGCACCTGCACGACGGTCTACGCCTCGACTAATGACACATCCTCCACCGCAACTATCGAGGAGAACGGTCCAGCGAAAGCGGTTATCAGAATCACCGGAACGATGAAGGATGGGAGCGGGAATCCATATACTACTTTCGTCGTGCGACTCTATTTCTACTATGGCAAGCAGTGGGTCCGGGTTACAAACACGATTCTAAATGGAGGGTATTCCGCGACCGCTAATCTCACCAGCGCGTTCAAGGGCATGGCCGCATATGAACTGAAGATCACCCCAAATATCAGTGGTACGTTGAACTGGAAATTCGGAGCCGATCCCACGGCTTGCACTTCCGGCGTGTGCTCGGGGACGGTCAGCAGCACGACAAACGTGTACATGTACCAAGGTCAGTCCAACTTCATGACCAATGGCACCGTAGCGCTGCCCGCCGCCTACACCCCCGACACCGGCTATCTGGTCCGTAATGGAGGAAGTACAACAGCATCAGGCGGCACGTCTGCCTATCCTGCCGGATGGGGCGAGATTTACAACTCCAGTAATGTCGGCATGGTTGTCGGCTCGAATCAGATGGCGGCATATGGCCCTCGCTCTCTGGAGTTCGACAACGGCGGGGCGGATGTGCGGATTGGTATTTTTGCCAGTGAGAATGGAAACCCAACAGGAGGGCCAGGGACAGGAACGAGTTTTTACTATCAGGCATGGCAGGAACGCAAAATGTCCGATACGTTTCTGGAGTTTTTCACCTCTCTTCCATCGTCTGCAGCTAATGACTTCCTATCCTTCGAGCTTCCCTTGATCGGGCACGCGGCGTATACGTGGTACAACACAACTGCCGCGCTCACCACCCAGAACGATTGGGCGCTAGTTGCGCCGTCCGTGGAGGATAATTTCTTCGCTACATTCGCCCCTCAGAAGCCCTCTTTTAGCGCATCCTTCACTGGGCGCGATCTCGGCACGGACGGAAACTCGAACTATCCGATTCTGGCGTATCTTTACTATTCATGGGAAGGCGGCGGAGGCGGGAATCAAATCGAGTTTCACTGGTCTGAACTGCTTAATTTCATCCGTAGAGGATGGGGCGGATCTTATATCAACGCCGCGCAGTGGTATCGATTCGTGGCGTGTACTAGCTTCCCTTACCTTCTCGGAGATCAATGGTCATCGCACACTGGCGATATTGACCAGCGGGGCTATCCGAATCTGTTCACCCCGACCAATGCAGCCCAAGTCTATCCTGGTGGTTGGTCGGGACGGTGGGACTTCTGCGGGCAGGAGCACTGCCACGCTTACGGGATCTTCGATTACTACTACCTGACTGGCGATGAGAATGTTCATGATGCTATTTCTCCGGTGGGTACGTCCACGGTCGGGGCATCAGCCGGGGCGCTTGATCTCTATAGCAGTTCATGGTCCGGTCTCTACGGGAATAAGGGCGGGTATATCAACCCGCGCTCAGTCGGGGTGGCCTCCTCCTGGGCAGCGCGAGCGCATAACTTCCTGACTTCAGTGGGTGACTCTACCGATGCGGCGGGTGTATCCACGCAAGGCCAGAATGTTTATACGAAACAAGTCCACCCGGATCTTTGTGTAGCTGTTCCTGGAGGGACGAACCCTCCTGGTTGCATCGTCGGATCGGCGGACAACTATCAAGCGGGAGTGAGCCGCCTCCGTGGAATGCAGCAAGGGACTTATCAGAACGTCACCACAGCGGAAGGCTCGGCGATCTGCGCAAATGCCTCTCCGTACCGGATAGCGGGTGCGTTTCAGCAGGACATTCTTGAGGGGGGGCTTTGGGAACTGAGAAACGAACTCGGGTCCGGTTGGACATATTACACAGAGGCATTCGACTTGATCTATGGGACCAGCCAGTTTGAACTGACCGAAGACTATTATCAGGATGGAACCGGGTCCTGGGCTACTCAAGGAGCCCGCTACTATCTCGCAATTGACGCTGCGAACAATGTCCCTCGCGGATGTGCTGCAACCGGGAATACCTTCGATTATTACACTCCGACCCCGAACAACGGGATTGAAACGACCGTGAATCGATACTATTTCCAGAACCTCTACAATGGGTCCGTCTCGATCTGGAAGGACAAGTTTCTCACGGCCTATCAACGGGTCTTGGCGGACGGAAACGTTGACGACTTCAACAATTACCAGTTCGCACAGGTGCTAAATGTGATCGCGAACGTCGGGACGGCAGCACCAGCCACATCGGGACAGTCTCTCGTGCTGGCCAAAATCACAAGCGTTACCGGGACCACGACCTATAGTGTGAACATTAACGTCCCCCCTGGTGCCACGGCTTACCGTCTGAAATGCGCTACATCCAGCGCTCTTTCCTTGGTCGAGAACATCGGGTTCGACCCCGGCACTAATACCTGGATTGGAAACCCCGCGACACAGCAGAACTGGTGGGCGGCTACGGAAGTAACCGGCCTCCCGGCCCCCAGCGGCACCACGCAGACCATCACCGTAGCATCGAGCGCTTGCGGAGGACAGACAAATCTTACCGCAGCGAACTTCATGGTCAAGGCGTGGGCGTCTCTCGCCAATAATACTTGGTACACGATGCAAACCCATGGCGTCCCCATCGGAAATCCTGGCTGGACCAAGCAAACATGGAATCCAGATCTAAGCAAGCTCATCTTTTGGGGCAACTATCACGATGCGAATAGCGAAGCAAACAATGCGGTGTTCGCCTATGATTACGAACTAAACAACTGGATGCTTATGGCACGTACAGAGCCATACCACGATGAGCACTTCCCGGAGAGCGGACACCAGGACGGATTCTGGTTAACTTACGACACCGCAAACCATACACATGAGGGCTGGTGTTGTGGTTCCGGGTCAAGTGGATTTGAGGGGATTTACCGCACTTGGCTTTACGATCTCGGATCACAAATAGGTCTGGAGAAGCAAACATTTTCGACCAGTGGAGCGACCGTATCCCCGGATCGCCCGGCTGAACCATCGTCTCAATTCATTCCCAGTTACGGAGCCTATACGATGATGACTGGCGGTCGTGGCGTGTGGAACTGGAATATCACGTCAAATACATGGACTTCTCAATCTCCAGCCTGCACCAAAGCTGGGGGCGGTGCTTGCGATGCCGATCCTGGATTGCTATTCTCAACGGCCACCGCTTACAATTCCGGCGACGGATGTGGATATCTGTTTGGCGGAACTACCGGCGCTGGGAATTTTTTAAACGGGTTATACAAGCTGTGCTACTCGGCAAGCACTTGGACGTGGACACAACTTCAACCAACAGGCACGCCTCCAAGCGGGCGCGGTTGGGCAGCTATTGATATTGACACGACCAATAACGTGCTGCTTTTATTCGGTGGGGCCTGCGCAGGTCAGGCAAGCAGTTGCGGAGAATCCAGTGGCACCGGCATAGTAACGGATCTTTGGGCAATGAATCTCGCCTCTCCAGCGTGGACGCAGCTTAGTCCCAGCGGGACAACGCCCAGTGTATATACAGCCGCACCGTGGGAAGGCATGACGTATGATCCGGTTCACAACATACACATCCTGGTGAGTCCTCCATGCAACACGGGGTCGTGTGCGTTCTACGCCGACTCGCCGTCCTTTACCGCCAGCCAGAATTTTGCAGCAACCTATTTCTATCGTTACGGAGGCACCGGACCGTCTCCTGGCATCACCCTCGGCGCTTCTCCTGGAGCGGTTGGAGGAAATATCGTCAGTGCCGTCAATCCGTTCGTTAGTGAAGTGCAGACGGGATCGCGAACCACTACAACGAACGGTTGGGCTCAGAAGCCTATGACCTCGACGGGCAACAGCTTGCTCAATATATCCCGCTCCGAATTATCTGATCCATTTAACGTCGGCGCGCAAACCCCGTTTCCCACATCATATGTTGACTCTTGGAATGGATCTTCATGGACAACATGGACGGTTACATTCAGCGGCTCCTGCGGGACTGGCGGACTGTGGCATAATTCCACAATTGCCTATGCTGGCGGTGTGTGGTGGCTGGGAACCTACGGAACGCAGGGCAATAACCGATTACTCTTCGCGACACAAGCGAGCGGTACGTCTTTTAGTGTGAACTGCGCGGCACCATTCGCGATCGAATCCAGTTCGACAGGAGGTGCTGGAGGGATTCAATTTACCGACGTTGGTGGAACGGCCTATGCGGCCACGTTTGAAACTCCGACAGCTAACTCCCCGCCGTCGCACAACCAAATTTTTGTATACTCCTGGAGTGGAAGCGCCTGGACGCTTGTCGGCAGCGGAGCGCTAAATGCAACCGGAACCGCCGCCTCTCCGAATTACGCAATTGCAAGCGACGGAACACACCCATGCGTGACTTGGGCCGACTATACGGTCGATAATGGCGATCTGATCACCTCAGGGCAAGCCAAGGTTCATCTTTCCTGCTATATCAGTTCGGCATGGACAGTGCAGGGCGGAGGAATCGCAAATGTAAACGCAAACAACTACGCCATCGACCCGTCGCTGATCTATGTCTCCGGGACGCCATATGTAGCCTTTACCGAACGAACGCTCGCCGGGAATGCCCAACTTTGGGTGCGAAAAGTATCAGCCGGGGCGTGGGCGACGGTCGGGAGCGGATCGATTAACCAGGACCCGAACGGCAATGGTTGGGCCTTTCATCCGTCTATTGCAAGCGACGGTACGAATCTATATGTTGCTTGGGTGGAATATCAACCTCCTCATGCTTATGTAAGCGGGGAGCCCTCAGAAGAACGGGCTCAGGGATATGTGGCGAAATTCACTTCCTCCTGGGCGCTTCTGGGGACTGCATTTAACGCTGATGCTCTTTACGGGTCCGTTCAGCGGGCTTCTCTTGCCTACTACAATTCTCAGCCAGTGGTTGCATTTAACGAACAGGACTGGGGTTCCAGCACTCAGCAACTCTATGCAAGGGCATGGAATGGTTCGGCGTTTACACCATTATCTGGCTCGGTGACAGGCGGCGGAAGCGTGCGCCTTGGAAGCGGAAAGGTTCTAGGTTCTGCCGTCGCTAAATAATTTATGAAGACCATACTCTTTTTGATCGCTTCGTCGTTGGCGTTAGCACAATCCACTCCCGGCCTAATTTCTTTCTATGGCACAGGTGGCGGCACCGCTCAAGCGCAGACTGTAACCATCACGCAGCCTTATTCGCTGTCATCCGGCCAACCGCAAGTGTGCTGGAAGGCAAGCGCAGCGAATACGGGAGCGGCTCCAACTTTGGCCATTACGACCCCAAACGGGACGTTGACGGCTACTGCTATCACTAAAAATGGAACGGTCGCGCTAGTCGCTAATGATATCAAGGCGAGTACATGGATGTGCGTCATCCCAGATGGCACTCAATTCCAGCTTCAAAACCCGCAGACGAGTGGCAGCGGGATCACTCAGCTTACTGGAGACGCTACGGCAGGACCCGGCAGTGGATCGCAGGCGATTACGCTGGCGAACACTGCTGTTACTCCAGGGAGTTATACCAGCACCAACCTGACAGTGGACGCCAAAGGCCGGATCACGGCGGCTTCCAATGGAAGCGTGGGTGGAACAAAGTTGGACTTTGGGTTCGACTTCCGTTCCAGCGCGACCCTCGGAGGAGGACCCGGAGGAACTGTTAGAGAAGAGGGCTTTGCGGTCTATGCTACAGACCAAACTACCCTGGGAACAATGGCCTATCCTCACATATTCACAAATGCCAATAATCAGTCGATGGTATGCGGATGGGAAACGGGCGGAGCATCGGTAGCCTCTGTAAATCGAGCCAATAACCTCAGTGGCGACAACCGGCTGCAAGGTATGAGTTACCTTGCAGCCAGCACTACCGCAACGTGGCGTTGTGATTTACCCGCCGCTGGATATTGGAAAATCGATGGAGCCTTTGGAGATCCTGCAAATCCGTCAGTTCCAAACATCACGCTAAAGGACACAACCACTGCGCTCTTCACAATTTCAGTAACCATAGGCTCGGCTAGTCTCGCAGATGCTTGGGGCTCGGTATGGTCTGCGAATGCCGGGGTTAACTTTTGGCCGCTATCGCACCAGACACAAACTTTCAATTTTGCTACCACGATATTTCGCATTGATTTCAACTCATCGACGGGGAACAATCCCATCAGTCATCTTAGGATGACCCAACTATGAAGACTATACTCGGCCTACTGGCTTCCGCCTTAGCCTTCGCCGGACAGGGCATTAAGCTATCCAATGTGCGCGTGGAAAACGGCTCCATCACCGCGCAGACGACTTCCCAGGCGATCATCGCCGAGTTTGAACTATCGGACATCACTAGCCCAGGAAGCGGTGCGCTTGCGGAATTGAACGCTATAGGAATAGAACTAGACTATTCCAGCGGCGCGTACATTCGCATCGCGTTTCTTCGCGACGTGGGGCCGGGAGTGTGCGACATCCCGATAGCATCCTTTGTGAACGGGTATGCCTACGTCCGCCTGATGCACGATGATACTGGTTCGGTTGGCACGGCGAAGACCGATTACTGCGAGGCGTGGGACATAAACAATGTCGAGCAGTTTTTTGAAGCACAGGCATATACTAGCTTTACCGGATCGAACAGTGCCGGAATTTACTTAGCTCAGAATGGAAACACTTCCACTCAGCGGTTCCATTTTTTCCGCTTCGGGACCACGCTGATTCCTCCGCATTCCAGGATGCCCGCAACGGCAGATGTTGGACCGCTGAACTCCGGCTCATGGTTTGTTCACTGGAAATTCGATGGATCGTTTACTGATGCCTCGGGGAACGGTTGGACAGCGGTTATGTCGGACGCATCAACGCCGTCCGGGACGTGTGGGTCTACCGCTACGAGCTATTGCACCACGCTTTATCAAAATCCGATTCCGGTAATTACGCTTTCCCAGACTACATGGAGGGCAGGAAACCCTCAGACCGTATCTTCATCCTCCTCGTTCACTCAGGCGGATGCTAGCTCGTCGATACCCAATCAGTTCTGGCAATTTCTCTCTTATCCAATCGCGCCACCGATTGTAACCGGGCGGACCTCCGCAAGTGCGACGGTGAACGGGCTCACTGCCGGGGACTATACCCTCCAACTCAGCGTTACGGATGCGACGCCAACTACTGGAGTTCTTGCTCAGCACATGGGTACGGTGGCTACCGATGCCAACGATATCGCCATTAACAGCGCGGCGTTGCCCGCAAACTCCGCCACGGACATCATGCTTGGGCCGCTCCAGAAGTGGATGAGTCCCGTTGCTAATTGGCCGTTATTCGACACGCTCCACGGACTCCAGCAGAGTCTTCGGGCACAGGACTTTCAGACTTCCTCGATAAATGGCGGATCGGTCTTCCAGAACGGAATCGCATTTTTTGATTACGCACAAGCCGGAACGGTTACGGCAACTCAAAATTCATACGTCCTTGTCGGGAGCGGAACGACATTCCTCACAAGCGCTTGCGGAACAACAGAACCGACAGCGCAAGCAGGAGCCGTGGCATCTATATCTGCCGGAATCCACACAGCCGACACGTACACCGTGACGGGCAGTAACAACGTTCTCAAATTGGTCTTTGACGGTGGCTCTCCGATCACTGTAAATCTAACGACCGGATCACGTAATCCGGCACAGATAGGGGCAGATATTCAAACCGCAATTGGCGGCACTGGGATTGCCGCACCAACCTATAACGGCTTATTGGTTCAGATCAGGACTGCTACGACCGGAGGTAGCGGATCGCTCGCCATTCAAACCGTGGCGAACAATGCCTACGCGCTCCTTGGGTTTGTGATCGGAACTTATACGACGGCGAACATCGCTCAGAACAACATGACCATCATGCCGTGGAGCGCAACGCCTGCGCCCAATACGGCATTTCCGACGATTCGGAACCAACTGAATATCCTGGGCTGCAACTCGGATACTTCCATGGTGATCGAGCAGGCCAATGGACTCGCATGGAGATACCCAACCTCGTCCGGGGTCCAGTACGCTCTCGACAATCAAGCATGGCCCACTTACAACAGTTTTCAGAACAACGGGAACTACTACGATAACATTTTGGGTGACTATTACAAGGCTTTTAAGAGCGGTCTTGCGGCGGATCTTACTCAAGCAAGAGCGCGCGCTGATCGATGGTTCCGGCAACCAGCTATCAACCTCGGAGATGAGTATACAACCACAATCGATCCATCGGGGATAAACGGGACCGGGCGACAGGTCTCCTCGCGGCTTTTGGGTCTCTCCGGCGTGATTCTTCGCGCGCTCGATGGACAGCCTTCCTATTGGACCGGGTTGGAGTACGTGTTCGGAACGGACATCGCGAAGCTGACCCAGGCGGGATTGACTCAGATCGCCGATCTATACACCGATCAAAGAGAGTTCGGTTATGCCATGATCCGGGTCGCGCAGTGTGCCTTGTTTGATCCGAACTCCTACGCGAATACATGCCGACAAGCGTTGGTGGACGTGACGAATAACGCCATTACCAACTCCAGAGATACTGCGGATGGGGCATTCCCATATTTCCCGATTCTCTACTGGACCAGCAATTCCTGGGGCTCGGGCTCCTCGGTGAGCGTGGTGAACGGATCGCCTAACGTGACGGGAACAAGCACAACTTTCGGAAACTTTGGACCAACTTCTACGATTTGGATGTTCCCAACTCCCGGAACGCGACCGGCAAACAATGCTGTCGGGGATTCCGCGTTCTACATCCCAGTGTTCAAGGACGCGACGCACCTGATCCTCGGAACGGGAACGCCAACGACCATTTCAGCTTCGATCACAGCTGGCATTCGCACAGTCACTCCCGCGAGCATGGCCGGGATCACCAACGGCGTGTCGCTCATCAGCCAGAACGCGGATGGGAGCAACACCGAGTTGGTCACAGCATCCGGGGTAACCGGCTCCACGTTCACCGCAACGTTCGCATCCAACAAGGCCGGGAATTCGAATCTGTACCTCGCGGCGAACTATTCAGGCACGACTGGAGGAGCCAAGGGATATGCGATCTTCAACAGCGGCGCGGATGTGCCCTATATCGGTTGGGGCTGCCAGCCGTTTATGTGCGGGCTGGAGGCCGAAGGCTTTGCCATCGCGTCCTTGGCGACCGCTTGTACCTCGCCGGGGGTGCCCACGAATTGCAGCAACACGGTGTCGGGATTGCTGGCCGGGTACGCTTCGGACAATGCCAACTGGATCGCGAATGTGGGCTACAACCCGGCGACTCAGGGGGTGTGGCAGGGCGCGGGGTTTGTGAACTGCTCGCCGCCATCCGCCAATCCGTATCCCTGTAACTCCGGCAATTTGCCCTACGGCGAACGTGTGACGGCGCAGGAAGCTGCCGGGGGCGTCTCGTGGGCGTATAGACTGTCGGGTACGACTGGCTTCAAGACTCTCGGGGATGCGCTATTCGGGGCGGCATGGACGAACTCAGGAGGATTACCGGATTACAATCCGCCCACGGGGTCCTACGCGACCGTTCCTGGTAACGTCGCCAGCCCAAAGTATTACGGGCTCATGGATGGAATCTCGACGCAGCCCGCGTATCAGGCGGTTAGGACTTGCGCGAGCTTCCCGTGCTTGAGCCCGGTGCAGCCCGCGAACCTGAAGACCTATCCGATCAGCTTCTCGTTATCGGGCGTGAGCGGGGCGGCGAAGTTCCGGGCGATCCTCACGGCTCCCAACGGGGCACAGACGACGATCACCTGCACCAGCAGTCCTTGTTCGCTCAGCGGCCTGGATGTGCGGCAAGGGGATTATCTCCTCCAGACGCAGTACTTGACGAGCGGGAACGCGGTGCTGGCGAGCGGGGATCAAGCGAAGTTCCCAGTGAGTCCATAAGAAAACAGAACCAAACCAAGGGGAGCGCTGCGACTCCCGACACGGCTAACATCACGATCACTGGCTGAATCCAGGAAGGTACAGAGTCAGCATCCTCAAGATAGATTAACCACCAAGCGTAAATTGCCGCCGAGGTCCAGAGGCCGAGCAGGGCGAGTCTCATTTGGACACCAAGCGCGACACGTGCCCCTCAATCGCATCCTCGCTCATGCCGATGCTCCGCAAAAACGGAGCGCATTCTTCCGAGCAAGTGTGAATCTCCGCGATCCTCCCGCTGGCTCGACAGGAATCGCATCGGCGGTAGCCAAGGTGTTCGGTGAAACCCTCCAGGTAGTTTCCTGAGATGAAGTGCTCGATGCAGCACTCCGGGATGCCGGAATGCTGGCCGAACTCTCTGTGATAGCTGTCTCGATGCAGTCTCATTTTGCGCTAGTGGGTGGAACTGTGGTGACCTGCGCCCACCCAAAAGAGGCGAGCGCAAGCCAGACCGCACATACCATCCATTCAGCCGAATCGCGGTCAGTCTTCGGATGATCGCAACCACATCCTATTGAGGATGAGGGATGGAATTTCATTTGTGTTCCTTGCTATCCTTAAGCAGCATTATGCCCCACCAAAGCCACACAACACCAATACTAAAAGGGTTTGACTCAATACGTGGCAGAATCCACAGTTTTGGATAGTCCTTGTGTTTTCCCTTTATAATCATTGGTGACTACTGCCCGCTCCCCGGACACGGCGAAACCGGAGGCCAGTTATTACCGCAGGGGTTGATGTCCCGCTGGGAGTGGATCGGCGCGGCGCTCAACAGCAAGGCCGCGAGAAGGGTTAAGAGAATGGTTCGCATGGGGTTATTCTACTCCTACTTTACGTTCGTTCCTTCGACGCCGCGCTTGATGCGTGCGACCGTGCGTCGCTGGAGCCACATCAGCGCTTCCTCGCAATGGGTCAACGAGATTGCATTCTCGCGGCAAGCGAACGGGCCAGCCTGGAAACTCCGCAGGCGGTCAATCACAATAGCCAGTAGCGCTTCTTGCGTTATGCCGTTTACGCCAGCCTCTTTGATTGGGCCATTCTGAAACAGCACCAACTCCCGCGAATAGCTGGACATATAGCCAGCGCGATCCTTCGCGGAGGGATTAGGCTTGGTGTCGAAGCCCGTTATTTCGTATCGATGGTTTGCGCCCCCAGCCCCCGGCTCGTCAGTAACTTCGATCTTCAACTGCACAGCTTGATCGCCGCTCACGATATGGTCTGTAAGTTCTCGCATGGCTACTCCCCATCCGGCGTCGAGTCGATCAGCGTCTGCAACGCCGCCGTGAACTCGTTTAGCACACCGTTTCCGTGCGTTCCACCCATTGACTCCGGCTGTAATAGCCGCAGGAAATCAAAGAACTGCTGCCGCTTATCTTCCGCGAGAAGTGATCCGTAGCGGTTGATCGCGTTTTGGATGGCGCTATTCCCCGCCTCCACGTCCTGCTTTGCTTTGATCAGGTCAGTTTTTAACATTTGGTCTCCTCTTTACTAAAATTGGTTGGCTGGCGTGCCGGTTCTAACCCGGCTGAGGTTTCCACCATCAGGTGCTTGCAGTCTCTTTGACGCTGCTTACCTGTGGCGTGCGTCGGACTTCGAAGGAACCTCACCGCTACGCCCCGTATCCTTCATCATCAAGATTGACGCCAGCATAAAATATTCTTACACGCCTTGCGGCAACTTCGAGTTTGAAATCATCGGGCCGATTGAGAACTCCGTGATAATGCTCTCTTCCGGCAGCAGTCTGCCCATCGGCATCGGGAAGATCGGGCCGTGCGGCGGGTCAGACGGCGCTGAGTGCGTCGGGAGCCACTGCCACGTCTTGCCATCGTTCACCCACTGACCGGGAGCGCCTACGCCGTTCTGGTTCATGGCGCGGAGCATCACGCCCACCGTCTGGACTTGGCCGAATCCGTCCGTGAATTGCAGCCAGCGGCGATGCTCATCTGCTGGATAGATGATCTGGAATCCTCCCGGCCCTCCGGTCGGTTGCCATGCCACAATCGCCGCACCCTCCGCGCCAAGCGCTTTACGCATTTCCTGCGCCTGCTCCAGAGTCGCCAAATACTCAGGATTAATAGGCCCTCCGTTGTTCACATAAGCTCCGGTGGGCTCAACCACATACGGCGGGTAACTCGCCGCTTCATCAGGCAGGTTCAGCGTGCTCGCCTGCCCCGCCTGCGTCAGGAACGGGACGAACTTGGCCGGGAGCACAACTTGGCTGACATCGCCCATCTTGACCGTCTTGAGCGTCAGGAACGAGTTCACATCCGTGTCGTCCACATCGAGGGCCACCCAGTTCTTGACGGGCAGTGCCGGGTTGAACGGCGGCGTGCAACTCTCTGGCAGTCCCGCAGCCTTGGCCGATGCTCGGGTGAAGATGCCGTATAGGTAAAGCTCGCTCATGCCGTAGGGCGAGGTCGCGGGCGTCGGCGGTCGTTGGGCAAAAGTGCCGGGGATGGTGCTCATACTCGTGTGTATCCTTCCTCGAATGCTTGAGCAGGTGAAAAAGAGCGGTAGCCGTCCTTGTAAAATACGAGATAGCCTCCAACTTGTGGTTCATGTTTCGACAACCAATCGCGACTGACTGCAATCGGTGCAAAGCGATCTTCTGGGACTATGAATCCCCCGATGTCCTCGCGGCCGTTGCCATTCAAAATTGCATCGAGTTCTTCGATGGTGGGCTTAGGCGCTGAAATAACTTCCTTGATCTTAAGTGCGTAAACGTGCTTGTGGCTTCTATACTCTGGCAGCGGACTGGCCGTGCCATCGCATTCCTTTGCCACTTTTGCGGCCTCTGCGAATGTTGTCATGCTTCAGTATGCTCCTTTTTTACGGCTGCGATCTGTTCCGAAGTGGCTAGAGACCACTCCTCTGGATCAGGGTTTATCTGCCCCGCTTCTGCGTATGCTGCAGTGCGGTAATCTACATCGATGCGTTCTTCGCCGGGTGTTGCGGATGGTTCTCCCATTGGTACGGAGAAGGCATAGTCGTATTGCTGTTCGTCATTCATGCCGCTACGCTCCTTTTCCTAGGTGGTCGATAGTTCCAATTCTCAAGGGCACGATTCTCAGTAGTCCCACAAACCCCCGGCTGCACTAAGCAGGTGTCGTTTGCGCAAAACACATTTCGCTTTCGCGGACCGCCGCCATGCCACGGAACGATGAGTGGCTGTTCGCCGCAGAACGGACACGCCAGGGCTTGCGATAATCCGGCTACCTTGCCTCCATGATTTGCCCAACCGCCTAACGCCGATTCGCTCATTTGATGGCCTCGTTCTGCGCTTCGGTGCTGACTGAGGAGGAGGGCACAAAAGCTACTATTCCGTCATCACCGCACGGATAACCAAAATCCGCGTCGGTTTCTCCCGGCCATAAGCAGCCCACGAAAGGCTTCTGATAATAGCCGTGGCATTCGTAGTCGCACATCGAGTTCGCCATTTCCAGCGGGGCTGACCTTCCACGCGGAACCTTGCGAAGGCCGCACACCACGCATTCAACCGCGATGCCAACCTTGGTCGGCTGTCGAACTTGCTCCGATTCGAGCGAAGCCGGGATGCTGCCTGAGGCCAATTTATCGGCGTTGTTCATTTCGTTTCGGCCTCCGTCAGCGTTGCGTCTTGGACGGGCTCTGCTCGTCTCTTTTTCTCTTCTCCGATGGCCCGCATCACCGACCACACTCGCGCTAGGGCATCGTCGTGAACGGCATCCAAGTCAGCATCGGATAAATCAGATAACCCGTCATGATGAACTATTAGTTGCCAATGCGCCCCGCGCTTACTACAAATACCCTTCGCCTTCGGGTGCTTTCTTAGCATCCATCCAAAGCGACGTTGTTCCACAGAAAAGCGGCCAGCTAGATCGAACCTCTGAGTGTTCTCGAAGAATTTCATGCCTTCTCCTCCTATTCCACGATCACCCCGCCCTTGCCGTCCGCTGGCATGGTAATCCGTGCTCGATGCGTCTCCCCCAGCTTCGCAAGCGCTGCGACTAACTGCGGTATCTGCGCCCTGATGCCGTCTAGGAATTGCTGAATCCCTTCGACCTCCATGGCCTTCAACTGTTCTGCGTTCGGAAATCCGAGCATCTTATTTCTCCTCCTCGATTCGATCCTCGCACCCCAAGGCGCGGGCTACGGCACGGATGCCATTATCAAGATCTTGATCGCTCCCATAAATAGACCCCCCTGTCTCCATGAACACTTCTCCGAGATATTCAATGCTCACCTTTGGCGTCTCCGCTGGCACGGATGGTAGGCCTTCTATCATGTGCCGAACCATCGCCTCTGCTTGCTCTGCATCTAGGAAGTTCGTTCCCACTGGTCCGGGATGTTTGTACTTGATGGCCGATTCGGATTCCGTACAGGCCGGGGCCTCAGCAGATACGGGCGAAGTGGAGCCCTTGTTCTCAGCGGCATTCAGCGGATGAAACGCTCGCGGAATATCCGACTCGTTGATTTGGAACTTTATCGAGCCGCTCGCATCACGCGAAACGTCGTAGTGAAATTGCGAGGCCGCGCCCTCTTCGGAGGGCTCCAGCCATGCCTGCCTAATATCCCCACGATCTGAAAATACCAAGGGACCAATTTTTACCACCCGCATCCCTTCAGGGCATCCTGGAATCCTACGGGCCTGGGCCAGTTGCGCCTGGACTGCTTTCACGTCGTTCGATTTGTCCATGATGAACGCCTGCATGACATTAGCTAGTTCGTCAGCCAGATCTCCAGATGGATTATCCAATGTGATGCCAGTCGCTTCCATCACGTTCCGTACTGCGAATCCTAGCCGCGCAATCTCTTCGTCCTTTGCCGCGTTCTCGGAGCGTAGGCGATTTCTATCCTCGCGGATTACGTCTATGACACCAATGAGATAATTTCCCGCATCTTCGTCGTGAATGCAGAACTGTGCCCCTCGAATAAACTTCTCGCGCTCCGACATCCCTTCCGTCATTCCCGCTTGTTCCGCCATCTCAGTAGCCCCCTTCGCGAACAATGCGATTGGCTTTACGACGCAAATCCTCAAGCCCTCCAGCCCCTTCTGCATAATGCGTTGTATCGCTTCCTGCTAATTTGCATATTGGCAGGAGATGGTCCTCGATGAAGGCAAGTAACATGACAACATCGTTGCAGCAAACTTCGTCCTTAATCACATCCAACTGCGCCCGCGTCAGCACCTTGCTATTTTCCGCCATCTCACTCCCCTTTGCCGCTGGATGTGCCGGATTGACATTCATCGCACAGCATCACGCCTGCCTTATATCCATCAAATGCTTCACACAAGATGCAGTAGCCATAGACAACCCTTTCCTGACTTACCTCCGTTACAACATAATCCGCAGTGGACACATCATCATCCATCGCCTCTAATAAATGATGCCTGCATTCACAATCCTCAAAATTGCAGGCAGAACACATTCTATGCAGGCATTCTGCGCTCCAGCTCATTTCCCGGCCTCGTTCCTTGTGGCTTCGGGCTTCGCGGGCTCGGTGGATGAACGCTGCGGAATATTATTTCCGTATTTCGCAATCAAATTAAAAGCCTCCAACAGAACACAAAGGCTACCCACCTCTCTACCAAGCAGGGCTTGCGTTTGCCCTTGTTCCAGCGCCCTCTCCGCAATTCGCTTGGCTGTCATGCTAATCCTAGGGCCACTATTGTTCTTTGGGCGAGAGCCATGCTCATCACTCCCGTTCCTGGATAAAGATCCTCCATCGTGTCGCCTTGTTGGAAATTAAGGAGATCCAAAATCCAGTGACAAACCGTTATCGGCTTCGCTCCCACTAACCCCTTCTGAAGCGTGATGGGCGCAACAATGAAGTCTTTCGGGGTCGTCTGCTTGCCATTCTTCTCTGGAATAGCCGCCCGATGGCCATTCATCGGGTTGCGGCCTCCGTAGAAGATTACAGGCTCCCAAGCATAGGCAGGCCGCACGTTGCGCTTGAAAGCGCAGAACGATTTGCACCAAGCGCCCATTCTCCAACCTGGAGGACACATCGGCAGGATCACAGACAGAGAAGGCGTGCTGGCCGACAGCGCCCACCCATCAGGGAAGTCCGTCATCAAGCGGTCTATCAACAAACGGTGATCCACTTCCGCACAGAGCGGGTCGTGTGAGTAATGCTGTTTGGCCTGCCCGATATATGGTGGGTCTGCGTAAGCGAATTTCACGGCTTCACTCCTATCGGGTCCACGCGCCTAGGGCCGACCACCGCAGGCGCTTTCCCATAAACTGCTAAGGCGGTGTAATCCGCGCAATCCTTGAGCGTCAGGGTTTGCGGAACTGGGTTAGAAATCACATACTTCGGCACATCCTTCGACGCCCATGCCACTGCAAGCTGGATCGCCAGCCCGCTAACCGTCGCCACCGTTCCCACCTGCGAGGGAGATTTCTTCAGTGCCGACTCAGCTTGCACCGCCACGCCGCCTACTTCGACCGCGCGCCCGCCCCACTTCGCGATTCTAGCAGGCAGAGATTCCGCCACACGCTGCGAAAGAATTGCTGATTGCTGCTCCAAGCTGTACAAGCGAATCTCAGGGAACTCGAAGCGCAGCCAGTCGAAAGACACTGGAAGCGGCCCTACGGGGCAGACATGAATGTTAACCGTCGCAGCCGCTACACCTCTCCCGATCAATGGCGCAGTCCCCGCGCTCGACATGAACTCCATCGTAGCCATGACCTGACAATGTGCCGTGATCGCAAGCAATCCCCACACAATGACGGTAGAAATAGGCCACGCCAGCACAATTCCTGCGATGCGCCATTTCATTTCCCCGCCTTCACTGACTCACCTTCAGCAAGCGCGATGGCGGCGCGTGGCAATTTACAAGTCGAGCACTTAGCCCAGTCACTTCTCATATTTTGCGAGTCTCTTGGACCATGCGGCTCCGTCCAGCCAAAGCGATGACCGCATGTTTGGCATAAACAATTCCGCAACGCTTCCAGCAGCTTATCTGCCGCTCGGTGAAGGGGGCAGTAGGCGATCTTTAACTCCTTGCCGAATACACGTTCTTTGTCCCCGTTCGTCTCGATCCGGCACCCGCATTGTTCGCTCATAAAATCTCCTCATCTTTGCACGCCATCCTTGAGTAGGCGAATAGCACACGCCGTTAAGGTCTCCCCTTCGCGCTCTGCTCGCATTCTCAGGCGATCTTTTAACGATTCTGGAATGTGAAGATTGAGGCGGGATCGTAATGGCTTTGGATGCAAGCGCTCTAGCTTTTGATCTTTCCTCCATACCGGGATGCGCTTTGCCATGCACTCATTATGCACCATTTTTGCACTTCGTCAATAATTTAATTTTTGCCGCAAAACTCCGCGTAGAGCCGCTGATACTTAGCAACGCCGTCCTCGATGTTTACGCCCCAAAATTCCTCGAACACTCGTTTCCCTCGTTCAATGCAAAACTGACCGGAGATTTCATGCGTGAGCATGTGCAGCCGCGCGACTAGGGGGATGGTGCGCGTATCGTCTTTGGGTGATCCGAAGAAACGTACATGATGCACAGTCGCCGGAATCTCGCCGGTTATCCAGCATGGCTGAAGCGCCGTCCACGCCAAGCGTTCGCGGTCTACGATTCTCCCTCGGCGCGGCTTTGTGCGTTTGCGCTTAACGCGGGTTCGACGTAGCATTTAATTCGTTTGAATGAAACCACCCAGACAAAGGGGTTGTTCTTCCATGAACCGGCTCCGTTGATCTTCTCCCAGAGCGCGGCGTAGGCGTCGGTAGCCGAATCCATGACCATCTTTCCTGGCGTCCCATTCGGATCGTATCCATACACATTTCCGTTCGGCAATTTGAATCGATGGATGCCTTCGGCGAGTGCGTCAGCTTCGGTGATGCAATTCAATTGCTCGATGCGGACGCCGCTTATTTCAAGCGTGATGCGCGAGGCCCAACGCGGCGCGTGAATACCGGGACAATAGTCTTGCTCTTTGTGGTGCGCCCAAACGAGCATCGCGGTTTCTTCCGCCTTGTCAACCATCACGGGCAAGTCGTCGGCGCGATACAGCCAAGGATCTCCATCTGGCCGGTGAAGCCCCTCTCGGACCCAAAGTTTATCTCCCACTTTTCCGTATGGGCACGCTTCGGGATAGATGCCCTGGTTGATACTAGCGACTGACACGTCATTGCGCTTCGTCTTGATCGCCCACCCACCAAGGTATTCGTGGTCTCGCACCGGCTGCGGCTTGACGATCCGGCGTGTCTGAACTTTAGCGCCGGATAGAATAGCGCGGACCATCGGCGAAGAAAAAAGGATCGGCCTTTCGCGCGGTTCGCTCATGCCCTGCCCACTCTCCGATTTACTTCCCTCGCCCGATCCTCTGGCGATAAGCTCGCCCAAAAAGATCGCATATTGTCTCTGTTTACGATTGACCTGCTATTCTCCAGCATTTCGCGGCGGCGGCGCGCGCGAGCATCCCGGCTCGGGATTCGGCGCGGACGGTCCAAAAGGTTATTTTGCGCCTGGATGCTACCCTTGGGGCTTACCAAGGGCCAACCTGGACGCGGCGGCATACGCCCTTCCGCGAGCGCCAGCCAGTTGTCCAGCATCCACTCTGCATCGGTGCCCACCAAATGCCCGGAGCGCACATAGGCCGCTAGGCATCCCTTCCTCAGCCGTTGAATTTCCTTCTGTTCTGGCGTCATTTGGTCCCCGGCAAGAAAACCAGCAGCATTGGGATCTTCGAGCCCTTGAAAATGTTCACAATGCGCTTTGAATCCGTGTCAACGAAGGCGTTTTTGCCGTCCGTCACGACGTACATGTCCGGGTGCGTCAACCGATTCCGCACCTGTTTGACGATGCCACGACACTTTTGCAGCGAAAGGCCCTTCTTCCGAAGCTCTGCGACTAACCGTGCTTCGCGGACCTCCTGCGTCGAGTAGTAGCGCTTGTGCCCGATGTGGCGCGGCTGGATGATGGATCTTTCGTCGAGCCATTGGAGTTGGCGCGGAGTAAGGCCAATCGCGGCGGAGACTTCGGTGGTGGTGTATTCGTGCAAGGCGTTCATGCCGGAGTTTCCTTCTCTAGCTCGGCCAGCATCGCTTCGCCCTCTTCATTGCTGAGCGGCGTTATTCGCGTGAAATGGGTCGCCCACTCCTCCCAGTCGCGCTCTACGTCGCAGACGTGGCCTATGGCTAGGCGTCCGGGATCTCGAATGTCGATCACCACGCACGGCCCGTAGTCTTCATGCATTTCGGCGATTGGTCGCCAGCTATATCGTGTCGGATCAGGGATTGGCGGGAATATCGCCCACAGCGGATCTCCGGCCTTCATGCCTTGAAAATGGTCAGTTTTATACTTCAGTGGCGCAGCCAGCATCGCGCATTCCTCGCAGACTTGCACGATATTCAACACCGATCCGTTCGTTGAAATTGCCCGATGCGTGGCGGTTTGTCCGCATCCCTCAACGGGAATTTTTGCGTCCCAATTGGCATCTCGCGTGAACTTCCAAGCAACCTGACACTTCATTCCGCTGCCGCCATTTCTGCGCCACGCAGCGCGATTGCGAAGCCAGCCGCTTCAGGCCCATACGTCACGGACAATTGCATGATCGCGCTGTAGGCGTCCTGAACGCGCGATTGCATCTCCGGGTCGAGCGTCGAAATCGATCCACGAATCATCAAAACCACTTCTGCTTCTTGTGTCATCTCACCAAACCCTCCAGTCTGTCTAACTTCTCTTGTGCGCGCGCCGCCGCTTCAGGATCGCCCTTGAGTAGTTCCTGACCGGCTTCACAGAGACAAAACTTCCATGTTCCCGCGTGGTCGTTGAGCCCAATGTCTCCGCACAAAATGCAGGTCGGAGCGTCTTTTGGCGGGAATGAGTGCGATCTATCGACCATAGCTAAGGCCCTCCTGTAGTCCGCGTTGTCGGCGAAGAATCTCACGCTGCCTTGTTCGCTTTCAGTCCGATGTGCAACGCGATCTCGCAAAGTGGAAAGTCGAGAACCTCATCCATCCACCGAAATGAAATCAGGCGTCCGTTTTTCAAAACTCCGATATTGAAATCATCCGAACCGCGCGTTTCAAATCCGTGGCTCCTCGCATCGATGTAGTTCGTGAACTTCTCGCCGTCCCACGAGTAGCAGATTTCCCAATTCCCGACTACCTGCTGAAAGATTACGATGTACCGCATCAAGAATTTCCTCTCGCGCTCCATGCGCCGTAAGCACTCTTCCGCCGTCTCGCCGCGAAGCATCTCGTAGCCGCACCCGACCGCGCCACCCTTCCACGATCCGCTGCGCTCGCCCACTTCGTCGTCAAAGGAAACGTCGATGCACTGGCGCTGATCCTCGAATAGCGAAGTCCACTGAAGGCACCGTGGACGCCATGCACGCCGGTCAACAAACACCGTAGCCGTTCGCTGCTGAACCTCCCCGTTTTTGCGAACGTAGGTGTACGGATACTTGAACTCTTCGCGTCCGTCCGGTTCCTTCCCACCTAACTGCCCGCCGATTCCCTCTCCGCGACTCGGCCCAACTTCCCACGATCCGACGTAAGGCACCCAAGAACCATCGGCGCGCCGGACTTCATGGCGCTGATGTTTTGCTTCGAACGGATTGATGCTGAAGCTGACCCCACGCACCCACCACGGATCGGCCTTCACCCACTCCATCGACTTCGAATATGGATGAATCCAGACGCAGCCGTTGTGGATCTTTATCGCGATCTCGCGCTTATCGACAACGATGGTGTCCGGGTAGTTTGGCGACAGAACCTTGTGCGGCAGGATCTTGTCTATCCACGCGAAATTTGTGCTTAGCGACAGCCAGAACGCGAACGGCGGGAACGCGGCGCTGAACGTCAAATCCTCGTCGTCCCAGTCAACTCCGATGCCGCAAAAATGCGACCACAGATTCCAAGAGAACTGGATTGTTGGCCCTGGCCTGCGACTCTTCGTGCGGAAGTGCCACCAGCATCGACCGTGGCGCAAACCAGAGCCTTGACCGCCGCCCTTTTTGTCGTTGAGGTTCTGCCAGTGCCACCACATCCACGGCGTCTTTTCGCGCTCCTCGCGCTCGGCGATTATCTTCAAGTCGGCTTCGTTCATCGTAAACCACGCATTGCGTTTTCGAGTCCAAACTTCGCGTGTTTGAATCCATCCTCCGGTTTTGGCATGATTTCCATCGCCTTCAGCCGAGCAAGAACAGTCTCATAATCCTGCTCCAAGCAGAGCACCGCAACCACAAGCTCGCGAAGATGCGCGATACTCATTCCGTCCGTCTCTAAGCACCATTTTTCGACATTCACATCGCCGGTCCCTATCGCTTTTTTGAGATACCCCATCCGCGCTGCGCTCGACGGCATACCGATCTTGATTCGTTCATCGAAGCGCGAAGGACGGTTGACGATCCGCGCACCAAGGCGCTCCGGGTAATTGGTTGACGCCAGATAGACGATGTTCGACGTTTGGTGTTCTCCATCGAGTACCGCAAGCAGGGAGTGTTCGCCGAATCGGTTCACGGTTTCGTCCACGTCCTCGAACACAACAATCAACGGGCGCGTCGGCTCGATGCGGCGGAAGAATCGCAGGACGGCCACCGTCAAATCGGGATTGTCAGCCAGCAGAACAATGCCGTCATGCTTGTTGACGATCTCCGCCATCAGCAGGTGAATGCACACCGTTTTCCCGGCTCCTGGAGGTCCCCACAAAAGCACGCCGCGCTTATACAACAGGCCATGTTTTTCGTAACGCTCACGCGACCGCCAGAACTTTCGAATGCCGTCGAGTACGCGAATATGCGCCGGTTCTGGAAGCTCTACGAAGTCGTCAGAGACAAGGCTGATTAGCTCCAGGAACGGGCCGAAATCGTCCTGACCGGCGCGGTAGACGGCGGCAGGCAGCTTCTCTCGCGTCTTTGCTCCTGGCCGATACTTCCCGTTCGAAAGAATCTGCCACTGGGCGAAATCGACATCGGTTCCGGTTCGCATCGGCGGCGATGACGCTAGCTCGACGTTGCTCGGTCGCGGCGGCTGATTATTGTGCTGCTCAAGTAGTCCGGCTAGTTCTTGTTCTTCGTTCACTTTTTCTCCCGCAGAATCTCTTCCATCGTCGGCACCACATACGGCTTTAGTTTTTCTCCAAGGTGAAGGCCACAGGTGCATTCATCCGGCTCATACTTCGCGCCGCATCCTGGACAGTTGCGAACGAAGATTCCGACATCCTCAGCCGATCCACAGTTTTTGCAAGTCTTAAACTTCGGCATCTTCGTCCTCCGCCGCCCACATCGTTGCACCAACGCCACAAGGAAAAATCTCCGCATCCCGGCTGATCGTCTCCAGCAAAACCAGCAACGTTGGCCGGTCCCACGAATCACGTCCCGCCGTCGTCACACAATCCCGCAGGTAGCAAAGCAGCGCCGCTCCGCCAACTCCAGCTTCACCGTCGAGCATCGGCTTCGGCTTGCCTGTTTCCGCGTCGTGTCCTTGTTGCTTCACGATTTTGTCGATGCCGTCTGCCAATCGGCGCATGGCGGCTGCGGTTTCAGTGAACGTCATGCGCCACCGTCCCGAAAATGCCCCTGATCATACGCCAGCCAAATATCGGACGGGCAAGGAGCCGCAACGACATAGCCAACGTTGATCCCGTCGCAGGCCATACCCTCGAACCGTTTCCCACAGTTTTTGCAATGCAATTCCGCACGATGAACGTTGCCCCAAAAGAACTTTCTGGTTATCTCGTGGTCGTGGAATCCGAGCAAACACGCCAGCTTTTTCACAGCGCCATCCCTATCGCCTGCGCCAGCCGCTTCACTTCGGCCTCATGTTCCTCCGGCGTGCGCTTTGGCGTTGCCGGAATCGTAACCGGGTTCACGGTTTTCCGTGGTCGCGGCGGAGGGTCAATCGGCTTGATCGCCACGCTAACGTCGATCACGGTCCCCTCGATTTGCCTGTGCGCGAAGCCGCCAAATTCGACCATCTTCCGCTCGGTTTCTCGGCTTTTCGCTTCGATGTACGCAGCTTCGTTGTCGTCGGCGGTGAATCCCGGCAATCGGCAGTCAGCCTCATGCCCGTCCGCTGGCTTGAACCGCGTACAGTACAGGCCGCGCAAATCCGCGACCCCGCTCCACTCGCGCATAGCGCTAATCGCCGCCGCCGTCAGCCATTCCATCCGTTCTGGACGATCCACGAACCGGGCAACTTGCTCCATGATCGATCTCTGCGCATGTTCATCGCGCGGGAAGTACGGGATACAACTCATCGCCCGGACGCCATCGATAATTTTGTCTCTCACGTGCCCTCCCTGAATGCCCTAGCTGCCCGCTCGTGCGCTTCCTGCGCTTTTGTCGGCGGTCGGGTGCGCTCAAGTATCCTCGGAGCCGCCCGCTCCCAATGGCGCTCGCGCAAATAGTTCCACGGTTGGGCAATTTTGCTGGTTTCCCGGCTTTGCCAGTCGGCGAGGTTCTGCATCGCGAATTTGTGTGCCAATTTCCGCTCGGCGGATTGCAGCGCGAACCACTCGTTCTGGCATCGCATCTTGTCGCCGATGGTCAACCCGCGACCGAGCGCCACAAAAAGACCGAGCAACTCCTCGAACAAAACCATATCGATCTCGTTCGCCAAAACGAGTTCCGTTTTCGCTTCCTGATTTTCTGATTTTATAAAACCTTCACTTACAGATTCAGAGTCAGCGGGCGCGCGCCCGCGTGAGTCATTTCCAAAAGAAGGGTACCCTTCTTTTGTCTTTGGAGGGTGTGTATTTGGGTGGCCTATGCTTTCTTTGCCGCCAGCCGCCCTACGTACCCTTACGTCCTCGTCCAAGACCATCCTCTTGATGAACATGACGCCGCTATCGTCTTTGTGAAGTCTTTCTGCTTGTTGCAGTTCCAGAATTGCTTTTCTGAATGTCGGAAGCGGTACGACGCACCGCGAAGACATAAACTCGTCCGTTAATGGACCGATTTTGTCGGTCAAATGCCCATAAGGGACGCCCTCATGGGCGATGCACATTAGGTCCGTTAAAACGGAGCGAGCCAATGGTGAACAGCGCCTCAATTCCGTGCTGTCGAGCCAGTCCCTAGTGTACAATTGCATCCAGGGCCGCTTCATTATTGGCCATCGATTATCACGATGGAATGGTAGTGGGAAAGCAGTATCGGGCTGTCGCCGGATTCGATCACGAGGGCCTTAGATCCGTAATCAAAGCAGATCAATTTACCCTCAAATTTGCCCTCTGTGGTAACGACCCTAACAAACTTTTTCTTGAAACGAGATAGCTGCTCTCGAAAGGGATCGTTGGGCTTTGGCTTTATTGGGACAGGTGGTTTTTGTTGCGCCTGCGGTGGAGATGCTAAAGGCGCTCTTAGCGGCTGGTTCAAAAAGCCTCCTTGATAGGCTGGCGATATGCCGCCAGATCAAGGCTGGCGGCTATCGCTAAAATTATCCTTGCGGGATAGTAAAAAGTATAACCAGATCCAGAATATTTGCAAGAAAAAAATGATGGTGCTCCGGGATGGCCTTTCACCACCATCTACCGACAACCCGTGAGGATCGCCGGTCGCTCTAGCATTTAAGCTACCGAAGCATTCTGGTGCCGCTGGAAGGACGCGACCCTCCATCTATCGCTTGCGCGAGCGCTCTGCTTTAAGCTACAGCGGCATTGGTTCCCTCGGCTGGACCCGCCCCAGCATGAGCAGTGTTAGAGACTGCCAGCTTGCAGTTAGCTGACGAGGGAAAAACTGGTTTCCACGTGCGGTAGTGCGCCAGACATAGGCGCTCCGATCCGCTAATCGCGGCTGTGCAAATGGCTGTGAATCCCAGGTTGAAATCCGGCTCAGTCCAACTCCAGTGCGGAATCTGGTTGGCCGACAGCAACGCGCACGCCTCTTTCAGTGCGGCAACGTTGGGGACTCCGATAAGAACAATGTTTGGGATTCCCTCCACGCCATGATGGGAAGAAAAGGAAAGCGTTGCGTGGTTGGATTGGACGATCTGCTGAGGAAGGGAAATGTCCTGGCGGACAAAAATGTAAACGTACTGCTCGTTTGGCGAACCTTGCACCTACGTCATACCTCAAAGTCTAACCCTCTTCCTTGAGCTTTGCAAGAGAAAAGTTCATCGGCACGGTCCTCGACGGAAATAGCCTTCCTTCTTCATCGCGGCTTCGACAACGCAGTACTCCTCGATCAACTGCTTGGTTTTCTGATCGTCGCGGCAAGCCAGCGAGCAAACCACAATTGGAGGCAAGCCGCCCTCGTCATTGCGAATTGACCCATAGGACTGCCATCCATCACCCCACGGAGCCTCTTTGCCGCAAACCTCGCAGGTCCAGATTCTCTCGCCGCGTTTCACGCGATACCTTCAACGTCGCAACAGCGGAGCACGCATTCGCTGGCATTCCCTTTGCGGTTAAACTCCGCCTCAATCTTCTTGTCAAACGGCTTTACGAGTCGGACGCGGGCTTTGACCGGCCTGTATCCCATCTGGACAAGATCGTTGCCGGTGTAAACCGTGTAGCAGCGAGTCGTCCACGAGCACCGCATGATCGTGAAAATGACGGTCGTCCGAATGTCGTATCCGGGGATTACGCTGTGCGAAACAGAGCGAACGATTCGCAAGCGACCGGAGCGAGACTCCAGCACATCTCCCTTGCGGATTCGCTTTATCCATGCGTGGCGGTCAGGCATGTTTCCGCTCTCCTACGCACGAATAGAACAAGACCGGCGCGTCCGTGTATGATTCCCGCACCGGATGCACCGGATTGCCTTCCTTCGTGCGCCGAATGCAGTAAAGATCGTGCGTTTCATGGAGGAGCGACACAACTTCCAAATCGCGCCCATTAATGCCGCCGTTATTACCCCAAGCGCAGCAGATCATCTCTGCGGCGTCAGCTTCGCGCAAAAGCGTCTCGCGATTCCCCTCACCCTCGGCGAGCATCCAAGATTTTCGGGCTACCCGGATCATGTCTCTTGGGTCCGTAGCGCGATAGGCGAAGAGATTCGTCACAACCAAGCCGGAAAATCCCCATCGTTTCGTGAAGCCAATGCACTTTCGAATTGTCGGATCATCGAAAATGTCGTCCGCCATGCTCGGATTTAACATTACCCAGTTGAGTACGCCGCGCTTCTGCGCGTTCCATTCGCGGCGAAGAGTGTAGCGATAAATGCTCATAACCACCCAAGAGGGGCGTAATTTATCGCCAAGTGCATCGTGTTGTCAGCGGCGATTAGCAGCCACACCGCCAGCCATGGAGGGGATGCGCTCGGATAACCCGTCGCGCTACAATCGCTCCACTTCGGACGCGGCCAGCCCTTCGCGTGGAAGTCGTCGAATATCAGGAAGTTCTTGGCGAACACGACATAGCGTGCCAGACGAAAGCGATCAATCAATAGATGCGTGGACCAGATCACAAGCAGAGCCTTCCAGCTACCGATAAATAAAAACGGCGCGGAATACACCGTCGCATGGCATAATGCGGCCCACGTGCTCTTGGTTTTGTTCTGCGCCATCCAATCGGACTGTGTGACGTAATCTCCGAAAAGGTGCAGGATAAGCTGAATCACTTTCTCCCCCTCGGTTTCATCGGCAACCCATGACTAGGAGCCTGCCGCTGTTCCTTTGCCAGCCTCTCGACCGTCGCCGCTTCATCAATAATCCGCATATGGACCGATCCGCACACTTCGGCTGCGATGGCGCGTAGGCGCTCTGCGACGTTGTAGAGCGATTCAGATTGGGATGTCGGCGTCATACCTTCGCGGCCTTGATAACTGCGTCCAGACGCTCACGCACCCCGGTATTGATCCGCGCTGTTATCTCAGAGTCGATGCGGCGCTTAACCTCGGCAGAAACTTTCTCCTGGATAGAATCAAGGTGCGCGTCTATTTGCGTGGCGATCTGCTTGTGGACCAAAGACCACATCGCCTTTTCGTGCTCCTTCATCGCCGTCGCACAAGATTCCTTCAACGTATTCAAGATCGGCTCGGCCAAGGTGATCTTTGCCGGATAGCCCTTGATGGTACCGACCTGCTTTGCAACTTCGGATTCCACAAGCGCTTTGGATGCTGCATCCAGAAGTGTGCCGATTTTCCGCCGCGTGAACTCCGCGACTGCCGCTTTGCGAATATGCAGGACGACATCGGGATCACCTTCGAATAACTTCAGCAGCGCCGGTACAGTCAACTGCAATGTCAGGTGATTATTTCCGTTCTCGCTCATACCTACCCTCTTTCCGCCCAGCTATGCGCTCCAGCGCATCATTCACCACAACCCCACCGTGCTCATCCCGCAAATCGCGTGGATCTGCGCCACCCTTGAGCAAAAGCATTGCTTGTGCCACGCGAATTTCAAATGCTTCATTGCGCACCATACTATGCCGGGGCTCTTTTATCTCTCGCAGCGTGCGACCGAGTGAGCGCTTCATGGAAGAACCAGTAAAACATAAAAATTTTCCTCTTGCAATAAGTTTCTTCACGTGGTACATTTTTTATGCGTGAAGAGAAAAACAGCGGAACAGCTTGGCAATCGAACGTTTATCCTGCGTGACAAGCAATTATGGCTAGACGCCAAGCGCATCGCTGCGATTGACGGTATGTCCATTTCTGATGCGCTTGAAAAATTCCTTCGGGGATATGTTTCTAGGCGGCGCAAGATTATAGACGCAGTTAGGAAGGTGTCATGAGCCCACTTGCCATTTGTCCCGAAGGTTGGCCGTCTGCATCCTACGGTAACATTCGCTCAACGCTGCTCTCTCTCAAGTGGCAGGAGCACGACAATCAAGTGTTCCTTACGCCCGATGGTTATTACGCCGTCTTTTTCAGTAAGGGCAAGTGGATCTGCACGCGGGAATGTGATTATGAGTTCCTTGTCGAGATGGGCAAAGGCGAAACGCGCGACGAGTTGTGCGAGCTTTTGATGACGCTCGGCCTGATGCCGGAGCCGCAGGCGTACAGCGAAGCCGACGAAGGTGATCGCAAGTTTCACGAACTAGTGGAGGGCGCATGAGCCCATTTTTGACTGTTGTAGATCAAAGCAAGGAGCGCTGCGAGCGTGATCTAGCCGCAATCCGCGCCAATCCGCACAGCGCGAAAGACGAAGCGCCCGTAGTTGTTGTGCATACCGAGTCGCAGGACGCGCACCGGGCGATCAAGGAGTGCTTGGCTGTGAACGGGATCAGCTTCCAGACTGAGGTTCTTGGAGAGCGTGTATCGTTCGAAGTCGCACCGTTCATGTACCAGGACGCGCGGAAGGCGATCATTGCCAATTTGCCACAACTTCGAGAGAGATCGGCGTGGCGCGATTACGTATACTACTTCCCCGTGCGAGATCGGAGGTCCGCATGAAAAGTTTCCTCAAGTTCGAGAACAAGGGGACGATCACCGGCAAAACCTCCCTGTGGGATGTTTGCTCGCTCGATGGCTGCGTAATCGGTCGGGTGAAGTGGTACAACTCGTGGCGTCGCTATTGTTTTATGCCAGGAGAGGGAACAGTTTTTGACGCCGGATGTCTTCGGGAGATCGCGCAATTCATCGAGGGCGAGATGGCGCAGAGAAAAACAGCATGACCGTACTCCAAGAGGCCCGCGAACGCTTCCTGCTTGCCGACAGGCGAGTAGTAGAGTGCGCCGGGACGGAGATGGGGGATTTGTGGAATAAGTTGAGAGTGACTTGTTACGAGGCGTGGCTGGCGGCGGTGAGGGATTTCAGGAGAGGGAAACAGGCGTGAAATACACGGATGTTATCGAGCGCGTGAAGCCGGGGAAGGTCGGAACGGCGGAATTGGTTCACGATGAGCCGAGCAAAATAGAGCGCATGATGGGCGCGCTGCACGGTATGCCGCTCCACCGAGAAAAGTATGCGCGATTGTTGGTAAACGGCTCGATCATGATGACGGACGCCGAATTTGAACGGGCGACCAACGCCGATTTTGTCCGCGAGGCTTGCGGCCATGTTCTGATCGCCGGATTGGGAATCGGCCTGATCCTAGATCCGATCATGGAGCAGAGCGAATCGGTTACGGTCATCGAGAAAAACAAGGACGTGATCGATCTGGTTGGGCCTTACTTCCCGCAGGTAAAGGTGATCCACGCGGACATCTATGAGTGGAATCCGCCGAAGGATGCTCGATACGACACGATCTATTTCGACATCTGGGGGCACTTCAACGCGGACACGTCAAAGGACGCCGCGAAGCTGAGCCGCAAGTTCAAGAAGTATCTCGTAGAGGACGGCTGGATGAAGTCGTGGTGCGTGATTGCGAATCGCGCAAGGGGCCGTCGATGACAGCAGAAGCAATCAAGGCCACTCTGATCGTTGAGGCCATCGTGAAAGACATCGAAGGCCGCAGCGGATTGGGAAATGTGTGGGAGGAGATCGACTCCGTAGTACGCGAGGAGATTCTCGATACGTGGAAAGACATCGTACTTTCGCGACTGGACGGAAAATGAGCGACGAAAAACAACTTACGCTGGCCGAATCTGCCGCACTGGAGCGCCAGCAGCCGGACATGCTGAGTATGATCGAGCGCTTAATCCGTGATCCATCAGTAGACCCGGATCGCATCGCGCAATTCATGCAGCTTCAGGAGCGCGCGGAGCGTCGCGAGGCTGAAAAGGTTTTCTCCGAAGCGATGCGTGTTGCTCAGAGCGAAATGGCCCCTATTTGGAAGAACCGCAAGAATCCGAGCACCAACAGTACATTTGCGGACCTCGAAGCGGTGGACGCCATCGCCCGCCCGATCTATACGAAGCACGGCTTTGCGCTGAGCTTCAATTCCAAACCAGCGGACAAGGGGTACGCCACGGTCTGCTGTACGGTGCTCCATGTCGGCGGGTTCTCAAAAGACTATGAGTTAACCGGCGAACTGGATACTGCTGGGCCGAAGGGTGGCGCGACTAAGACGGGCATTCAGGGGCTCGGATCGTCGGTTAGCTATCTGCGGCGCTACCTGGAGGCGATGATCTGGAATTTAGTATTCACGGACGACCGGGACGGCAACAGTATTGTTAGTTTCGTGACCCAGCAACAACTGGACTCTCTCCAGGATCTTATTCATGAAATTAGTTTGACCCCAGAACGAGTTACAAAGTTTTTGGAGACTATGGGCGCAAAGAGTTTTGCGGAAATTCCCCGTGCGGCGTTTCCTGCGGCGGTTAATTTATTGCAGGCGATGAGAAAAAGGCCGTCATGATAAAGGATAGGTCAGGACAAAGATTCGGGCGGCTTGTATTGGTGCGCTTTGCTGGTAGGGCAAAGGGGCACACCAAATGGGAATGCGTGTGCGATTGCGGAAATACCACTTCTGTCATGGTGTCAAACCTTTGTTCTGGGTCAACAAGATCGTGTGGGTGTCTGGAGATTGAATCCAGGATAAAGCATGGCGGACACAGGGACAAGGAGAATGGCATATGGAGGGAGATGTGGCAGCGATGCACCAACCCGAAAAATATTTGCTACTCCTACTATGGAGGGCGGGGCGTAAAGGTATGCGATAGGTGGAAGAAATATGAGAATTTCATAGCAGACGTAGGAGTTAGGCCGAACCCTGGAATGACTCTGGATCGCATTGATAATAACCTTGGCTATCAGCCAGGGAATGTTCGTTGGGCGACTCGGCAGGAGCAGAGCAATAACACTAGGGCTAATCGATGGCTTACATTCGAGGGATCTACGCTTACAGTTTCTCAATGGTCGAGGAAGGTGGGCGTTAAAAGGGCAACTATTTTTTCAAGGCTGTCTTACGGATGGCCGCTGGAAGAAGTCCTGGGATTCCAGCAGAGGGCGAGATGATCTTCTATCCGGTCGAGCCACGAAGCGAAGAGTGGAAAAAACTCCGTTTAGGAATACCATGTAGCTCGGAGTTTCACCGGATTATAACCGCGAAAAAGCTCGAACTTTCCAAGCAGGCTCCCGCGTTGATGTATCGCTTGCTCGGAGAATGGGTAACGGGAGAGCCCGACGAAAATGATTACCAGTCTATGTGGATGGAGAGGGGTATTGAGTGGGAAGATGCGTGCGTTTCTGCGTATGAATGCTTGAACGATGTGGAAACTTCCCTCGGAGGATTTTTCACGACCGATGATGGGATGCTCGGATGTAGTCCTGATCGGCTTGTTGGAACGGTCGGAGACATGGAGGCGAAAGCTCCAAAACTCAGCACGCAAATTTCCTATGCGCTCGGCGACACGGTTGACGACGAATACCGGATACAGCTTCAAGGCAGGCTGATGATCCATGAACGAGAGTGGATTGACATTTTCAGTTACCATCCTCGGTTGCCACTGCCAGCAGTCCGAGTTCGCAGGGACGAGGAGATGATCGCTAAGATGCGTCCAGCGTTAAGCAGCTTCGTGGATGTGATGCTGGCGAAGCGCGAAGAGTTGGAGCGCCGGTTCGGACCATTCACGCGGCTGTCGCCAGAGCCCGAAGTGGTCGCCGATAAAGACGCGATCACTGACGAGGATGTAGAAAGGATTTTGGCCGCGCAGCGCGAGGGTCGAGTGGACGATCAGCGCAGCGAAGAGGCCACAAGATTTTTGAAAGAAATGGAGAGCAACGGATTATGAAGACAGAAAACGAAGCAGGAAGTACGGCATCGGCATTGCTGGCGCAAAAGCACGCGGCGGAGCAAGCTCTTGTCAATCGGCAAGTGGAATTGGTTGCGGAGCGCCAGAACTGCGAGACGCGCATTGAGGCCATCAACACAGAGCTTCGCCAGCTTGGGTGGAAGGCTCCGCGCAAACCGCGCGAAAAGAAGCAGGCGGCGTAACATGGGCCGCAAGTCCAAGCACCAGATTCTCTTTGAGACGGCGAAGTCGGCTGTCGATGATGTGTTTTCAGACACGTCAGTTGACCGCGAAACGACGAAGGCTACGTTGAAATCAATCAAGGACGAGATCGAAATGATGCTGGATACGCTGAAAGTTCCGGCTGGCGGATGAACCAAAGTGATTTGTAGGGCATCCGTTTAGCGACGTTGACCTGTTAGCCCGGTACAGGGGAAGCAACTGGGCAGAGTTTCTCCGTCGTGGTTTTGCCTCCCACAGGTGAATTTTCCACGACGGAGCGGGAGCGTCGTTCTCCTCCGACCGGCGCTCTCGAATTTTGATTTGAAAGGACACTTATGAACAATGTTATTCAGTTATTGATTGCGGAACGAGACAAGCTGGACAAGGCCATCGTGCTATTGCGCGGACCTGTGTTCGAGTTCGGTCCGTTCAGCAGCACGCCGACAGCGCCAGTCAAGAAGGCAGGGCGCAGGCAGTGGACGGCGGCGCAGAAGTTGGCTCAATCGCGGGCACAGAAGGCACGCTGGGCGAAGCTACGTGGAGCGCAACCGAAGAAAGCCAAGAAAGCGGCGTGAACATGAAGCGACCTATCAACACAGCGGCGGAACATGATCCGCTCGGATTCCTTATGGACGCGATGACACGCGGGGCATCCGGCGCAATCATGGGGCAAGAATCACAAGGGCAGCGGTCGTTCGTTGGCAGCGACACTCTTCCATCTAGGATGGGCGATGACGACAAGCGGGAGCTAGAAGCGGCAGGCGTTAAGTTCATGGATGCCGTCGAGGGCGATCCGATGTTCACCTACGTCGAATTGCCGAAGGGCTGGAAGAAGATTCCAACCGATCATTCGATGTGGTCTAACCTAGTGGACGACAAGGGGCGTGAACGGGCGGCAATGTTCTACAAGGCCGCGTTTTATGATCGCTCCGCGCATCTTAACGCAACGCGCCGATACTCCTACGGGGCGGACTATGGGGAAGACGCTCGCAAGAGAGGAGTCTCTGTAGCTCATGTCCGCGACCGCAAGGCCGTCATATTCTCGACGCCAGAGACGCCGGTATCCAACGACAATGAGCGCTGGGCGGCGCAGTACGTTAACGATAAAATAGCCTTGGCGTGGCTGGATGAACACTATCCAGAGTGGCGCGACGCCAGCAAGTACTGGGATTAGGAGCGTAGGGTGATCAAGTTCACGGCGAGCGGCGAAAACGGGAGAACGATGATCGGGCTAGGGCTCAGCGCCGGGAATGTTGAGCGATTACAGCAAGGGAAGCCAATCCATCTCCATTTGGAGGAGTTGAATCTCCCCTACAAAATCGACCTGATGATCATGTACGGGGAAACCGAACAGGCATTGGCCGACTCGCTAAAGGGGTTCATCGGTCCTGATACAATCATAAACCGAGACAGGAGCGCCTCGTGAATTGGCTTTACGGTTTATGGTACGCACGATTGCGAAAGATCGATTTGAATGTCCTCTGGCCAGCCTGCAAACAACAGGCGCAGACGATTGATGACGCTAAGGCCGAGTTCGCGGTTCACGCCTACCATGACCGTGCATGGCTCTTTCTTGGGGTAGACGAAGTTTTCAGACGTATTGACAGATTGAAATGATTCGGAGAATGAATATGAAGCACATAACACTCGCACTTTTAGTGGTGGCTATCAGTATGACGGCCAGCGCAACTACATTGTTTTTCGACAACCCGACCGGCACGCTCGGCGTAAGCCAGTCCTACGGCGGATTCACAACAGCCTACGGATTCTCGAATGTCAGCACGCCGCAAAAGCTGTACGGCAAGGATCTCGGAAACGATGAGCAGGGACTCGGCCTGAACGGTTTCCCCGACAACGAGATCAGCGGGCTCGGATTCATTCAGATCCTTGTCAGCGGACTGCACGGGCTTTCGTTCGAGATGAACTCCACCACGGACGGGGAGCAGTGGAGAGTGAGCCAATCAAACACGCTGGGGGTGGTCGGCACTCTAATTATGACCGGCAGCGATGAGGGAGTATTCCATGCAATCGCTCCGACGATGAGCTACCTGACGTTTCAGAATATGGGGACGGCAGGGGGCGCAAATGTACTGCTGGAGGCGATCAACTTCGAGAACGCCGGTAGAAATGGGGACGTGCCGGAGCCGAACGCGGCTTATTTTGCGGCGGCTGGTATAGCGCTGATTCTGTGCGCTAGGATGCGCCAGAACGTTAAGCGGTAAGGGGAATGGGGCGCGGCTGGTTGGACCGGTCGCGCTTCGTCAAAACATTTTTAGGGAGAGACGACAGTGAGAATCTTTGTAGGAAATCTGAATTTTGGTGCAGAGGAACAGGATGTCCAAGAGTTCTTCGAGAGCTTGGGGTTCGCACCGCTAAAGATCGAGATGCCAACCGACCGCGAATCCGGTAAGAGAAGAGGCTTTGCGTTTGTGGAGCTAGCTGACCTCGACACAGCGAATGCCGCTATCGACGCGGCCAACGGACAGGACTTCATGGGTCGCACACTGAATGTCAACGAAGCTCGGCCACGCGAGGACCATCGTAGCGCAACGCGGGGACGCAGGTGAGCATGGACACCGTAAATCCGTTTCTGCTGCTGATCGTGGTCGGCTGTGGCTGCGGCTTGCTGGTGCTGCGCGAGAGTCCCAAGGCGGCGAAAGCGTTTAGCGTCTGGTTGTTCTCGCATCAGGCAGGCCGCGAAGCGTATCGGGAAGCGCACAGGCAGTACCGTGAGAAGCACGCGCGAACTGAGCGGACGGAAAAGTCTCTGATCACTTCCATCCGGGGTGCATAAGCTTGTGGCATGGACGGCAAAGCAGCTTCAAATCCGAAGGGAGTTCGCTTCCAAGGCGAACATAGGTTAGGTGATGAATATCGACGGAAATCTCGGCGCTACCGCATCTTTCGCAGATCCTACCGCGCTCCGCAATTATTCTTTTGCGGAGATTTTTCCAACGCATGGAATTGATGTACTCGCGGTAACGATGTCGCCACGGAATGCTATCCTGGCGCAGGAACTTGAGGAGTTTCTTCCTCAGTTTTCGTTCCTTTATTTCTCGCTTCTGAACGCCTACAAGGAACTTGTTTGCGTTCATGTTGTCGTATGCATCTTGTTCGTTTTGCATGTTATGCTGATGGTGGAATCAGAGAGCAGGCACACTGAGAAGAGGGCGGCGCACCGCTCCAATTCTCAAATGCGACATGCCAACGGAGCCAACCGTCGATTGTCACCGCGTGCTTGCTCTCGGAGACGCGATCCTGTTTTCTTTCCCTCATTCTGCTATCAGTACCTCACGGCTACTGCCCCTAACGACCTAGAGGGTCCCTCTGTACGCTCTTGCGGATCACACCATTCAAGCGGAACACCCGCTGAACTGCATGGCGCGTACACTCGTCGGCAGAGAACATCTCCCCGCCTTATAGAACTGGGAATCGGGCGACCGGCGTTATCTTTCGATCACGCTATTGACAGCCTAATCGCTAAGGTATAGCATGTCAAGTAGAAAAATCATGACCGCTGCGGAAATGGGCCGCAAGGGCGGTAAGCGGAGCCTTGAGACGATGACGCAAGCCGAACGAATCGCGCGGGCTACGAAAGCTAGCAAAGCGGCGGCACTGGCGCGAAAGCGAAAGCAGGGTAAGTGAAGTATTTCTTTCGCATCGTTTTGCCATCGCTGCTGACTCTGTTAGCGCCCAAGTCTAACCTGATCGCGCCAACGTTTCACGCGGTTTGCATCGATGAGCGCAGCTACTACGTGGAGGCCGTCGCAAAGGCGATTGCCGCGCACGAAAATTGCCCTAGAAACGTGGGCTGCTTACTCTTTGCTAATCAAGCCGGGGCACGTCCTGGGCCGCTAGGGTACGCTCGCTGGAGGTCGGACGCGGAGAGCTTCGAAGCGCTCAAGCGGCACGTCGAGAAGCGGGCGGAGTGGACCATAGGCGAGATTGTAAAGCGCTACAACTTGCCGAATGAAAAATATACGGCGCTGGTGCTCGCCGGGACTGGGTTGGATGCGGGGATTCGAATCGCGGAACAAACGAATTGCGAGGGAAAATGAAACAGTCAGAGACTTCCACCAAGGTAATCGATACGGCCACTATTCGGCTGACTGCCGATGAGACGCGGGCGATCATGAAGGCCGCTACGAACGCTCCCAAAACGATCTCGGATTATCGGTGCTGCGGATTGGTTGACCTCGGCATAATGCGTCTAGTAGCAGTCGAGCCGCCTAATCGTGATGCCGATAAGAAAGAATGCTGGAACGCCATCAAGATAGCAGCAGCCAAGCACGATCAGTCCGCGATCCAAAAGCATTTAAACAAGCTCGATGAGTTCTCGCGGCTAGAGCGCAACAAAGAAAGGGGCTACGTCCTAACGGACTTGGGTAAGCAGGTGGCTCGCGGCGTCAAGGTTTCGCTCAACGGGCAATACAAGACGGTGCCCTGCTAAGACTTTAAGGAGAAAAATGAACAATCAATACATCGAGCACGTCCAGCGTCAATTCTCGGACGCGGAGATTCTCGAAATGGGCAAGCTCGCGGCGCAGATGCACGAACAAATCCGTTCGCTCGAAGAACAGAAAAAGCAGGCGGCAGATCACTTCAAGGATGAGATCAACCAGTGCGAGACCGCCATCAGCGATCTTTCAACAAAAATCACGCGTGGTTATGAGATCACGCCGACTCCCTGCGACGTTGTTTTCGATCAGCCGACGAAAGGCATGAAACAGTATATTTGCCAGCGCACGCTCGCTGTCATCAAGACGGTTCCGATGACGGAAGCGGATCGACCGGGGCCGCTATTCTCCGAAGAGTAGCCATGTCCCTCTGTCTCGAAAATCGGCGGCAGCGCATCAAGTGCAGGCGTTGCCTCAAATCAGTGGTGACGAATAGCCGCACTCGCAAGTACTGCGTGGAGTGCGCGAAGGCAAAGCACGCCAAGCGATGATGGTATCTCGTGAGGAGCTTATAAGAGTGCGACTGATTTTAAGGGATGCCTGCCTCGAAGCGGCGGAACGAGGCGATGAGGCGCGCGCGAAGTATCTACTGTCTCTTTGCACCGATCTGTTCGAGATTCTTACCGCCGATCACGATAATCCAGCGGCGGTATGGGCTTGTCTCGAAAAAAGCAGGGAGTTGTGCAGGTGAACGAATCAGAGACAGATCCACTGAATACGTTGTGTGCCGATGCCGCATTTCTGCGCCATTATCTAGCGAATTACGTGGTGTCGGTTCAGACGAAAGACGAGCGAGGGTACGTTGTCAATAGCTTCGCGGCGGTGCAGATTCCCGACTGGGCGGTAAAGCAGCGGCTTGACGACATCGATGCAGCCATCGCGGAATTGCGGGCGAAGCCGTGACGCTCCGTATCTCAGAATCGGCAGCGCGCCGGATGGGGCTGGGTGGCGGAAAACTTAAGAGCAAATACGGCGTGGATGTATCAGACGCCGGCAAGCAGGCGCGGACGTTCAACGGACGAACGTTTGACAGCCAAGCGGAGTGTCGTTATTGCGCCATGCTGGAACAACGCAAGCGAGTAGGAGACATCGAGGAATATTACTGTCAGGTACCCGTCCCGCTGAAGGTGAACGGCGTAACGGTCTGCAAGATGATCTTTGATTTCGAGCTATTACACCACGACCAGACCAAGGAGCTAATCGACGTGAAAGGCATGGTCACTGCGGTTTTTTCTCTCAAACTTCGGTTGCTAAAAGCCCTGCATCCTGGGCTGCGTGTGAGCATCATACCTTCCAAAGAAATCCGTTGACCGGATCAGCGTTTTAGTGATAGCATTTTATTTCGACATCCCACCACGATAGGGGGAGCCGGAAGTCCTCGCAGTATGGGACCTTGGGAAGACGGGCATGACGAGTAGCCGCCGATGGTTGTGAGTGATTGCGGCGGTGAACAAAAGGCCGGTAGTTGCAATGGCCGATTGGAATACGTTCGAGAGCAACTCAACGACCCAAGAGAACAAGAGGCTGGTTCCCCCGCTACTACTCAACCCAACGGTCCATGCGCGGAGCACAAGATGGCGCTGATGGCGGCGTGAAAGATTCCTAAAAATAGTTCTTGACAGGTAACGAGGTAACAAGGTAATCTATTTCTTCGAGGCGAGTGACGGACATACACGCAAATATGTTGGTTCGATTCCAGCCTCCCGCTCTGATTGCTCTTTTTTGAGCCATGAGCGCGGGAGTAGCCTAACGGTTAAGGCACAACCCTTCTAAGGTTGCATTCAGCAAACACGGTCCATCGATATGCCTCGTAAAGTTCGCCCGGTTGTTGTTTAGCGGGCAGTGAGTTAGGAAGTTGACTGTGCGGACATACACGCCATTACACTGAATGTTGAGGGTTCGATTCCCTTCTTCCCCCAAAACACTTATGGGGGAGTAGCTCAACGGTAGAGCGTCAGTTCCAAAAGCACTAAAGTCCACCGATATAACTTCCTTCGAATTTGGCGGCGACTGGCCGACGTACACGTAGCTCATTTGGCTAGAGCAATTGACTTGAAATCAATAGGTAGTTGGTTCGACTCCAACCGTCCCGCAAGGGATATTGCTCGACCGATATGCCGCCATTACTTTTATGGAAAAAGGTCTGGTTCGCTCTGAAATCCTGAACAAGCTTAACCTCTCAGTTCACGGAAAACTCACAGAATACAACGCGGTGATTGGGCAGGCGTGCAAAGAGGACGCCGAGTTCATGGCGCACTTGATTGCCTACGATTTCGTTAATGGGCAAATCAAGGACACGAAGATTGCGCTGCCAGTGATCACGCTGGCGTCAAAAGAGTTCCCGGATGAATTGGTCGAGAACTCCGTGGCGCATCTTGCGATGCAGCCGCCGCGCGAACTGGTAAAGGCGCTGAAGTTCTCGATTGACAGCGGCGCTCCGGCGCGGCGTCAGAAGTTGCTGGAGAAAACGATCCGGCGCTATCTGGCAGTCAAGGAATCGGAGCCGGGTAAGTGGAACCGCTTGGCGGTGCGGCATCGGCGCAGCTTGCGTGATCTGTATGCGCGGACCCATGCGCCAATGGCACCGTGGGCATCGGCGTTGCTGTTCAAGAATCAGGACAAGGAAAATCGGAAGCCGATCAGCGCTCAGTATCTCCCCGGATCGATTTTTGCAGACATCGCCAATTTGAAGCTGATGGATTCCGCGCAGGTCGCGGCGGCGATTCAGAAGTGGCATCTTTCTCCGCTGGTGGTCAGCGGGGCGCTTGCTGGCGCGAAGGCGAAGCAGGACGATGCGAAGGTCGTTCAGGCCACGATGGATCAGATGAGCGATACGGAAGTCGTCAGCCGCGCGAAAAGTCTGGAGAAGCGCGGCGTCGGCAAGGATGCCGTGCTGAAAGACGCCTTTCGAAAGAAAGTATCGAAGGCGACCAAGAGCAAAAAGGCTACGCTTAAGACCTCGGTCGCGGCGGATGAAGTCGAAGACGAGAGCATGAAGACGATGCTGCGGGAACTTCAGGAGCGGCAGATTCAGGCTCAGAAGGAATCGGGGCGAGGGATCGACGGCAACTGGCTGGTGATTTGTGACCGTAGCGCAAGCCAGCAAACGGCGATTGCGCTTGGTACGCACATCGCAGCGGCTATCGCAAAGTTCGTTACCGGGCAAGTGTGGCTGGTGTTCTGTAACTCGGACGTGACGCCGATGGAGGCGACCGGAAAGACGCTGGAGGAGTTACAGGCGCGGACTAAGCTAGTGATCGCGGCTGGTAATACGTCCTACGGCGTCGGGCTCGCATGGGCAATCGAAAAAGGGTTGCAGCTTGACGGCGTGGCGATTGTCGGCGACGGAGGGGAAAATACGCAGCACTACGCTCAGGCGCACATAGCCTATGAGAAGCGGTTCGGCAAGGTACTTCCAACGTATCTTTACCGGACTTTCTGTCCTCCTGGTCAGCCTGACCCTCGGATGTTCGGGCAGATTATGGGCAGCGTCGGGCGACAGTTCACGGAGTTCGATTTGACGAGTGGTGCTGTGGATTATTACAGCATCCCGAATATCGTGCAATCGATGAATGCTTCGCGATTTGGCGTGGTCGAAAAGATCATGGCGTGCCCGTTGGTGACGTTGGATCAGGTCTTACCGGCGCTGGTGCAGCACGCATGATCGCCAGAATGTGCTCGATCAGTTCGGAGCCGGTGACGTTCGATCAACTGGACCTGCTGGCGATTGGGAATACGATTCAGCTTGCCGGTGCTGTGTGGACCGGCGAGGGGCGGACGTTCGTAGTCCCGCTGCCGGATGAGGAGCTAACCGATATTTGGGAAGTTCTGAATCTGGACGGCGCGGAGTGGGAGCGATTCCTAAATCAGAGCGATGTGCTCGAAGTTCAGGGACCGGGGAAAGCCGTGCTCCGTAAGAGCCAGCGACAAATCGATCAGTGGATGGCGTGGCGCGTCTTCGAGCGGGACGGGTACCGTTGCCGGTACTGCGGCGCTAAGGCTCCGCTAACTGTTGACCATGTGATTCTGTGGGAAAATGGCGGCGCGACGGTCGAGGACAATTTGGTTTCGGCGTGCAAGAAGTGCAATAAAACGCGCGGGAATATGGAATACGAAGCTTGGATTGATTCCGGCGAGTACATGAAGCGCGTCGGGAATCTTTCGCCAGCGGCGCAGAATGCAAACGAAGACTTGGTGAGGCAATTGGACAAATTGAGAGCGATCACCGCAAAGCCAAGGTCGCGGTGAGGAGAGGAGAAAAATGTCGATCCAAACACTAAAGCAGTTGAACGTTGATCGGCTCCTGGATTTGGAGGATGCCGTGGCGTTGTCGGCTGAGGCTCGCACGCTGGACAGTGAGTTCACCGAATTGGAGTTGCCGGTCCCTCAGTGGCTCCAGACGGCGCAGAGTACGCTCCGCACGGAGATTGAGCGGCGTACCCATGCTTCGGATCTGGCGCGGATGCGCGAACTCGAAGCCGAACTGGAAGGCTACAAGACGGTCAGCGAGAAGCGCACGGAAGCGCAGCGCCGGTTGGCCGATTTGCAAAACAAGCTCGGCCTCGGAAAAGCGAAGGCCGCACGATAAGGCGTGGCGAAGATCACGATACAAAAAGGTCGGCTCAGCGATCTTGCAAAGCAAGGTCAACGGGCCGACTGGTCTTTTTTAGCAAGTAAAATAGAATCACTTGAGCCAGGGGAAACCCTGCAAATATCCTGCCCTCCTGAAATGAAAGTCCCCCAATTCCGCTCAACAATTCTCATGATTGGCAAGCGATACCATAGCGGGGATTGGCGAATATCGACTCGTACAATTGGCCGAACAATCCACGTCCTTTTAGCTCCCTCCTCGTAACTTTCTCAAAACAAAAACTTGACATTACTGAGTTGGCGGATTATGCTCACGACGTGGATTCCCTTCACCGATCCCCGGTAGATGCTTGCGGGCCGGAGTGTGTTTCCATGCGGGCAACGCTCATCAACCGCCAGAAGTAAAGCGCCGGATCGCGCCGTAGTTGATCCCGACTGAGCCTCCAATACCCCTCGTGTCTAAACAATCAGACGGCCTGATACCTCTTCAGTGGTGCTCCGGCAAGGTGGAGTACGTCGATTACGTTTTCCTCTGGCTAAATCGCGGGCACTTCACTCTCAAGTTCAACAAACGAGGGAACTTGCGGAGGGCATTTGAGAAGCCACGGACAAGCTTAGCGGCCTTCAGTCATGACGGGGAAGGGTTCAAGCAGGCGCTCAATGTCGGCTTCGTCTTTGCTTTGAAGGGTACCCCTGGCTGTCAGTCAACGAGGTCCATCGGTTGAGTTATGAACACGTTGCGGTTGTCTCCTGACGACTACGGGCGAGGACCTGACTACGACGCACCAGCCGTGCGTAAGACGGCAGTCGATGCGCGGCGTGACGGCAAGAGATATTCTGTAGCCCGTTCGGACGAAGATGACCCCGCGCGTGTGGCATGGCTAGCTGAGCTACAGCGCAGGCGGGAAGCGGGCCATAAGTGAATACGGGATGGGGACGTTGGCGCGCTCAGATCGAAAGCGACCGTGAGAAAATCGAATTTCTACTGAGCCATGAACCGTCTGAAGTTTCGCGGCTGTGCGATTTCCTGCGATCCATCGGCATCAAGCCTCCAGACTTCTTTGCGCGCCGGTTTCGGCCTCCATCGGGTGGGCTATTGAAACGTGCCCCTGGCAAGACTTCGGCGGCATCAGCGTGAATGGCAACCTTCTGGAGCGACGGAGCAAAGCGCGACAAGAACGAAACGGCGCGGCTACTATATCGCCAAAGCGTTCTCGCGCAAGCCACGGAGCCATATCGCGAGCGGGAACTACAGAGTCTCAGGTTGGTGAACGAATGGCTGAGGAGCATCCTGAAGCCCAAGGCGAAGTCAGCTACGTCATCGTCAAGCTAGCATGGTTTTTCTATGCTTTCAGGACGGATGATCAGCTGCATTGCCAGTGGATTAACTGAGGAAATTGCGCGGGAGCGAGCGGACAAATGGGTTTTGGAATATTTGGTCTAGAACTTCTGACGGCGGCGGTCGCGTTCGCACTGGGATACCAGCTTGCGATTGGCCGTAAAGTCAAATCGTCGGCGGTTTCCGTATGCCCGCGTTGCTCAGGGGTCGTTCGAGGAAGCGGCGGGAAGTTCACCCGGCGAGAAAGCTAGTCGCCATCGAAAATGCCGTCAGGTAAAGCGACTGCAAGCGTTAGCAGATCGGCTAGTGCCGCACCGGCATTCCCCGGCGTCGCTTTCCAGTACTCTGTATCGCGTTCCGTGCCGAGTTCCTTGATGGCGGATTCGAGAATGGGAATACACTCGCGCCCGGTTTTTCCGTAGATCGCGCGGATTCCCTTCTCCGCGTCGATCAGCTTGTAAAAAAAATGGCGCGTAGTTGTAAGTGATATTCAGCCATGCTTGGGATGTTCCTCCAAGTGCATAGGTTCCGCCTTTTAGGACGTGGCGAGACGGGAGATTAAGAGTTTCTCCGTCCGCATCGTTCAGATAAATGTCGTAGCTCATAGATTTTCCTTCAGCGTCACGATACGCAAGTTCTCAGGGCGGTTGTCGTAGATGTTGCCATTGATGTGTGAAATTGCCTGCGTCGGCACCAATTTCCTGCCAACGTCGGTGATCCAGTAGGCGGTTTTCGTCAGCGTTGCGTCGAGTGCGGCGGCGTGCTTCAGGTCTGTGAGCGCCATCTTCCACGATAGGCCAGTGGCCAATCCGTCTTTTGCCGCTGTCACGTGTTGCTCAAGACTGAGCGCGAGATGTGACCTCTGCGCTTCGTCTCGGATGAATAGGCCCTCCTCGATCCATCCGTTTGCCTTGAGGATGTTCAATGTGGTGCTCATCGGTAGGCGGCGCAGTCGTCCGGCAGGCTTAACGTCGCCGGAATATGTTCCGCGCGTCGAGATCGCATTGCGAAGCACTTCAAGCTGAGTAACGCTCGGCTGAGCGCGTTGCAATCTTGCTTTGATGGCGTCGAGTCGTTCGCTCATTTGGTAACCCTCCAGACGGCATACAGCGCGAAGTAAACGCCGAGCACGAAGCAGCCCCATTGCGCGGCGGTCAGGATGTAGGCGAGCGTCATATGGCGGCTCCGTGATAGTGGCGGTCGCTGGTCTTTGGCGTATCTGTCTCGCCTAGGGTTACCTGAACGTCGATGACTTGGCCGGGTTCGATCTCATCGAAGTGATCGCGAATCCAGTTGTGCGCGACGTGGTATGTACGCGGATTTTGTCCCCATGCGAACGGGTCGATATGCGCGTGGCACGGTTCGCCTCCGGCAATCTTAACCAATACGACATAGGCTTTCTGGTCTTCGATCTCGCGGCCATAACCGGCTGAGGACATCAGCCAGCGTTCCTGGTCGTGTTCCGATCCAAGTTGTACGCAGAGGGCCGGTATAAAAGTGTTTTTGTCCCGGATCTCGACTATCTTTGAGAGCATCTGATTTTCTCCTTGATTTTGGTTTGTGCCTCAGATTAACGTACTGAGGCGGCGTCGCTAACCAAGCGGGTCACGATTAGCCGCGCTGGAGAAACCCAGCGAAGCCGGGAAACAAGCGCAGCGAATTTCATTGAGCGGACTCTCTCAGTTTTTGCATTCTAGCTGAGAATGCCTTGGAAAAGTCCTCGATGTCGAATGGCCGATAGAGCGCCTTGTTTTGGCTGACGTTCTTCCCGATGGCATTGCGCGACCTCCCAAGGTTCCGCAATCTGCTCGGCGAGCACGGCGGCAGGCTGAGGGCTGAGGATCATGACGGGCGAGCATCCGCAAGCGCAGAGAGGCGGATGAAGCGCGGGCGAACCGTCCGGCTTCATGTAATCCAGCAGAGAGCCTTGATCGGCTGAGGCGCGGCGGGTCATGCCTCTACCTCTTCAGGTAATTGCTCTAGCAGTTCGGCTAAGCCTTCGTCGATGGGATCGAGGCCATTTGGCTGCTCAATTTCGAAGGCATCAAAGGTATCCTCAAACGCCTCCTTCCAGGAAGTGTAGGCTTGGGCCTTGTCTCCCTCTTGCCACTTCTCGGAGCGGTCATCCATGTAGGATTGGATATCAGACGCGACCGATTCTTTCCATGAATCAGCTTCGGAGACAGCTTCGTTGTAGGAGGACACTGCCTCCTCTACTTCGTCCCATTTTTCTATGATTGCCGCATTTAGTTCCTCGATTGCGGCATTGGCTTTGTCAAACGCATCGCGCAGGCGACTACAAATTGAATCGCGCTCTGCAATGGTTTCTTTGTCTAACTTTTTCATTTGTTTTTCTCCTTTTATGCCGTGGTTAGTGGCTAGTCAATAATAACACCATGACGTTTAATCCGTCAAGTGTTTTTCGCTGCTAAACGTTTCCTGATCGCTTCCCGGTGAGCGGCCTTTCGTTCCTCGGTCCATTTCTTTCCTTTCGGCCATCCCTTGAAGCGTTTCTTTAGGCTGCTGGTGTAGGCTCCGATCAGGCTTTTCATGTTCTCCTTGTCGAGTAACGCGGCAAGGTTTCGTACTTGATCTTGCGTCAATGGCGCGTGGCACTTCGGGCAAGTTGGTTTAGGCATAAAGGTTATTTTACGGTCAGCGATAACAGGACCGTATTGACTCCGGTTCCTGACTGCTTGAACGTGTCGGCGGGCAGCGGTTCCCATGTTCCGCCGTGCTGCTCAACGATTGGCTTGAGCTTCTCCGCTTGGCGCGGGCCGTTGGCGCAGATGGCGACTAATCGGCCACCGGGTTTTAGAAACGTTAGCGCGTGCTGAATGTGGGCGATGTCCTGGCCATTGCTGAACGGCGGGTTCATGATAACGGCGTCGAACTTCTCAAACTGCGGCGCGTCGAATGAGAGAAAGTTTCCTTCGTGAACCTGTAAGCCTGATCCGGCGCAAGCGAGTTTCGGCAGCATTGCCGGGTTTAGCTCGATGGCGACTTTATCAATGTCTGTGCTGAGCGCGCGTAGGATGTTTCCACTTCCGGCGCTGGGTTCTAACACGCGACCATTTTTCTCGATGTCGGCGATTCTTACCATGCGCTTGCATAAGTCGGGTGGCGTCTCAAAGAACTGGAATAGCTTGCGCGTGTCGAGCACATCTCCAGTGAGCACAGCATTCTCGATGCGGTCGGCTGCGTCGCCATCAAAGATATGTCCCTTTGCTGAGCGGTTCCATTTTCCTCCTAGCAGGTCGAGTACTTTGTTGGTCGCGGCATAGAGCTTTCGTTCGAGCGGCACGGCTTCTCTGATCGGTTTGCCGGTTAGGCGTGTGATAGCTTGCTTTAAGCTGGCGTCACGGTCAAGCTTGCCAGATCGAAGTACAACGTCTTCGGCGAGGTCCCAAGCTAGCGCGCGTCCGTTCTTGTCGAGGATGAATACTCCGGCGCGTGTCACTTGATGGTTACCTCGTTGGCGTTCTCGATCAGGTCAGCCCATTTGCGGGCGGACTCGGCTTGATCGTGAAATGCTTTGACGGTTCGGTCACTCATGCCAAACTCGGCACCTTGCGCCGCGTCGTTGTCGTACTGATCGGCTGCAACACGCAGAGCATTTCCGATGATGTACTGCTCCGTGGCTGTCAGTGGGCCTTTGCGATTCGTTTCAGTCTGCATTGTTTTCTCCTCAGTCTGGGTTAGGTTATAACCCCACCGAGCCGCGCAGGTGGCGCGGCGCGATAGGATCTCCTGACGATCCGGTTTTCAGAACGGCGCAGCGCTAAGGTCGAAAAACACCCCTTCGGGCGCGTCGTCTGGTTTCTTGTTTGGGTCAAACTTGAAAGTAATCATGCGGTCGTCTGTCTCGGTAAAGCTTTCGACTGCTGGGCACTTGTTCAAGTACTCCCGTATCTCGGGCTGGTTCCTGGCTATTCCTATCGTGTTTCTCACCTCCTTTCACGGTGTAAAGCTTCAATCCGTCCTCGATCCAGGTGTCTATTTCAGTCTGCCGATAGTAGAGCGAGTCGGCTAGTAAACTGACCTTAGACCATTCTTTGCGGTCGGCGTGCTCTTTGAGTTGAGCGGCCATCGCGTCAGTGTGTTTTTGATGGGCGGCTCGGTAAGCGTCCTTTTCGGATTCGGAAGCGCACTGGATCAGCTTTTCGGCGATGAGTCCATTAGCGATCAGGGCGTTTAGGTTGCGCTTGCTGTAAAGCTGTTTTCGGTCATTGGGCAGGCTGAGGATATCGTCCCACTCGATAACGCCAGCTTCTTTGATCGCGGCGAGCATCGCTGTTTGTGCCTTGGTCATGCGTTCGCCTCCAATAGGCGCGCGGCGTGCTTGATTGCGGCCTCGGCGGCTTTGATGAAGTCCTTCAGCACTTCGTTGCCTGCCTGTACGCTCGAAACCTTTGGCAGTTGCTTATAGAGCGCGCAAGCGGCTTCTAGCTGGATTCCGGCGCGTTCGTAGGTGATGAATGCCTGAGATACTGTGAGCCGTGGCAGTTCGGGCGGTTCCTCGGCGTGCTTCGCGAGGATGGAATCGAGGGCGGGCGATGTCGTCATGGCTAATTGATCCCCTTCCCGGCGCGGCCACGTTCGCAAGCTGGGCACTTGCAGTACTTCGCGGCGAGTTTGTTCGCGCGCTGATACGGTCCTAGCGCGTCGCGGTCTGACGGCTTTAGATTCAACGGTTGATAGTTGGGCATTAATTTCTCCTGTGTGGGTAGGTTAACCCCGCAAAGCCGCGCTCATCACGCGGCCTTACAGAATCCCCTAGACAGAGGCTTCGACGAGCGAATCGAGCAGGCTTGAACCGGTGGAACCCTCGCCGGATACGAACGTCATCTTGCGGGCGATCTCCGGCAGTCCTGGCGCAGCCTGCATGATGACTTCAAACGCCTTGGACTTGAGCGCGTCGCCTGATCCGAACATGGCAGACTCGGCGCGTCCGTCGCGTTGTCCGCGCACGTGGTCAACGTAACCGGTAACGCCTTGGAGCAAGTTGTAAGCGGTTCCGCGCTGTTCTGGGAAGGCGTTTCCGTCGTTGGCTTCGTAAACGCGGAGGATATCGGCGATAATGTTCTCGCGGCGCGTGGTGTTGCGATCTTCCCCGGCTTCGGTCTTCTGCTTGGGGAACAAGCGGTCAAAGATCGACGTTACGGCCTCGCGGGTCATCTTGCGGCTGGCTAGTAGCTCAAAGCGATTCTTGAGGGTGTTGCCTTCGCCCATGAGCGCGGCCATTGCTTCGCGTGCATCCAGGATGCGGCCTTGCGCGTTCTTCGTGTGGCGGAAAGACGATTTGAAGCCCTTCTCGCTGAGGGCCATCGCGAGAGTGTTCGCGCAAACAACGCGCTCGTCAACAAGCTTGTAAGTGTGAGCCATGCTGCCATCGTGGCCGGTGACAAATAGCACGAAATTCTTGTGAACGTCATCGCCGATGTTGAAGCCTAAACCGAGGTCCGCAAGCGCCCAAACGCGCTCGCCATTCCCAAGAACTCCGGCTGTCTCGTAGTGAGCGCCGTTGACGCTCTGCATAATCGCGTCGATGGTCTTGAAGCCTTCCGCGTGCTGAACGCAGGTGTAATCTTCCCCGACTGGCCCTAAGAACTCAGCGGCGGTCTTGTTACCAGCCAGCTTATCCGAGTAGTTCCAGCGGAACGTCCCCCACGCCTTAACCGGGCGTCCTAGTCCGTCCTGAAGCTGAGACTTGAACACAGTATACTGAAAGGGCGTTTCCGCCAGCAGCGAATCGCTTGTCGCGTGCTCGCCGCGCACCTTCCCAAGCTTGTGCCATGCTGCAAGGCGTCCGGTGTAGTAGCTGTTCGAGGTCGTTAGTCCGTGTGACATTTGGTTTTCTCCTTGCCGGTGGTTGTTCCGGTGAAACCAGCTTACACGATAATCTACATGGAGTTTTTAAACTGCCTCTACCGCTCTGAAAACAAAGCGAAAATAAATATGCACCGTTTGCAGAATAAAGGCGAAAAACTAGAGAAACAGCTTAACGCCTTTAGTATCAACACATTGCAGCAGTAAGAACGTAAGTATATGAAAGCAAGGGTCTATAGACTTAGCAAGAATCAGCGCGCCGCCTCAGCCTCAAGGTCAGTTCGTGAGTACCTTGCTTCGCTCAATCGAAGCTTCGTCGGGAACACTGAAATTTGGGTCCGCGCCGAGGGGCGCTACGTTGTTGCTGTTGGTCCGACTCAATCCAGCGTCACCCCGTCCGGCGTTTCTGTCCGTATCGGTAACGCGGATCGCAGCAAGCGAAGTTCGCTAAATCCGAAGTCTTACACTTGGCTGCGCAACAGACGAGAGTTAAAGCATGCGGCTTTCTGACCCAAAGCGCGAAGCGTTCGCACAACACCGCGCAATCGGAAAGTCTCAGTCTGAAGCCGCTCGCTTAGCAGATTACGCCACAGGAAACCCCGGCAACACTGGCATGAGACTCTCCCGCGAGCCTCAGGTTGCCGCGCGCGTCCAGGAACTTCGACAAGGTTCTACGGAACCGGCTGCGTCTGATCCGGCTTCCGTTCACACGTCTAAGTTGTCCGTAGTCACCAACATAGTCTCGATCCATCGACTCGCAAAGGCTTCAAAAGAATACGCGATTGCATTGCAATGTCAACGCACTTTAGCGCAGATTGGCGGACTCCTCGGCGATGGCACAGGAACGCGCGTCAGCAACACGGTGAACATCACCGGCATGACACCGGCTGAGATGAATCTGGCGTTGCGTCAGTCGCTCGGATCGCTTCCAATCGCTGATCGTAAGCAGATCGCCGGGGAAGAGCCAGCCATCGGTGAAGTAATCGACGTTGAAGCGCTGGAATGTGAGTCAACCGCCATCAACCAGAGCGATTTAGCTGTGGAACGCGAAACGTAGCCTGTAAGTCCTTTGTTTACCTCTTGTGCCGAGAATAGTTCATATGTAACGTAATGGCTTAATTCTTTAACATGAGTTTTAGTTATCCTCCGCGCCTTCCCGCGCATTAGACGCAGCCAGACGCGCCGCTAGACGGCTGGAGGCTGCTGACTGCCAGACGGAGCCCAGCGACGCAGCCAGCGACGCGCTAGGGCAGGGGACGGGCCACGCCAGGGGTTGACGGGGGCCTCCAGGTGCCGTATGCCCCTCTTCTGGAAAGCCTCAGTCGCGCAAAATCCCGGATTGCGTCACGAGAAAACCTTGGTATACCGGCGTGGAGGGCTTCTGGCTTCTGGCTTGCGGCGCTGGGGCGGATTTGGCTCTTGCTCGCGGTGGGACCGTAAGTGTCGAGGGCTCAGTGCGGGTGGCCTTATCGAGACGGCGGGAGCCAAATTGAAAACTGGCGGAAAGTGCAGAAGTGCGCACTTTCGAGATTACGATTTGGGTTTGAAATGGGACCTATTTTTGTAGTTGGTAAACGTAAGGCTTTGCTCGTCTTTTGCCATTTATTATGCGTGAAATTTGCGCTCCCGAGGTATTGAACCTTTCGGCTATTACTCGCTGTAATACTTTTCCGGCAAGTGATTTAATTTCTTCAACCTGCGAGTCTGATATAGCCGTGCACGAGTTTTGATCGCCAGTCTTTCGAATAAGGCGACCCTTGCGCATTGCATCGTGAATGTTCTCGCGGCGTGTTCCGAGGAAGAGATGGTTGATATTGACGCAGGATCGCCGGTCGCATTTGTGGCAAACGTCCATGCGGCCCTCGATTGAACCGTTGTGTAAGATCCACGCTAGCCTATGAGCGTTTATGGGCTTGCCATCGAAGCAAATCGTGCCGTACCCAGTGCCCTTACAAAATATACCCGTCCAATCCCAACAATCGTCAGGGTTATCCGTCTTTGCAACCTTTCTCCAAAATCTAGTTTCAACCGGCTCAACGCGGGATTTGGATGAGCATTTTAGAGAACAGAATCTCCTATTGCTTTTTGCCAAAAACTCCTTACCGCAGAAATCGCATTTCAACATAACTATGGTATGCTTTGGCATATATGAATGTTACCACATCTAAACGCATGGCGAAAGCTATTTGCATAGCGTGTAAGGTGGCGCACGGCGGAAGCTGTGCGAATGTGAAGCGACCGGTGCGCCGGACGAAGGAAACGCCGGGGAGAATTTTCGCGCGGCGGCTTCGGACATACATCGAAGAAACGCAGGGTCCGCAAAAGTGGAAGGTAGCACTTTGAAAAAGTCCGCTGCCAAATTTTCCTCTTCTCTAATAAAGAATAGATGCGCGGAAAATTTTGCCGGGTTGAACGCGGCAAAATCTGCCGGGTTGACGGCGGATGAAATGCGCAAAGGGTGGAGCGCAAAGCCGATCTCGATTACGGCCTCAACTCTGGTTTCGCACGCGGCTAAGTCGGTGTACGATGCGATCTGTTTTTACGCTTGGCGGTCGGGCAAGGATTTGTGCGAGGAGCCGGAGGAAGTTCTGGCTGGTTCGTCCAATACGTCGCTTAGGACGGCGCGGCAATCGTTGATCGAGTTGGCTGCGCATGGGTTCATCGTCCGGGAGCGGATTTCGAAAGGGAGATTTGCCGGGGCGATCAGGCCGGTTCCGATGTGCGACATCCCGCAGGCTGGAGCGCGGCCAAAGGCGGATGACATTCAATGCTTGCGCTGCAATAAGTACCATCGTCCTAATGCTTTAAAGCTATGCCCGGTGTGTCGGCGAGATGTACTTGCCGAAAAGCAGGTGGCGGAGCAGATAGCCCTTGGCTTTGACTCTCAAACTGTTGTGTGGGCGAACCTTAAGGCGCACGGCAGCAAGTGTGGTCAGAAAGAAATCGCGCGGGCTTTCTTGAAGTTGGCGAATCCGGTTCCGAAAATAGCTGGGCAAAGCGCGCAGGATAATCGGGTTGATCCAGCGATAAAAGCAACTGCATGAAGTTCGTAAAGCAATGAAAGGTTTGTATGTCACCAGTTGATCTATTAGAGCTTTGCTTGGCGACTAAGGAGCGCGTAATTTTTGTCTATCGCGAGGAGCATCCTCTCGGTGAGCTAACTAGGGTAACTATTTACTTGACTAACCAAGATTTTTGACCCATACTTAACTCATGGCGCTACCTTCCACCCTCCAAGAAGCAATCGTATACTTCGCCGATCCGACCAACTGCAATGAGTTCTTAGCTTCGCTTCGCTGGGCTGATGGTAAGGTCGAGTGTCCGTACTGTGGCTCCAAGAACGTCGCCTATCTCGCAAGCCAGAACCGTTACAAATGCTATGGCAAACATGAGAAGGCCCAGTTCTCCTTGAAGGTTGGAACTATCTTCGAAAGCTCCCCAATCTCTCTCGACAAATGGCTCTGCGCCATGTGGCTGGTAGTGAACTGCAAGAACGGTATTTCATCGTGCGAGATGGCTCGCGACTTAGGAGTAACTCAGAAGTCGGCTTGGTTTATGAACCATCGTATTCGCATGGCTCTGCATGATGGCTCTGTCGAGAAGGCAAGCGGCCACGTCGAGGCAGACGAAACTTTCATCGGCGGCAAAGCGCGGAACATGCACATTGCCCAGCGCCGTCGCCGGATCACTGGCACTGGCGGAAAAGACAAGACTCCGGTACTCGGCATAGTGGAACGGGGCGGCAAGGTCCGCACCGTGGTAGTCCCGAATCGCCGCAAGAAGACCTTGCAGGCAGAGGTTAAGAAGCACGTCGAGGCTGGTTCCGCGCTCTATACCGATTTCCTTTTGTCGTACGAGGGATTGGAAGGCGACTACGCACACAAGGTCATCGATCACGCCGTAAGCTACGTGGAAGGTAACGTACACACCAACACCATCGAGAACTTTTGGGCGCTCCTGAAGCGCGGCATCAGCGGCACCTACGTTTCAGTTGAGCCCTTCCACCTGTTCCGCTACTTGGATGAACAGGCCTACCGCTACAACAATCGCAAAGAGATGACTGATTTTGACCGCTTCAAGATGGCCGCATCGCAGATCGTCGGCAAGCGGTTGACTTGGAACGAAGCGACCGGAAAGAACCACGAAGCGCAAACGTACCCTAACTGAGAAGGAGGCGAAGCGACAGAGACGCGGGAAGAGAAGGTGAACCACTATGCGTTTCCGCGCATCGAGCCAGTACCCTTCGCCATCCTTCCTCGCGGAGTATCCTTCTGCAATTTACCCTTCGACGAATGGCCAAAATCGGGCGGCTCCGTGGCCTTTCCGAAATCCTTCTGCTTAGAGCGTTTTCCAAACGGGTTTGGAACCGCGCTCTTTGGGACCGTGAGCACCTTTTTTACGGCATTACGGAACCGTTCGAACGCTTCTGGTCCTTCGATCATCTCTGGCGTGTGAGATTTCATGACCCAATGTTACCTCAGTCTTCGATTGGTGTTTGGATGTGATACAGAACGCCGTCGATCGCGATCCGCTTCGGATCTACCATTCCACTTGCCGCAAGTAGTCCATCGGGCCGTATGTAGCGGTGAGCCTTCGCGACCAATAGACCGGTTGTCGGATCAAAAAACTTTAGCTCCTGAGAAAGCGTACCGGGAACCCAGTTTCGAACCTTGTTTTCGGTGACTTCTTTGGATCGCGAAATTTCTACTCGCAGTTCTCCTGATTCACCGCGCTCAACAAATCGCCCTTCGTTGAAAAGCTGTCGGAGTTTCCAAACATCGACGGATGTACTACTCTTATATGGAGACGCGCTCATGCCGGATGCCCCTCAAATACGAGAGCAATTGCGAAAAGTGCTCGACAAGGAAATGTCCCTCCGCCAATTCGAAGAGTGGTTTGTCCCGACAACCTGGGACATCCGCTCAGAGAAAAACCCTGAGGCTGAATCCCTGGTTGACGATATCGAGATGAATCTGGCTGAGTTTTCGGACGGAGTTTTGACTCGCGATGAACTGTGGAAGGAGTTGACGAGGATCGCCCGCCCTTTCGTGACGCCGAAAAAGAATATGAGTGTGCCAGAGCAAGTCACCTTTACTTTCGGCGGCACTAGTCGGATGGATTTTGCGGTGCTGGATGTGGGATATAGTTCCGAAAGTCAGAACTTATCTCATGCTCTACAATAAACGGCAATCGAAGCGCCAGTGAATCGTTAACGAAAATATCGAACCATGCAAGTCCAGGTTCTACTGGATTGCCCACCATGTTGACGTGGAATTTGTGCCCCTTCACACCGCCTTCCGTCGATACTTGGTACGTGTCCCTTTGGCCCCTAACGCCTTTGACGTTGACAGCCTCCATCGCGATCATGAAAGTCTCTGGGCCGTCCGACTTAAAGATTAGGACCGCGCTGAAGTGTATCGGGGGAAGAGTTACGGCAATGCCGGGCTGCGTTGCTGGGATCTTGAGAACAAAGCGGTCGATGATCCTTATCGCGGTGAAAACGTCGCCGTAATCGCTTTTTTCTGTGATAACCTTCTCGCACAAGAAGCCAGTCGTGTAGATTGCCATGCGGCCACCCCTCTTGGTGGCGCAATCAGTCTATCAAATCTTGGTTAGGGAAGTAAATAGTTACCCTAACTAGCAGAAACGAAACGCGGGAGTATTTCGAAGCTGAACTACCGAAGCTCATCGCTAAATGCGCCTATATCGAGATCGGCGATAAGCGGTATGAAGTGTCCTCGATCCAGTGACGAGCCGGTTGCCAGCGCAGAATAGATAGCGCTAACGTGAATCGTGGAACCTTCATGAGAAGCCGAGCGCTCATCGTCCTCGCCTGGGCCGCAATCCTCGTCGGGTTGTTCGTTGCGCTAGTTTCGTTCACGCTCTGGCGAACGAGGCCAAAGCCGTCCGCCGATCCATTCTCATTTTTATGCCAATCGATCCACCGCTAAAATCACCGAGCGAAGGCGTTCGCATCCGCGAAGCTATCGTTTCGTTGCTCGATGAGGCGTGGGCGAAAATGAGCCCTAACGATTTGAAGGAATTGCGCAAAGCGGTATCGGGGCATGTCGCGATCAGGTCGAAATCTCCTAGGGACTAATGGAAGATAAATTGTCAATGGCGGGAGACATTCGCCCTATTCCCGATCCCACCTTACTGACAACGCTAGCCTTGGACAAAGGGCTGGAGCAACTCAAACAGCTTTTGCTTTCTCGCATCAATGCGATGGAGAAGGCGCAGGAGTTGTTTGAGGCGAACCTTCGCCGGGTCCCCACCGAAGTGGATCGGGAAGTAGCTCGATTAAAAGAGCTTGTCATGGAGAAGTTCCATGCGATTGACGGTCGGTTTATGGACCGCGACGAGCGAGTCAAGGAAGCTTTTAACGCGGCGCGGCAGGCGATTGAGGCGGCTTTAGCGAGCGCCAAAGAAGCCTCCAGACAGCAGACCGAGACTTTCACCGTGTCGATGGCAAAGTCGGAGGCGAGCGCGTCCAAGCAGATTGATCAGCAAGGTCAGGTGATCCAAACATCGACCAATGCGCTGAACGATAAAATCGGCATTTTGGAAGGACGAATGACGCGCATGGAAGCAGCGCGGGAGGGAGCGGTCGGGTTTCGAGTTGCCCAGCAGAGCAACGGAATGTATCTGCTCGCCGCAGCCGGTTTTTTTGTCACGCTGATTTCCGTGGCGTTCGCAATTTATGCGGGGGTTCACGGGATTCATCCATGAGTAACAAGGTTCTAGTAAAATCGGCAAGTTAGTGTATAATCGGCACGGCAATGAAAACGATTCCACTCACGCAGGGTTACGTTGCGCTCGTTGATGACGAGGACTTTGAGCGCCTGAGCAAGTTTAAGTGGAACGTCGCGGTAACTAAGTGCACTTACCGCGTAAAGATTTACGCCAAGCGCAAGGAGAAAGTGCTTGGCAAATACACCACGATTCGAATGCACAGGTTCATTCTGGGATGTTCTGGACACGTCGATCACAAAGACGGTGACGGCCTGAATAATCAGCGCGGCAATTTACGCCCAGCCACTAGAATGCAAAACGGAGCGAATCGAAAGAAAAGCACGGCGGAATGTTCGTCCAGGTGGAAAGGTGTATGTTGGCGCAAGGATCTCCAAAAGTGGAACGCCTACATCTATTTCAATAAACAGCGACGCCACTTGGGTCATTTTGCGGATGAGTTTGACGCTGCGCAGGCGTATAACTTCGCAGCGCTGGAGTTATTCGGTGAGTTCGCAAAGTTAAACGAGCCGCTGCGGGAGGCTGCGTGAATAGCCCAATTCAAATTTCCATAACGAATCAAAGCACCCTATTCGCCGACAGGGATCTACCGGCCCTAGCAAATGCCTTGCAGATACAAATTAGTCGGGATTTCTATCCTCTTTGGGGAATAAACGCACAAGTTTTTTATACACCGACCGGGCAACACCCCACTCCGAATCATTGGATTATTGCGCTGCTGGATGACGCTGATCAGGCCGGTGCTCTGGGCTATCACGATGTTGGGCCTAACAGCGAGCCGCTTGGCAAAGCGTTCGTAAGGACCACCCAAGCGGACGGATCTCAAATTTCAGTAACGGTCAGTCACGAGCTTCTGGAGTGCCTCGGGGACCCGAACGTATCCCTTGCTTCGCAGGACGGCAACATATTTTGGAGTTTTGAAAACTGCGACGCGGTTGAAGCAGATAATCTCGGATACGAGATCACAATCCCTTCCGGGTGGCTCGGTTCCGGAACAAAGGTGCTAGTGAGCGACTTTGTGACAAAAGCGTGGTGGGATCGCAATGCGCCGCCTCCATATGATTTCCGTGGTCATTTAACAAAGGCATTGGAACTGGCCCCTGGCGGCTACATATCCTTCTTGGACTTGAACAACCTGCAAAACGGTTGGCAGCAAGCATCAGCTAAGACGGCGACGCCAGCCGAACAAGTTAAGGCGCGTCCCCATGTCGGTTCGCGGAGGTCGCGCCGCGCTCTCCCGAGACATCAGTGGGTCAGGTCAACGTATGCTCCGGGAACGATAGCGATTGCGGCGCAGAAGGAATAATTATGCCGAATCCGTTCAAGTCGCTCGAAGATTTGTTGGAGCAACTCTTGAAGAACCACATCGATGACGGGCTGCTCAAGCAGGTTATCGAAAATCAGGCGTTGGCGCAGTCCACTCTAGGCGCGCTCAAAACAACCGTGGAAACAATACAGGCGGATATCGTCTCTATCAAGGTGTTCCTAGGTATCACGGATGCCACCGGAGCTACCCAGGAGGAAGTAGACGCGCTGGGCAAGAGGGTCCAGGACGAGACGGCGGCGATTCAGCAGTTCGATCAAGGGATTCCTCCGCAAGGATAAGGCATGAAGACGATTCCATTAACACGCGGGTATGTGGCGCTTGTAGACGACGCGGATTATGATCGCGTCGCTCAGCACAAATGGTGCGCGTGGAGTTCTAAGGCTCAAAATTCGATGTATGCCCAAGGTAAGGCTGGAACAGAAAAAAACATCCTTATGCACCGCTTTATTCTTGGGTGCTCGGGAAGCGTTGATCACGCGGACGGCAATGGTCTGAATAATCAACGGTATAATCTCCGTCCAGCAACCCGCTCCGAGAATGGAGCAAATCGGCCAAAGTTCTGTGGAAAATCTTCGCAATTCAAGGGCGTTAGTTGGTCCAAAAATACCCAAAAGTGGAAGGCCGAAATCAGGAAGGCAGGGAAGTCAACCTACATCGGAGTGTTCCGCGAGGAATGCGATGCCGCCCAAGCATACAACCTTAAAGCATTGGAGCTGTTTGGCGAGTTCGCAAACTATAACAGTCCGCCTCACAGCGCACCGCTTGGATGATTTTGGATGGCACAACGCCACTCCAGTCGATTTTAGGAAAGCAAATAAAAAAGGGAGAAATTAAATGACTATTCAAGAAGTAGATGACCAGTTCACGGCGCTTCAGACTGCGTTCGCAAAGGCCGCGACGGATTCCAGCACGTATATCAATGACCTCAAGGCCCAGCTTGCTGCCGGTTCGCCGGTAACGCAGGCGCAGCTTGACGCGCTCGGCTCCAACATCACCAATCTCAATGCGGCTGTTCAGGCGTTCGACATTCAGAACACTGAACCTCCGGTAGTTGTTCCTCCGCCCGCCGCCCGTAAATAACCGTCTGTAACCCAGTGGGCCGGTTGCACTCGACAGCACCGGCCCGCGTAACTCCCGAAAGGAGTTTTGTCCATGCCATTCATTTGCGTTCTCTGTCTGTTGCTTTTATTCTTGGCCGCATTAGGCCAAAGCTGGTGGTGGCGGGTGGCCGCTCCGAATCCCTGGTATGGTAACGCCCTGTTCTTCTGGGGAGTGTTTTGCTTGGCGGTCGTAATTACTTGGCCAATTGTGAAAAGTCTGGTTTGAGGACAGGCCAATGCTCATCATCCTGATCATTATGATTTTGCTGCTGGCTGGGGGCGGGGGCTACTGGGGACACGTCAACTACGGGCCGCTTGGCGGCGGCGGGATCGGGCTCGGAACGATCTTGGTTATTCTGCTGATCTGGTATTTGGTGCGCGGCGGCTTCAACTAGCCTTGCGCCGAGCGTCCCGTTGGCGTAGAATCGGGCGAATGTATCCTGAAGTTCTCATCGGAACCGCATCGCACGAGGTCTCGCATCCCGTCGAGCGACTATTCTTTGTCGAGCATCTTGGGCTAACCTTCGCCGTCATGTCACACTCAGCGCAAGGCGCGTGGCATGACATGTGTAACGTGACCCTGGACGACTCGTACTGGAGCGCGAAGCTGCTTGAGCAACACGGGCAGTATATGAATCGCCATCTGGCACAGAAGTTGAAGCTACAAGGGCGCTCTTTCGATTTGCAGCAAGGCGGATGGCTTGAATAATGCCATGGTCTAGCGACAAGCAGGTTCGCTATTTGCTCTCGTCGGGATCTCCGCTAACGGAAGCGCAAAAGAAGAACATGAAGCAGGAACTTCACCGCGACCCAAGCTTGATCAAACACAAAGAATCTCCGAAGCCTACCAATCGCTACCGTCCCCCGAAGGAAGATAACTAAAATTGAGCAAGGTTCCCAAGGCGGAAGCTGGCTACGTTTATCGGCCAGAGACGCAATATCGCTGTCAGGAATGCCTGATGGTGAAACCGCTGAAGTCGGGCGATAAGCCAGAACAGGGCACGGATTATCCCGCAGGCTGCGCATGGTTCGGGCCGAATCACAAGATCAGTCCGATGCGAGGTAGCTGCATTTACTTCGCTCACGATGGGCCGGATCGACCGATTATTCCGTGGCTCGCACTATTCACTCCGGTAGAGCTTGGCTATACTGAACGCAAAAGCGACAACGGGTTTAGTTGCAAACGGTGCGAGTATTACGGAGTGACTCAGCATATTTGCTCGCGAGTCGATGAGAACTCAGAAGGGGATACCCCTGGCGAGATTCATCCTAATGCCTGTTGCGATTTTCAGGACGCGGACAAAGTGCGTGGAGAGATGCCGACGCAAAAGGTTCTGGAATATATCGCCGCAGCGGAGCGGGGAATCACTCGATACCGTCCAGTAAAGGAAAGCACATGAAAACAATCTGCAAACTTCTGCTCGCCGCGTCGGTGTTCGCCGCGCTCCTGCCGGGGCAGTTCGTCCCTCCCGGTCGTAAGAATTTTAAAATAACCATAACCGCCGGAACCCCTCAGAGAGTTTCTGCGACGCCGCTTGTCGTTGATCGCTACATCATCCAAATGGCCATCGGCGGTACTGGATCTGGCCTGATTTGCATCGTGCCGGTAGCGACAACTCCAGCAGCTTCTTGCGCGACGGCAGGGCAGCTTTCCGGGCAATTAGCACCAGCATCAGCGACGGCTCCGGGCGGGAGTTGGTCGGATGGAGTGTCCAATTCTGGCGGCTCGATCAATCTCCAAACGGTTTGGGTTGACGGGAGCAACTCCGGGGATGTAGTTATTGTCTCGGCTAACGTGAAATAAAGCGACTTCTATACATGAACACAGCAGCTTTTAACTTTAGAATTAACATTTGGAGGTAGAACCCAATGAATACTGACGATAAGAGCAAAGAAGCAGTTGAGATACTGATCAAAAAAGCGGCGGGTGCTGACAAATCAGAGGACGCAATGCGTTTCTCTCAAGCCGCCTGCAATTCGGCTAATGCTATGTGTGCGCTCAGGGCGGCGCAGGCGAAGTAACAGAACGAAGCACTGAATTTTCGACGCTGCTGTGTTCATGTATAGAAGTCCTCAATAAGGGTATTTTATGAGCGAAAAAACGAATGGAATTATGTCCGGTGATGCAGTCTCCGAAGAGACCATGCAGCGCGCGGTGCCAATCTTCCCGAATACCGTGAGGAGAAGCGTGAAACGCGATCTCGATACCGTGGCGGCTGCGATGCTGGCCGCGATCCCCGAAGGCGATGACCTTGCGATGATGCTGGCTGGCGTCATGCAGGCGCACCAAGCGTTCGGCTGTCCCGAGAACGAGCGTATGGCCTGGGCTAGTATGACGCAAACGCTACTCCAGCGGACTCAGATGTTCGGCAAGGGCATTGCGTGGCCGGAGTGGTTCCTGAAGGTCGCGGCGATCTTTCGCGGAGACGCATGAGCGCGACCATCCATCCATCGAGCGTCATCCTTCGCTGTCCGAAGTGTGGCGTACCGATGACGTGGGTCGGGCACACGGCGCAATGCGATTCCGAGATTTGCGACGACTACGGGAAAATGTACAAGGTGGAGTTGCCAGCGCTCGACGTGAAGCTGACGCCGGAGCACTCGCACAATTGGCCGAACGGAACTCCGCGTTACGACGAGCATACCTGCCCGCAGTGTGTAGCTGAACGCAGCAAATCAGCAGAATAAATACCGTTGACGAAAAAAGAAATCCAGATCGCGAAGGAGAATACGATTCTCATTGCGCGAGAGATCCTGCGCCGTCGCAGATTGGCCGAAGCCGAAACCTCGTTCAGTGCGTTCGTCAAGTTGGCGTGGCCGATCATTCAACCGGGCACCGAATTTGTTCCGGGCATTCACATCGATGCGATTGCGGAGCACCTAGAGGCCGTCGCAAACGGAGAAATTCGACAGTTAATAATTAATGTTCCTCCGAGACACGGGAAAAGCTCGTTGATCGCCGTGATGTTTCCGGCGTGGCTTTGGATCACGAGGCCTCATGAGCAATTTCTATTTGTCTCTTACGCTGAATCTTTGAGCTTGCGCGATTCCCGCAAATGCAGGTCGCTCATTAAATCCCCGTGGTATCAAAACGCTTGGAACTCGCGGTTCTCTATAGTTTCGGATCAAAACGAAAAGCGGAGATTCGACAATGACAAGATGGGTTATCGGTTAGCAACGTCTCTCGACGGGTCAAATACTGGAGAGGGCGGGTCATTTATCATATATGACGATATCGATAACGTTAAGAAGATAACCAGTCCCGCAATTCGCGAAACGGCGCATGAGTTTCACGATCAAACGATGTCAACTCGCGGTAACAATCCTAAGACGGTTGCGCGAATCAACATTCAGCAGCGATGCCACGAGCAGGACATGACAGGGCATTTGACGGAAAAGGGTGGATGGGAGTTATTGGTTCTTCCCGCCGAATATGAAGGTTCAAAAAAAGCTACTTCGATTGGCTGGAGCGATCCACGTACAGAGCCGGGTCAACTGTTGTGGCCAGCGCAATTTGGGAAGCCAGAAATAGCGGCGTTGAAAGTGGATCTTGGCGAGATGGGAGCCGCTGGCCAATTGCAGCAGCGTCCGTCACCGGGCGAAGGTGCGATGTTCAAGCGCGAGTGGTTCAACTATTGGAACCCTCCGACCGTGGACATAGATCCGACGACGCGCGAGTACCGCCCGATTGCGGTGAAGAATCCAGGCAAACCCCTGCTTTACAAAAAGCCAGTGGCGTTGCCGATTGCGTTTGAGCAATGCCTGCTTAGCTGGGATTGCGCATTCAAAGGTGAGAGCGATTCGGATTATGTCGCCGGTCATGTGTGGGGCCGGGTGGGAGCTAACTTCTATCTGATCGACCGTGAGCGCGACCGGATGGATTTTCCGACCACCGTCAAACGCTTTCGAAAGCAGGCGGAAGAGTATCCGTGCCCGGAGAAGTTGATAGAAGATAAGGCCAACGGTCCCGCCGTAATCGCGACGCTGAAGAATGAAATCCCCGGCATCATCGCAATTGAACCTGACGGAGGCAAGATTGCGCGCGCGAACGCCATCGCGCCCTATGTCGAATCGGGGAACGTTTACCTGCCAAACCCGGAGATTTATTCCTGGGTGGATGGTTACATCGAGGAGCACGCCAACTTCCCGCGCGGGAAGAACGACGACGACGTTGATGCCGGTAGTCAAGGAGTTCGAAGGCTCGCCGACTCGATGTCGAACACTGGAGTTCCAGAGTTCCGCGTTATGCCGCGCATCGGCGAACCGGAAACGGCCTGCCACGTAGAGCCAGATCTCAAGCTCCAACCACACTGGCGGCGCTGGATCGCCATCGCTCCCGGTTCAACCGGAGCGGCGCTATGGATTTGCGAGACGCCAACGAAATCTCTCCGCGTGTACCGCGAGTTGCACCTTGAGGGTATGGACGCGCACGAAGTCGGTCGGCGGATCGCGGAGGCATCGATCCCAGACCTGCAGGATTTTCTGCGAAGCATTCACTTCACTCAAAAGTGGAACATCGATGTGCTGATGGAAAAGGCGGCGTTTGCGCCGGTCGAGCCTATCGGAAGTTACGCCGAACTGATGGAGCAAGGGATGCTCTCTTACGATCCAAACATCGGGCAATTCGAAGATCGCGTGAGCGTCCAGCAAGAATTGAAGGCAGCGAAATTCTCCGCGCAGATGGCGGAACTTGAGGATGCGAGCTTTGACCGGCTCCGCGATCTTCTCCGATTCAAACCGGTGGATTACGAAGAGTTGACCTACGACAAGGTGACGGCTTTCAAGTTGGCGGCGCAGGATATCAATCTATACACGCAGTACATGGCGGCGTGCGAGGGGCGAGTGGCCGGTGAATGGCCAAAGATCAAATTCTCCGCCGATTGCAGGAATACGGTTTCAGCGCTTGGCGCGGTGAAGCGCAATCAGGAAGTTGAGGACCCGTTCATTCGAGCGCTCCTCATCGGGATTTCGGCACCGCCAAGCGTCATGACGCAGAAGTCTTTAAAGTTGAGTCCGGGCATGAAGCCCGATGCTGGCAGAATTACTCGCCGATTCGCGCGAGGAGGCCGATAATGAGCTTTACCCCACCGCCCGCCAACGTTCTTGTAAATTTTACGGCTGCTGGCCGCAAGGCGCGGCTCATTCCATCGGGATATTTCTCTCCCAACGACAACATAAATTTCATTTGGGACATTGCAAATAGCAGCGGCGGCTTCCCGAACCCAGTTACGCCTACCGGCACAATCGATGGCGTCAATGCTGTATTCGTATCGCCCACGGCACCCACGGTCGGGCTTGCAGTTTTCCGAAATGGGCTGCTTCAGGACCCAGCGATTTCATATACGCTTGTCGGAAGCACGATCACCTTCAACGCGGCCAACATTCCCCAGGTCGGCGACGATCTTATGGTGCTCGTAGACTAATGAAGGCGATCATCTTTTCGCTTTGCGCCGTGGCCGCGATAGCGCAACAGGTTAATCCCCTTCAGGTACGCGGATTTTCAATCCAGATCACGAACGATGCCGGGGGCACGACGCTCAATCAACTGGCGAAGATAAACAGTGCCGGTCATGCGATCAAGACTGGAACGGGCGATACGGCGGTACCGGTTTTCCTGGTGATTTATAATGCCGGAACTTCTGGCTTAGCGTCTCTCGGGGTTGGTGGTAAGTTTTCCTGTCAGATGGATGCTGGCGGGGCAGTCATCGGGCATTTTATCGTCAACTCGACAGCGACGGCGGGCCGCTGCATGGATGCTGGCGCGACGGCTCCCACGACGGGATGGGTCATAGGTATCGCGCAGACCACAGCGGGCGCAAATTCTCTCTCTCAGATCTTCCTGTTCGAAGGGTACAATGCGGCGGCGAGTAGCACTGCCATCGTTCCCTATACGCTTTGCTCGACATGTGCAGGGCCGCATGGTGCGGTAGTTCCCGCCAGCGGGACGACGATCACAGCAGCTACTCACGGGCAGGGTCCGGGAGCGGTTATCTCGTGCTGGGACGGCGCAACGCCGCACAACTGGGTATCGTGCGGTGCTGCCAATTCAGCGGCGAGCCCCCTGGTGGCCGGTGACGTGACAATCACCTATGCGGTGGCTCCCGCGTATGCAATGATTTGGGCTCCCGGAACCAGTGGCGGCGGTGGCGGGGGTGGTGGTACATGCGCCGGGACTGGATTCCAGATCTTAACGGCGGGTGGTTGTGGTTCGACGGCAGTGCTTACGTCGGGCGACTCATCGATCCTGATAACGAACCCCGACGCACAGGCTGGCAATCCATCTATCACGGTTAGCACGGCTAGGATTCAATCTCGGGCCAACGCGCAATCGTGTGGGTCAATTTGCCTCACGGAAACATCGGCGAGCGGCGTAACGTATACGGCGACGATGAACCCGACGCTCACGGCTTACTCAGCCGGGATGACGGTCAACTGGATCGTGGTTACAGCCGTCACGGGCGGCGCGACGACAATTAATATCGACACGCTTGGGGCGAAGTCGATCAAGTTGAAAGACGGAACCACGAATCCATCGGCGATTGCAGCAGGGACGCCGCTCATGCTGGTATACGACGGAACGCTTTTTAGAATCTGGGCAGGAGTTTGAAAAAGGAGACTTTTTATGGCAACAAGGATGCCCCCGCCGGGCGCGAAACCATCTCTCGTGATCGCAGTAGGGGCAAAGCCACCGGGCGGCGGCAAAGAGCCAGCACCGAAGCCACCTGCCGCTGGGCCGGACACGCCAGAGGACGAAGCGAGCGAGAAGGCGTCGCCGGAGCGTGCCATCGTTATTCGCGGGAACGAGCATTGCTCGGACTGCGAGAATTACCACGCCGAAGATGGGACGTGCGAGGAAGTGGACGGCCAGTTCAGCCCGGATGACGGTTGTTATGCTTTTTTTGAAAGCGCCGGGGATGAATCCGCAGAGGGTGAAGGCGAAGGCGGCGAGCCGATGGGCAGCGAAGAGATGCAGGATCAGGGGGCGGCGCAGTGAAATATAAATGGCGCAGGCTCAAGGAAAATATCCTTATCGCGGTTGTCTGGATGCTCCCAAAGTCGATCATCTATTGGTCGGTGATTCGCGCTATGACCAGCGTGAATAAGAATCATCCTGACGACATGAAGGCGACCGATTATTTGAAGGCGTTGGAGGTCCAATGAAGAGACGAAATGTATTTGCGATGGTCGGCGGATGGCTAGGGCTTGCGGCCACCGCAAAGCCAGCAGTCCGAGAAGAGGAGTTCCCCGCGTCGGAGCGGTTCAAATTGCTCTACCAGCGCCTCCAACGCGCCGAAGGAGACGCGGAGCGCCGCGAGGTTTCTCTTGCCGGTTGTTCTGTCGCGGCGATGGGCGGAACCAAAGAGGACACCATCTGCCACCGCGATCAATGGGCGTGGCATCCCGCTTATCAGGACGTACTGGACCTTCGAAGAAAGTTCGAGGCTGCGATGCGTTTAATTGCTGATTGGTCCCCATCGGAGCACATGGTCGCGCTATATCCGTGCGGATGCTCGGCGAGCGGGCCAGTTATCCAGACCGGTTTGCTAGAAACGCATGATGGGCTTCCGCGTTATTGCTCTGAACACGATTCCGAAAAAAAAATGGAGGGTGCTTGCTCAATTGTGGTGACTCCCGCAAGGCAGCGCCCAACAATCGCGGAGTTGGAGGAGCTTTTGGCACAAGATCCGCAGCCGAAAGTCCAAATTCTCCCGAGCGGCCACGTTATCACGATTTAGCATGTGGCCTTTTTCGAAAATCCGTGCTCTCGAAGCGGATCTTGTGGACGTGCGCGATGTTGCCGGAAGCCTGACGGCGCAATTGGAGATCGCCAAGCGCCAGCACTCCGAAGAACTCGCTAACGCCAACGAAACGGCGCAATCTCTCGCCACGGACCTCGAACAAGCGCAGCTTGAGCTAAAAACCGAGCGGACGCTGCGTATCTCAGCAGAAGCCATCGCCGCCGAACGGTTGGCTCAAGTCACCAAGGCTTACGAGTTCGCTCTACGCGCGGAAAACGCACGCGACGAGGCCGTCAAGGGCAGGATGGCATCGCTCGACCTGATGAACACCAAGTTCCTTGGGATGATGGCTCCCGAGCAACCGCCGACAAATCTGAAAGAATTCTCGACCAATATGCAGCAGTTGCCGAATCGCAAGAACGGAGTCGGCGCATCGCGCGCAGCAGACCTGAAATTCGTCGCAGATATGATCGCCAAGAGCAAGAAGATTGAACCGAAAATCACGCCCACAGATGGCGTCATCGAAGATGCAGGACCGACCGTAGCCGCCGTCTAAAATGGAACCCTTAGCACCAGCAGCGCCAGCGCCGACAACAGAAGAGATCATTGCCAAGTGCGGCAAGTTCATCACGGACGTAATGCGTTCCGAGATGTCGGATGAAATTGACCCGGATCGCATCTATATCCTGCGGCAAGTTCACAAAAACTATCTCTACTACCGCGCGTTGCAGTATTTCGCACCGTCGATCTATCAGGGCATCGTGGATGCGACCGGCGTCAATGGGTCCTACGTGCCGGATCAGGACGGATTTGGAGCTTACGACTACAACCAGAACATCTATCGTGGGTATTCGCGCAAGTTTGAGGCGGTCCTCGGCAACCGGATGCCGAACGCAATCGCGGTCCCCGACAATCAGTCCGATCAGGAGTCGGCGAAGGCTACACGGTCGGCAAACAACGCCGCTTTGTACTTCCGGCAGAGTTGCAACCTCGAATTACAGATCCTCTATCTGACTTTTGGCCTGTTCAACTTCGGGACGAACTTCTGGCACATCGATTACGTCTTTGACGGCGAAAAATACGGCTATAAGACACCGGACATTCTCAGCACCGGGCAAGCTCCGCTTGGAAACGCTTCATTTAACTGCCCGAATTGCGGCAACGCGAACGATGCGGACGCGGATAACCCAACACCGCCTTCGAATGGGTGCGCATCTTGCGGTCAACCGCTTAACGAGACGCATTATCAGCCGCCGACAATGGCGGACATCCCGACCTCACAGCCGGGAGAGCCTCAGCCAAACGGCGCGCTCGAAATTTCCCTTCACGATGCCAGCGAGGTAGACGTACCGCTCGACGCAACGTGCATCAACGACTGTCCGTGGCTGGTCTGGTCGCGCGAAAAGCACAAATTTGTGCTGATGAAGAAATACGGCGACAAGATCAAGGACTCAGCCGGAACCGATATGGGTATCGGCGAAGGCGAAAACGTCTGTACGCAGTATGCGGAGAATATCCGTTCCGCGATGGCAAGCCCCATCGGACTAGTTCGCAGTAAGCGAGCAAACCGGTGGACGGAGCGGTTTACTTGGTGGACTCCGGCGATGTATGAGGGCATCGAGGACAAAGAAGCTAAGCAGATGATGAAGGACAATTTCCCAACCGGCGTGAAAATCACAGCGGTTCGCGGAAACATCATCGACATGGAGGAGCAGAAGCTCACCGACCGCTGGCAGGAAGTAAAGCCGGAACCGGCCAAGCGCATTATGGCTGATCCGCTGGGCAACGACTGGATTGAGGCGCAGGATCTCACCACAAACATGCTCAATCAGCGCAACGAGATCATTGAGCGCTCAAATGAGCCAGGATTCGGCGATCCAACGCGCATCGACTTCGACGCATGGCAGCGGCGTAGAGCGATTGGAGCCGATTTATTCCCGGCGCTGAAACCCGCAGGGGGAAGCCTGAGCGACATTATCTATCGTCCGCCGACCGTGCAGTTTTCCGATCAAATCGCGCCCTTCTCGATGGAGATTGAACAGCGCGCGCAAAACGTAAGCGGACTCGGAGAAGCAATCTGGGGCGGCGGTGACGCCGAAGAACCCACTGCGCGTCAAGCAGAGTTGAAGAAAAACGCGGCATTGATGCAGTTGGGCGTGCCGTGGAAGATGATGGGCAAGAGCTTGGAGGCGGTTTACCTAAAGGCATGTCGCCTATTGGGAGAGTACGCGGAAGGGGTGATCAATTTCACCCAGAAGAATCAGTTTGGTCGATATGACGATATGGTCGTCGTAATGGATGACCTAAAGCATGGGAAATATCACTTCGATTTTGATGAGGCGATCCCACTTACATATGGCCAGCAGCGTGATCTCCTTATGTGGATGCTAGACAAGCCGAAAGAGCTTCTAGATTTGTGGGGATTCAACGATGTTCTCAACATCTTCACTTTCAAGCAACTGCTCGGGATGCCCGGTGAGAGAACCCCGCATCTCGATGATAGAGACAAGGGTATGGATGTAATCGACAAGCTTCTTTCTGAGAAGCCGGTTCCCGGCCAGCCCAATCCAGATGGCTCTCCGGGACAACAGCAAGCTTCGATCCAACCCGATTGGGAAGACGACAAAGATTTCATGGCGAGGCTCGTGAAGGCGTTTCTGATCGTCAATTCTCCACTAAAGCAATCGCACCCGGACGGATATCAAAACTGCGTCCTATATGGACAGGCTTGCGAAGCTGCCGCCAATACGCCTGCGCCTCCGCCGCCTCCCAAGACCTCGGTCGCCCTTAGCGTCAAAGGTTCCGAGTTGGGAAGTGACGCGATCCAAGCATCGCTGGATAAGCTCGGCATTATCCCAGATGGCGTTAAGGTGGCTCCGATCACTCCTCCATTGAAGCCAGGGGAGATAAATCCGGCAACTGGCCAGCAGGTCCCGATGGCTCCGCCTTCTCCATTGATGCCGCAGCCCCCAATCGAGGGGGCCGTGCAGTGAGTCCACGCTCTTTTCGACGGAGGTACGTTCGTCTCTGTTGAGCCTTTTTCATCGCTGGATTGCGCGTCTCAGTTGCGCGCGTTCTCGCACGTTTGCACTTTCTGCAATAGCGATACCCTTTGCGATCATAGGCGGTGTTTTGCTCGGTAAATTCATGACCGGCATCACAATGACTGCGGTTTTTTAGTTGCCCGGTTATCCCGCGCAGAATATTTTCCTTTGTCGTAACGATTTCGAGATGGCAAGGATTGATGCAGGAGTGGACGCGACAGAGATGGTCTATCACTAACTCGGCTGGCACCGGGCCGATGAATACTTCGTATGCCGCACGATGGGCGCGTTTTTGCTTTCCGCCTTCGTTAGTGAGTCCATAGCCGTCTTTGTCCAAGGCTCCGGTCCACAGCCAGCATCCGCTATTCGGTTCGGGGATTGAATAATGCAGTAGGCGCTCCTTCAGCGTTGCGCCTCTCAACTGTGCTTTACTAGTTTTAGCCATCTGCATCTCCTAGAAAGTTGCTCTTGGTCAGGCTCGCCGAGCACTGATAATGCTCTCGCGGGCCGTTTCTATTTTACCACGATTTTTCAGTAAAACCAGCCGTAGACCCAAGAAAAAGCACCGCTTACCGAGCGTCGCCAAGGCCACGCATCGCTAAGTGCTGCCAATTTTGGCTACCGCACAACAAGGAGAAGTATGACCGCAACTGAGATGCCGAGCGCAGGCGAAGCGCAACTTGAAACAGACGTGTTCTCCGAGCTTGGCTCGACGCTAGGAGACGCCTACACAGAAGCTACAAACGAAGCAGCAACCGCCGAAGCTGGCGCAGAGGAAGTACCGGGCGGAGAAGCGCCGACAACGCCTCCCGCGCCGGGAGAAGCCGCGCCGCAGACTCCTGGCGGAGAAGGGCCGACCGCCGACGCTCCGTATCAGCTTTCTGAGGATGGGAACAGCTACATCGTCCCAAAAGCGGAAATTGCGACCTTCAACGGGATGAAGGAGTATGCGACGCAGGTTCAGAACTACTTTCCGACCGCGCAGGACGCTAAATTCGCGGCGGATGAGCAATCGGACTGGCGTTTGCTGCGCTCTGACTTCGTTGCTGGCGGCGATCAGCAGATTGATCAGATTCTCGGCTTCTTCGCGGGTAACAACGCCCAAGATTTGAACGAGAAGTTCCAATATCAGAACTCGTTCGCGCGCATGGCCGAAAAGCTTCCGCAGGCGCTCAAGGCGATGAGCGATCCGAACCGGCCAACCTTCGGTAAAGACGTTTACAGCAAGATAGAGTCGAGCATCCTGAACGACCGCATCGAGGAAGCCTATCAGAAAGCAATCAACGAGGGCGACCTGAACAACCCGGACGACGAACTGCTGAAAGTCGCGCAATATCTCGATTGGAGCGTCAACGGAAAGTTTCGGACGAACGATCAGACCCTCCAGCAGCAGTATCGGGTTCAGGGGCTCAAGCCGGTCGATAAGCGCGAGCAGGAAGCGCAGCAGCTTTCGCAGCGCGAACAGCAGATCCAGAAGCAGGCAAAGGATTTGCAGGATCGCGACTTCGAAGGATGGAACAAGCAGGTTCTCGATGGCCAAAAGTGGGCGCAGTTTGACGCCGAAATCGACAAGATTCTGGCTCCGGTGAAAGACAAATACGATCCAGAGATTTTCTCGGCGGTTCGTCGGCAGACTCGCGACAAGGTAATCGATGCCATCAAGCAAGATGCGCTATTCGCCCGGAACCATTCGAGCGACCGCGCGATGATCGAATCGCAATTCCGAAATGCCTGGGATCGACGTGAAAACCCCGTAGCCCTTCAGCCTCGCGCCCAGACATACATCAACGATTTTTTGGCCCGCGTAAAGAAGTACACCCCTTCCATCGCGGCCCCGTTACTCAAAAATGCCACCGCAGCAGCCGTGGCAAAGCCCAGAGCCGCTCAGCCTACGCCGAAGCCTAGGACCGCCGCTCCTCCGAACGGGCAACAGCCACCGGACAAGCCGGGACATTACAACATTTTCGAAGATCCCGAGTTCAAGCAGTACACCACGGTAAAGTAATCTCAATTTCTCAAAGGAGCCAACAATGGCTATCGGACAGTACAGTTCTCAGGTAGTTGCGACCATGCTTGAAAAAGTGCGGCCAAAACTTTCCTATTTTCTCACCCGCAGCGAATCCAAATTCGCCCAACTCTTCAAGAAGCGCGCGGAAAAGCACCGCATCTCGAACTGGAACGCAGGTTCCGGCGCGGTGCAAGGCTGGCGCATCCCCGTATTGCTCTCGGTCGGCGGCGACTACCAAGCATTCAACTTGGACGGCGGCGATCTCGGGACCGGTTCTCTGATGAACTCGGCCTACATGACGCTCGGGTACTTCGCGAATAACATCGCGTTCAACGTTCCCTCGCTGGCCATGATGGGCACCGAGTCCAAAGAGCAGGCCATCACCAACGCATTGCAGTTTTCCATCGGCAATGCGATCAAGGAAATGGCGCTGTACAACGAAATCGGCCTCTTCCAAGACGGCACCGGCATTCTGGCGCAGGCCACTTCCATCGTCTCCGGCAACGGCAACGCTGGCACCGATGTTGTCTATCAGTTGGAAACCGCAGCCTTCACCTACATCCGCTTGCGCGGCAAGAGCGCCCTCGTGGACGTGACGAACGGCTCCAACGTGATCCTGGCCGCTGGCGCGCGCATCAAGAGCATCAACTTCGCCGCGAACCAAGTCACCATCACGGTAGGAGCGGCCAACTACACGCCGACTTCCACTGATCAGCTTGTTTTCCCGAATATGGCCGCTGTCTCTGCGACCATCGCCTCGGGCTCATGGCGCTACGGAATCTACACCTTCAACACGACCAATACCACCGGCTCGCTGCTCGGCCTCGCCTATTCGTCCGCCTACGAATTGGCCTGCCCGACCGTCAATGCCGCTGGCGGGTTCTTCACGCCGTCCCTGCTTCTGTCCGGCAAATCGCAACTGATTCAGCGCCGTGACGATGAAGCCTACGCCGCAACCATCGGTGTCTGCCACATGGCGCAGCGCGCTTCCTGGTATCTGGAAGGGGTCACCATCTCCAACTGGTTCCGTGGAGCCTCCGACAAGATGATCGACATCGTTCCGAAGGGCACCAACTACGGCGACACCTTCACCGCTGGCGACGTTGAGCACTACGTCTCCCGCTACGCCAACAAGTCCCGCGTCGATTGGTTCAATCCGACCAACTTCGGCGTGGTCAACTTGCAGGACATCACGTTCATGGAAACCCCCGAAGGACAGCGCATCTTCATCGGCCACTCGGCGACCACGGGCAATCCCCAAGCGGGCTTCCAATTTTACGTCGTGAATACTAACAACGTCTACTCCGTTGACCCCGGCTGTAGCGTGGTATTTTACGCGCTGGCCATCCCTTCCGGCCAATGAGTTGATTTAAAAGGACTTGGGCGGATTTTCAATCCGCCCTTTTCCCGAAGGAATTTTTCCCTTGAGCCGTCAGCCTGACAGTGTTCATGCACAACCTAACGCCGTATTTTTCAAAGATAAAATCGGCGATTTTCTGATAGCTGAGTTCGCCAATCGCAGCCAATCTAAGAATGTCCTCCGCGATGGCTGGCGTCTGCTTAGACATGCCGTGCTCGACGCCACGTTTTAGTCGCTCAGGATAGAGTCGGCTTCCGTTGCGGTCGCCATAAGGCAAGCGTTGCCTGTCAATTTTATCTTGTTCGTTCTCGATGTGATCCCCGAGAACAAGATGATGAGGATTTACGCAAGGCGGATTGTCACATATATGGCGCACGAGATGCGGGTACGGATCGGCGTCATGGTGAATCGCGTAAGCAACCCTATTCGCCCTGGACGAGCTAGCTTTTCCACCAGAGCAAAATTCAAAGACTCCATACCCGCGTGGTGTTTTGGCGGCAGTCCATTCCCAGCATTGTTCGACCGGGCCTTTGATATATTTAGCTTCGAAGCGTTCGCGATCCGAGGCGTAAATTGGCGGAAGCGGAATGCATGAACTACCTTTTGGCGTTCTCCGCCGCTTTGCTGTAGTTGCTGGTACTGGCTCCTGCTTGCTCGGGCGTCTTCCTCTTGAGATGGCATCGAGGGCATTCTGCGTATTGTCCCCAAGAGACATGTGGTGAGGGTTGCAGCAAGCCGGTGTGTCGCAATCATGAAGAACCGTGGCCGGATAGGGATCGCCGCCGTAAAACAAGAAAAAGGCGTATCGGTGGGCCTTGACCATTCGACCACATGGATGTCCCCACGCCCCATATCCTACGGCCTTTGCGCCAGTCCACAGCCAGCACTGGTTTTCGTCTCGAATATCGACGTAGCTCCAGAAACGGCGGGCATTTTCGTCGGTGGCTAGTGGCAGTCGTTTGCATAGTAATACCGGCATTAGTTAACTGGCTCCAGTAGCGTTTTCACCCACGCGAACACTTCTTCGGTGGGGACCTTCGGGACTCTCTCCGAAGGAATGTTTTTGACGTGCGAATATAGTACAAGCAGCGCGTAAAACAAGCCTTCTCTTATCTCGCCTTCCGGCATGTTGCGGTGGAACGTCATGATGTCGGCTACCGACGCGACCACAAAGCTCATATCGGTAATGGGTGGGATGTTGCCGTGACTCTGAACGAGCGAAAGACGACGGCGAACCCGCAATTTGGCCTTGTCCGTGTAACTGCGGAAAATGGTTGTGCGGAATCCGCGTTTAGGAATCTGGTTTCCGGGGAACTTGGATATCGCTTCAGACACGGTGAGCATCGCGGTGTCCCAAGTGAACCATGCTACCGCCATGTCGCGGTCGGTTATGTCAAGATAGGGCTTAGGCATTGTCGATCCCTCCTCGGATCGTTTTGCTAGGGCCATCGCATCGTTTTCACCGATACGGTGGCTCGACTTTTATCTTACTATTTTATGGACAGTAATGTCAATGGAGAAATCATGAACCCCTGCCCAGTCTGTAAGAAGCCCGCGAGCGGCATGTACTGCCAAGCCTGCGGATGCAAGTTAATGCCGGAGCCTGAGAAGGTCGGCCCACCGATGTTCACCGAAGCCGAGGCGCACGCGCAAGTAGCGGCGGCGGTCAGCGGGGCGACGATGGATCTCAGTGGGACGTACTATCGCGACTTGCTGGCCGAAAATGATCGCTTGAAAAAGACGATCAACGCGAATGCGGCAGAGGCGACGCATGAGTACCTGAAGCTGGCGGCGGCGCACGATGCGTTGAAGGCTGAGATGACGAATATCACGCTGAAGCATGAGGCAATTGCGGCGGACGCAGCGGAGAAGTCGTCAGAGGCGTATCTGGAGGTCGTCGCCGAGCGGGATAAGCTGCTGGCGGAGAATGCCGAATTGAAAGCCGAAATCGCGAAGGCGATGGGGGAACTTGCCCATGACGCAACGGCGACGCTTTCTGCGCCCGTGGCGCAGCCCGTGGGCGCGCAGCGGGTGACTGAGCCGATACACCCAGATATCGCCGCGATCATCATGCCGAAGCCGGGAGTATAAATGTCTACCGCGAAAGACGTAGCGAAATTTAACGAACTTCTTGGGCGAGAACTGGGACGCAACCCTCAATCGGAGCCTATCTTTCAGTGGGCTTGGTCCGAAGACCTATTTTGGCCTCAATTCCGCACCGGGCGCATGGTCACAAAGCGCGTCCCGGCGAAGTTGCTGGACTCGGGCGAAACCGAGTGGATCGAAATGGTGGTTCCCGAATACGCTCGGGTCAAGCTGTCCGATAAGCTGAAGAACCAGTGGGTCGTGACGAAGTGGTTCCCTCCAGAGGAGCTACCGATGTGGCAGCATAATTTCCCGATGGCGGATTATCCGGCCAACGGCTACCGCATCCACACGAACGCCTCGCTCGATCCGTTCCAAGTTCCGACGCTGGCGGACACGGAGCATTTCATCCACTGCATCCGCGAACAGCGCTCGATGTCGCTGGAGAATCGCATCATCGATATGCAGCGCGAAGCGGATTACATCGAGAAGGAAAAGGATCGCGTTATTCGAGACGAAGTGCGCGACCTAATGCCAGCTTTCGCGAATTATCAACCTGGAAAGCGCGGCGGATACGTCTCGCTTCCCGCAACCAAGAGGGAGTTGGCGCATGGAAAGCTCAAAGCAAGTCGGTGAGGAAGAGGCAAGGGCGGCTCACGCGGCGAAGGTAGCTGCGGCAGTTGGGAGCGGCTACTGTCCGAAATGCGGGGCGTCCAATGGCGTCCTCGAAGGCAAATTTCGCTTGTGCGGGAATTGCGGCAACAAATACGAAATCAAGGAGTCAGTCTAATGGGAAAGTATCAAGCTGAAGAGGTTCGAATCGCCAGCATTTATTACGGCAAGGTCGAACCGGTCAAGATGTATCATGGGCCGTCGATCAACCCGAAGCACGGGCGATGCACGCTCTACGAATTGGAGCCAGTGCCGCGCAACGGAAAGCCGTTCATCCTGACGGTGAGCGACGCCTTTGAAAGTGTCCCCAACCCGATCAAATCGGAAGGGAACAAATTGGCCTACGATCAGGCTCCGGTGGATGTGAACCAGATCGTTGACAACCTGATTTCCCACTGGGCGGGGAACATGATTGGAGTGCCAGCCGGAGCCGCGCCTGGAATCATGCGCATCATCGGTACCGTCCCGCAGGAAAAAGAAAAGCAGCAGATGCTGCAAGTGCAGACGGCCTTCGCGGAACACATGTTCAATGAAGGCGAAAAGCTAGCGCGCGCGTCGGCATTCCATCACATCACGGACACCATGCGCGAGTCGGCAGTTTGGCTGAACTACTCGCGCAACTGGATCAATGTCAAGGTCAGCGCGAACATGGTCGATTGCCAGTGGTGCAAACAGCCGGTCCCCGAAGACGCTTTTGTCTGCCATCTGTGCAGCAATCGCTTGATCGACGGACAGGGCAACCGCGTAAATCCAGCGGCGGTGCTCGCGGCGGCGCAACAGCCGCACAAGCCTCAGCCGGTCGCTGGCTAAAAGGACGATCTAAGCAATGGCTGTAAACACCCTACAACAAGTGTTCGACGCT